CGAGAAGGCGTATTCGGAACCTGAAAAGTACGAACCTTGGGGTCATTCTATCGGGGAACTGTACTTGGAAGGGTACGAGGAAGTATCTCCAGGAGTCTTTGAAATTTATGTAGGAAGTTAGTCCATTTTTCGGACATAGAAAAGCCCCGCTCATCCGTAACCATCGGAGGCGGGGCTTTGTTTGTGTCAATCGGAGTACAAATCGTAGGCTTCGACCACCTTTTTAACGACCGGGTGTCTGACCACATCCTTGTCCGTAAAATGGACAACCGCTACCTCTGGAACGTGTCGCAGTATGTTCAACGCTTCAATTAGCCCTGACTTCTGCGGGTTAGGCAAGTCGATCTGGGTAATATCCCCGTTGATAACCATTTTCGACCCTGGACCCAACCGAGTCAGGACCATCTTTAGCTGAGCCGAAGTGCAGTTCTGCGCCTCGTCAATAATCACGAATGAGTTTTCCAAAGTCCGGCCTCTGAGAAATCCGAGCGCCGCAATCTCGATAGTCTTGGACTCAATCATATCCTTGACCTTCTCGGGCGGAAGCATCTTACCGAGGGCGTCGTACAACGCCATCATGTAAGGGTCTACCTTCTCCTGAAGACTGCCGGGAAGGAAACCTAACTTCTCCCCCGCTTCAACTGCGGGGCGGACAAGGATTATCTTGCTTATTTCCCGGTCGCGGAGGGCTTCTACAGCGGAGAAGACGGCTAGGAACGACTTCCCGGTACCGGCGACTCCGATTCCGAAAGTCATATCGTGGTCGCGGATAGCTTCCAGATACGCCTTCTGGTTTTCGTTGCGAGGGGAAAGTTTGAAGCGGATTGGTTTAGTGGGGGCTTCCGCTGGATCGGCGGGTACGTTGCGCTTTAGTCTCTTGGACAAGTGGGCTCCGTTTGTTAAAGTTTGGTTAATGAGGGTTGTTTTGGGCGACGGTATCACTCTATACAGTATAGGAACCTTGAAATAATCCAACAGGATACTTGAAGGAGTGAAATGCTAGAAATTTACATGATAACTAATCTAGTTACTCGGAAGATTTACGTAGGAAAATCTATACCCGGAAGAGAGAAGAGATTCCGACGACATATTAATGACGCAAAAAATGGATCGAATCTTCCTCTTCACCGTTCTATGAGAAAACACGGCTTTGATAAATTCACCGTCTGTCTTTTAGATACCGCAAAAACCAAAGAAGAACTCAATGAACTTGAGGTGTTCTGGATCAAGAAATTGCGGGCGAGAGACCCCGAAGTGGGGTACAACCTAACTGACGGGGGAGAAGGATGCGCCGGGGTAGTTCAGAGTGAAGAAACAAGAGCAAAGAGAAGTGAATCCCTGAAAGGGATGCACACCGGAAAATTTGTAGGGGAAAAGAGTTATCGTTTTCGCCACGATCTGTCTACTGAGCAGATGGTAGAAATGTATCAAAATGGGAAATCTAGCGGAGATATAGCTCGGGAATTAGGTGCTAGTAAAGAAACAATAAACAGTAGGCTGAAGTCGGCTGGTGTTGTTTTTCGCTCAAATAGTGATGCTCAGAAATTAAAATATTCTTCAGGCCACCATGCTGCGTCCTACCGAGAAGATGTGTCAACTGATGATATGGTTTCCATGTTTTCTCAAGGTTTAACCCACCGAGAAATAGCCGATAAACTGGGGGTATCTAAGGCGTGCGTTAAGTCTAGGCTGGTTAAATTAGGGATACGCCGAACGCCACATAGATGCAATTTGGACAAGGGGAAGGTATCAGAAATGTACCAAGAAGGCTATACTGCTTACGAGATAGCGGATTTGTTCAACGTATCTCCTGGGGTTATATACAGATCCCTAGAAGAATCTGGGGTTCCAATTCGTCCGAAATCCAGCCAGCCGAAGAAGGCTCTCCGTACTGAGAAAGTGTGCTATGTGTGCAAAGTTCTTCTTCCTTTGACTTCCTACAATAAAGACAGAACCACCGTAGACGGACATATGGCAATTTGCAGGGAATGTTCAAGGGTCCTACGAAAGAAGAAATCGGAGGAGATTAAAGAATCTCGAATCTTTCCTCCTCCTTCTTTGGTATCGTATTTCACTGAGGAATCATGTTCAGAAAACGCTGAAACACAGGATCTTGCTGACGTTCTTGGGGAGTCAAGTCCTTCGACGCCTTACGAAGATATTTCTTCTGGTTCTGGACCAGAAGTGGTTGCAGAGCCTTCCGTTCTGTGATATTTGCTTGATCCCAAACGTTCAAAAACTCTGCCGCCGGAAGTCGCGAGGATCGGGAGTACAGCCTCGCGATGTCCGTGGGCATATTTTGAGTTGCTTTAAAGTTGTTCTGAATTTTGCGAAGTTCACCTTCATTTAGCTGATTGGTGCTGTATGTTAGTTTCATCAACTCAGAGAACGGCAGGTCACCAGAGCGAACTTGGTCCTCAAGATGCTGAATGTATCGGTGTCTAGCTTGTTGTGGCATAGAAACGGGGCCGTCCTCGTTATGGTTCGCGGCAAGTTCCACGGCCATCTTCTGGGCAGGTGTTTGGTATTGTCTAGCTGTCCCGCCGACCCCCTTCCAAACTTGCCCGAGATTGCTAACCTCTGGCCCCGTATCGGTCATGGCTTGGCCTAGCGATTGTACTGGGATTGGTGCCAGTTGACTCAAAGCGTTAACCCAAAGATCATTAGGCTGCATCTTCCTGCCCATCTTGTCCCGCCCTGTAATTAACTGAGTAGCCAATCCTACTCCGGGTGACAAGCGGCCTTTGATGAAATCTGAGGGCGAACTCATCATATGAAGAATGTCAGTTGGCAGTACGCGAATACTCCACAATGTCTCCTTACCATCCTTCGACTTGGTAGCCAGAGAGAATGGGGCTTCGGGGTGCATGTTTCCAGTGGTCAGTTGGTTAAGAACACGAGCCATCAAGTACACACCAGCGGCCATACCGATTACCTGCTTACGACCAATTGCTCCTTCGTCTCGGTTGAATAAACGAGCACCTGAACGCATTTCGGATTCGAGCCAGTCCGGGGCGAGAAGAAGCGCGCGCGCGAAATCGGACGTGGTGGCATTTCGGCCCATTGCCCTATAATTCACGCCACCAAAAGAATCATTGGCGTGCTGCGCCGCCGCCCTAGCTACTTTTTCAGTAGACCATTCAGGGTACTTTGCGCGGTAATCGTCGAATAGTTTTTCGGCGGCAGTCATTTTCCAAGCGGGCATTGCCCTCTTAAATATGAAATCAGTTTGGGCCTGCATCGTATCAGCTAGAATAGGACCGATTCCGGGGATTTTACGGAGTAGATTATGCTCTCCCGAAGCTAGACCTTCGGTAAATTCCTGCTGACCCTTATAATCAATTCCGGTAGTCAGATTGTTTCTGACCATTGCCTTGATCTTAGTTTCTGAATTAGGATCGAGCGGGTCTATCTTTGCTCCGTTTTCAATATCGGGAGTGTGCAGTGAGAACGGATTTACTCCCGTCATGATGGATCTTAACCCGAGCTGCACCAAATGGAAGGGAGACAAACTAAGCAAAGTTTCCTTCGCCGCTTTTCCGGCCTTCAGAACCGCCCGTCCTACCGAACTCTTAGACAACGCCCCCTGTTCCAGTCCAAGCCGGTTCTTCAGATACTCAGCGTACTCCGGACTAGCCAAGATGTCCGAATTGACCAGAACTTGCGTCCCGTCTGGGGAGTTGGTTACGAAGTTCCACCCACGCATCGCTGTGTGGTCCAGAGCGATATACCCTTGCGGATTCCAGGCATACTTCTTCGGAATCGCTTCGTTGAAATCTTTCAGGCCGGAGTAGTCTCCGGTTCTCTGCATTTCTTTCAACTGGGCAATTTGCTGGCGGAGGATGTTGTTTCCTTCGGAGTCGTATTTTGCTTCCTTCCGCATCGCTTCGTTTTCCATACGTTCGATAGCGGCCTTGATGTTGTCTGGATGGACTTTCGGAGTCATGTCCTTGATAGTTCCGTCGTCCAGGAATCTTTGCAGGTCTCCCGAAGCGTCCATTTTCTGGACTTCCGCATCCGCAATATTGATCTTCCGAACCCGAGAAGCGTCTACGAAAATCTTCGGGTCTTCCCCGTTTGGTCCGGACACAACGTTGCCTTCCCCCGACAAATATGCAATCGGGCGACCATACGAGTCTTTCAACCCGCTGGACATGAGGTTGGATATGAACTTCCGATTTGCTGCGGCTTTGATGATGTCTACGCGGTCCCCCGCCGTAGCTGCTGCGGGGTCAAATTTCATATCCTTGGGTGACTGTAAAAGAGCAGTCATCAACGTATCATACGTGCGGTTTCGGGCGGAAGTTACGTTGGTGGCAAATTTACCAGCCTTGGCGTTAGCTACGACTACTCTTCCTTCTGGATTATCTTCAAAGAACCTGTGTAGGTGGTTTTCTACATACTCTTTGATGAGTGCGTTTTGATGCGCAAGTTCCCAGTTGCGGTCTTCTTCTGGCCGCATGTAGTCATAAGCGGATTTTACGTTATCAGGAATATCGCCTTGGGCTATTCTCTTCAAAGAGTCTAGTACAAGGTTTTTATACTCGGCAGAACGTCCTGAGAATTTGTTGTTTTCAATGAGTTGTTTGAGGTTAGCAGGCATTCCATTTTCTGGACGAGTTGCCCTTCCGACATCCCCTCGGGATGTTTCCACCCCCTCCTTTACTCCTGTATCTGATGCCTCAGCACCCAATATTCGGCCACCTGCTCCTTGCCCAGTACCTTCAATTCTCTCCTCCCTTCCATCTGCCTCCGACAGAACATTGTAGTATGAAGCGGCTTTGTTCTGGTCGTTCCCTAACTCGTGCATAAAAGTCAACAGAGCTTTATCCGACCGTTTCTGCGCTTTTACTTCTTCTGAATCTCCCAGAATTCCCGGCTTATCATGGCCTAAACGCTTGTTGACTTCTTGTGCGACATTTATCCCTTGTGATTCGGCTACAGCATGTTCTGCCTCTCGAACTCCATTCAGATTATTCACCTTCAGAGTTTCGTCGCTTGGCTTGAGTTTCGTCCCGAGTACGGGCTCGGCCAGCTCCCCCCAAGAATGAAGGGCATGAGAAGCACCTGCAACTCCGAGTACAGAGTTTGCTGCCCATTCCGTTCCGTATTCCGCCGCCTTATCGTAGTCTCCTTCTTTCAGTGCATCAAAGAATCGGGGGGACATAGCCGCCGCGCCTTCTAATTGCTGGAGGGTAAATCCAGTGTTCAAGAGCGTGTTGGCGGTCTTCGCCATCTTGACCGTAGTTCCGAGAGACATTTCCGGGGCGATATTGTGGATAACATGAAACGCCCCGCGCTCCAAAGCGTTTCCGCCGAGCAGGTCTTCTACGCCGAGTCCGTGTTGGTCGAGGACATCTTGTCCGCGCCTCCAAAGATCAGGGTCAACTCCGGCTTCTCGGACAGCATCTTCTACGGGAGTGAAACCTTCCTGGGCCTTCTTGATCGCATCGCCAGTTTGGGCTAGGTCTTTTAGTTCGGCTCGGGTGAACCCACCCTTCTCAGCGGCGATTGCGTCTCTGGCTTCTGGAGACAGTTCTCCCGCCTTTAGAGCCTCCCGCTCCGCTTTGTTCAGCCCCACATCCATAAGGCTTCTTTGGAATTCTTCTTCGCCCAGTTCCGCGTCGCGGCTAACTGCACCAAATACGTTCCTCGCCCTCTGGAGGAGTCCGAGGTCGTGCCCTCCAGCTTTAAGGGCTTCATCAATTACTGGTTTTACGTCGGGCAGACTTCGGGCGGTATCCCGAGCTATCTTAGCACCCTTGGCAATCTGCGCGATTTCGTCTGCGTTAAATGCAGCTTCGCCTCCCTCGGTTATAGCTTCTTTGAGGGCGGTTTCTCCGGCTGAAGCTAGCGGGGCACCTGTACCGAAAGTAGCGGCGGTAAGAGCTAACGACAAGGGACTCGTGAGAGACGAAGCTATATGTTCCACGCCCCTTTCGAATCCTGAAGCCCCTTCTCTTTCTTCTGGGAGACCGAATAAACTCTCGGTCAACGGAGTCTGCATCCAGTCAAAAGCTCTAGAGTACCAAGCAGCATTAGGATCTTGATATAGATGCTTAATAGGTGCTGGAGTTTCGGAGGGCTGTCTAGAAGTAATACTAGAGGGGCCACCGAAAATATCGCTGAGGTCCGGTCCTGAAGTTTGTTTCGGGGCGGTCGTGGCTGGGCTTCCGAAGATGTCACTCAAATCTGGAGTTTGCGGCATTATTGTACTCTCGTTTCTCCTCTTTTATTTCTAAGTATAACTCCTTCTTTTAACAGGCGAAGTCTAACCGCCGATGAAGTTATCTCAAACATCTTCGCTACTTGGACTAAAGAGTTGCCTTGCTCATACAATTCCACAAGTTTTTTACTATCAACATCGATAAACTCTTCTTTGCCTTCTTTGATTAGTTTTTTCCTGTGGGCGTCTCTGGTATTTGGTCGGGGAGAAATTCCTAATTCCCTTAGCCTACCCCTTACCAAAGTTTTTTCAACTCCGAAAATACTAGCTATTTGTCGAGTAGACTTTCCAGATTCGTACAATCTAACAATTTCCTCTGAAGAAACTTCGTGATTGTAATTAGACGAATTAGGCCCCTCTCTTTTTACAATAACTTTGTCTTCTTTGGTTTTTCTAATTTTACCGTTACCTCCTCTGCGCACAACTCCGGCCTCTTTTAGACGAGATAAAACGCAACTTCTACTTATCCCAAGTTCTTCTGAGATGGTGTTGCTTCCCTTATTTTCCAGATATAGCTTGATTATTTCTTCTGTGCTAACATCCCGTCTTCGATTTGAAGACTCTTTCATTTTCTCTATGGTTTCAAGGGATCGTTTCAGTCCGCTAAACGTATCTCCCCCGTCTCCGCCTTCTGTCATATTGTACCCATAGTCTGGATTATTGGAATCCATGAGAAAGATCCATACTTTTTCCAAATCGTTAAGCTCTTTCTTACTTGTCGCCGTATCGACAATTTCTATAAGAAAGGCGGATAAACCATATTTTCGCATAGCTGAGTATAGACGATTGACACGACCATTTTCACAATTGCTTATATGCTTCATCCACCTTACGAAAGGATTTTTCTCAGTCTTACCTATGTAAGACTTACCATTGACGAGATTTTTGATTTGATATATGTAGAACATTTGAACTCATTATATCACATAACTAGGTGTTTGTCAATGCTAATAGAAAGCCGGAATAGACGCCATCCCTTCCTCTGCTTTCTGCTGTTCTGTTTTTGTCGGTACAGTTTCCGTCGCCACCACTTTTAGATAAGGGGCGTCCTGAGGGTGATCTTTTTTCCATTGCTCCAAAGACGATCTAGTAGTTTGCACGGTGGAGCCGTCCCCCCTCTGAACAGTCACCTTATCGGAGGGATATTGGGGAGTTGGCTCTGGGATGTTGAGACCTTTTCGAATAGCACTCTTTTGTTCGGGGGTAATGGGATAGGCCGACAGAGTAGTTTCTACTTGATCCGCAGGCAGTCCTTTTAGCCTAGAAATGGCAGTGCTTACTGCTGGATCATCTGACCCACTGGAAGACCCAAACCTATGGAACACGCTATGCGATTCCGCGTCGTCGAGTTTCTTCCGAGCATCTGTCCAAGTGCTTACTGCTTGCTTATACTCAGGTGAATTTTTATCTGCGTCTTTTATAATCGCCACCAAGTCTCTATCATTCAGAACCGCACGGGCATCTGCGATGTCTTTTTCAACTTTGGGTTGAACAGCAACTATCTCTGCCGGAGTTAAGCCAGCTTTCTCCCAATCTCCACCAGCTTTAGCTAATTTTGCTTGAGCGGAGTTAGCGGATTTTATTTGGTCCGCTTCGAGTCGGCGAAGCGCCGATTCATCACCAGAGGCACGTGCCGCCGCGTTGGCTTGGTTTATGCGAGCGTCTAGCTCTTTGAGTTCTTTTTGGTTCTTGGCCAGAGCATCAGTTTTAACTTGTCTATTGTATTTATCGGTTTCAGCATTCTGAACCTTAGTCATTAACCCGACAAACTGGTCGTAAGGAAGAGATTTTTGTCCAGTTTTCGTATCAGTTTTTAGAGTCTTATCGAGAGCGCCCTCTGGGTAAGAGTCAAGAACTCCTGAATCCTTCATTCGCTTCATGAGGTCAGGAGTAATAATCATGTCTTTTGTCTTGCTGTATTTGTTCCACACAGTCTGGTAATCAATGCCGTCTGTCCCGTCCGGATTTTTTACAGCGTATGGAATCACATCGACAGGTTCCCAATCCACGGTGGAATCACCGGGATGTTCCTGTAGCCATTTTGTGTGTTCTGTTTCTGGTACGTTTTGGGCAGTAGGATCGTTGCCTAGCGCTTTGTATCCTTCTACTATAGGGGAAGCGTCTTTAACCATCTGACGGTGGTCCGTATAGCTCTTCCCGTGAAGTTCGTTTAGGTACTTTAGTTTCTCGATATTCCACATACCGATTTGCGCATCGGTTTTTAGCTTTTCTTGTTTAGCGGTATCTTCCTCCCGCTGTTCTCTCTTCGCGGACAACTGATTCTGCCACTGCTGTTGGGCCTGCTTTGCTTGGAGTGCTTTTTGTTGCGCCAAGTCTTGTCTTTCCGCACCGAATCCTTTAGAAAATGCTTCTGCTCCACTTTTTGAGTCTGTACTAGCAGCCGCGCCCATCATCGCTCCTGCCAAAATACTACGGAACAATTGTCCCGGCTTATTCGGAACAGACCGAGGTACGGGAGGGCTATTCGGATTGGTAGGGTCAGACGGCACGTATTCAGTATGGTTTCCCATCAGAACGTCGTGAATATTTCCAATTACTCGGTGCCACCCTGTTGGACCTTGTACGGTAGGAGGAGTAGTACGAGGAAAAGAAGGAGTGGATTGAGGTAAGTTAATCGGGGTTTCCAAGTCCGCAGGAGGAGCCGCGTTTTGCGCAGCAGTTTGCGCGGCAAACTGAGTAGGAGTCGGAAGTTGAGAGACAGCGTTTGCGGCGGCGGGATTTGGTAAAGTAGGACTGGCCATTATTTAGACTCCTGATAAAAATATGTTAAGGGGGTTTCAACACTAATGTCACCAGTATGCAGTGCCTTCTTCAGAAACATCACTACTTTTTCTTGGTCTGACCGCTTTCCGACACCGTATACACGGAGAAGGTTTTCCAACTTGTCTTCTTTCTTCAAACCGGCGCGGGATTCCCCCTTGACTTTTAGTGTCAGGTCATACAGGCAAGAATGTAGACCACTGATCTCCGTTTTGAAAACGCGATGGCCTTCTGAGTCAATCTCATTCTTTCCGGGCAGGGAGAAGCTCTGTATTAAAAGTGGATTGCGGATTTGGTATGCTACAGATGAAGGGTCAGACCATCCGCGAAGATTTGCGATTGCGTCAAGTAATGATTCTAGTTTATCAACAGACATTCTACCCGCCTATAGCGCCCAAAGCAAAGTTTCCTAGTTGTTCGAGACCAGTAGAGCCGCCAGTTGTATCTAGGTTTCCTAGCCCAGCGCCCATAATGCCCCCACCACTGCCTAGCAACATCTTGCCGAAAGAAGGAGCAGCAGCGTCTAATTCTTGGATTTTGGATGCTTGGTTGAAAGCCTGGGCTCCCGCAGTATTAGCTGCATTTGCGTAGGATGAAGGATTATACAACCCGGCTAAACTGCCCATCTGCCCCATCGCATTCATATAATTCTGTCGGCCTTGCGCGTACCCTTGCTCCGTAATCCCGAGTTGCTGTCCCGATTCTTGCTGCGCTGCGGCTTGAGCCAAACGAGCTTGATTAGCCGCCTGAACTCCTGAACCTATGAATTGGTTTCCCCCGCCTTGCGCCGCTTGAGCCTCTTGACTAGCAGTCTTGGCGGCTTGGTACGCTCCAGAAGTTCCAGCAGTCGCTTGAGTCCTCATCGCGGCGTCTTCGGCGTTTGTGAATCCATACTGTCCGATACCTTGGTTGATGATCGGTTGAAGAGAAGATTTTAATCCGCTGATGATATTATTCATCCCAGAGAAACTCTGCTCGTAGTCGTTCATCAGAGTGGATGTGAACGCCTGCGATTGGTCCGCTTCTGTCCTCTGTTGCCCAGACGCGCCTTTACAAGAGGCAACTTCTCCCGTCCAGAAAATGGACGAGCGGCGGAGTAGAATGTACCGATTCTGGCGGTCGCTCCAAACGTATTCTGTTTTTGAGTAGATCATTACTGCCTCTCTAGGTCTTTGATTTTTGCGCGATAAACTTTGTACGGAAGTTCTTCGAAGGCGTGATTCTTGGTGAGGTTATCCGTTCCCGGTTCGGTGGACAAGTAGTAAATCTCCCCGACACCCTTAACGTGAGCCTGTGTAACCGTAGTCTGAAACAGAGTCTCAAGTGCCTTTGCGTTCTGGAATTTGGTGGCCCCCGGACGACTAGCGAAGGAGTCCATCATGAACACTTGCTGTACTGGCTGGTAGGCCAGTGGTCCGTCTTTGTCATACGCGCACAACACAAACGTTGAAGGAGTCCGAGCTACTTCTGGGTCAAACTCATTGCTCGGGTTTTCCATGCTCCAGTCGTAGAAAGCCTTGGCATCTTCCGGTTTAGCAGGTCTTACGTAAACAAGTCCTCTCATAAATCTCCTAGGGCATCCTGGTCAGAACAAGCCGAATGTCGTCAGACAACCGGCCAATCTCCGTTTTCAAATCTTCCCGAAGCCCAGAAATATTCTCATTAACCTTTTCCAACTCCGCCTGAATATGCGGAAGATGGTTAGTCATAATCAACCTCGTATCATCCCTGGTGGACTCTATGCCCTCTCCAAAGCTGACTAACTTTCGTAGCCACGTGTAAAATCGGTACATAAAGGTTGCGACTGCGGACCAGCCGATTAACTGCGCCCAATGCGCAGCCATCCAATCCATAGGGTTATACGTAGGGGTTGATTGCATTAGCCTAATCTCTCTAGAATAATTGATTGTGGGATATAGGAGGCCGTTCCGGTCCCCGATTTTGTGAAAACCAAAGTAGGAGTCGCGGAAGCCGATGCATTGTAAAACACCATGGACCCGAATCCATACCCTCCGACTACACTTGGTATGATTGATAGATTATTTGTTTGCGCGCCGTAGGTATCCGTGTAGGACCAGACGACCCCGATTTGAGATGATCCCGACGCGGCGGTGCATACGAAATACGTCGAGATTCTATAGCATCCGACCGGAAGCGCGGGGCTTGTGTAAGTATATGTGCCGGATGTCGGGGTAGTGCTAAGTACCGAACTAATCAGAGTAGGTACGGCAGAGGTGTTGGAAATTGTTATGTTTTGGCCAGCCGGAGTGATTGTGATATTCGTCCCGCCGACCAGATTAACTACTCCAGATTCTCCGTTCAAGTAGTTGACCACCTGCCCGTTATTCTGCGGGGTGACCGTGGAAGGAGCGAATACAACTTCCAGAGAGTTTCCGGATGTAGGGGCGGCGGCAAAAACAACCATCCAGGCCCCATTCAGATAGTTCAACGTGTATGCGTAAGACGATCCGACCATCTGGAATAATCCAGCTTTGTACACATCGATATATGGCGTACTCGGGACTCCGTTAATAATCGTAAACGAAGTTGTCGATCCGTCTGCGGCGGGCGTAAGTTGGTACGCCTGTCTTCCGCTGTTTACCGAAGGATCAAACACCGCGATAACCGGAGTAACTGGAGCGGAGGCAAACACCACTGAGTACGCACCGTTAGTGATGTCCAGATTATACTTGGTAGAAGGAGCCTGGAAGACACCGTTCCCGTCGTATATATCCGCGTAGATACCCTGCGGAGTGACAGTCGGAAACGTAAACGTGGTCGGGTTTTGCTGGGCCAGCGTGAACTGCTGGCGGCTGTCTGTAGGGGAAGAGAAAGCTACGAAGACATTCGCCCCCGCAGACGGGGCTGTATTCAGAGACAAGGTGCTGCCGGTCAGTGTGAAAGCAGACGCCTGCTGTAGATACCCATTGATGTAAACATCCGCGTATGATACGTTTAGTCCAGTCGGAGCGTTTACTATCGTGAAGTTTTGAACCGTCCCGTCCGGTGAGGGGGAAACCGTATAGGCATTCCGGATTGAGTTATTGCTTGTGGACAGTCCGAGAGTAACCGTTCCACCCGGTCCGACCTGCCCGCCCCCTGTGATAGGAGAGTTGGTTACTACGTTTACCGGGAGTCCGGGGGTAGCTTGCGGATAAATTTGCGGCATCAATCCCCCAGAGGCAAGTAGAATAATGTGACGGTTATAGGAACAGTCGTGGCATTCAGATTAGTTACGGTTATGTAAATCGTAGAGGAAACTGGATTATCACCGTTATACCCAACCGCGACTGGGGAGCATATCCAAGGAGACTCGGTACTCAGCGCCAAACTAAAATCCCCGATGATTCCGTTTTCTGCCCCAAGAGAGACATATGTACTTGACGGCCTGCCTTGGTCCATAGTCTGAGATGCCGAAGTAGCATACAATTCGACTCTTGCCGGGGAGCTAACTGCGACCTTGTAAAGCAAGAACAACGGAGACATAGCCACTGAGGCCAAGTACGGAACTGATCCGCTAATAGCTGGGGTAACAAACCCGATATTAGTCGGAGTAGTTTGTATTGTCGTCGTGTTTGATGTACTTGCCCCCGAGGAAACAATTGTTGAGGTAGACCCTCCGCCGGAAACTACCGTTGTCGTTGTCGTACTAGACGAGCCTGTTGTTGCTTCTTGAAACAACGGAAGAGTTGCTATGATACGCGCCTGCGGAGTCAAACCGGAAGCATCATATGTGGACAGCGAATCAGGTGAAATTGAAAATGGCGGAACAGGACAACGTGAGTTCTGCGTGTTGTTTCCGAACAACGGAGCGGGCGGGGCAGTTGTCCGAAAAATGGACGGCTGTGTAGGAACTCTACGCGCCCCCAATTGCTCAAGAGACAAAGAAGTAGCTTGAGTAAGTGTGGGCATTAGAGTTCACCTGTGTCGCCGCCGAATATAGTCATAGCCAAAAGTTCGTTGGCATAATTCTCTGCGGGCCAAGAGAACTTCAACTGAAGGTGTCTGCAAACGGCAGGCTGTTGGGTTTCCGAGAAATAGAAACGGTCGTTGTACAGAGTAGAACTCGCCGGTAGCTGGGTCGGGTCCGGTACGAACGTAGAAATCGTCTCGAATGGTCCGGAGATTTCGTCAATCAAAACGCCCACGGTCGGATGCGAACCTACCGCCATGCTGTCCAGAGTCACGAAGATCAATTCCGCGAGTTGTCCCGGCTGTGCTAGAACAATGTTTCCAATAGTCCCGTATGCAGAGTAAGGAGTACCATTGTCCGTATGGACAGAATAATCCCTCTGCAAGATTGGCCCGGAACTAGCGGGTCCGATAAGAAGTTTATGTACGCCCGGAGTTACTTCGACCGATTGAACTGCTTGGCACCCACCCTGGATCGTAGCAAACGGTGACCAAGTTTCCCCAGATTCAGGAGCTGGAGTGGTCATCAAACGATACCACCCCGTCGCGCCGTCACTTACATAGACAGCTTGATCCTGGGTTCCGGCGACGTGCCAAGTTACGTAGGCAGAAGCGGGGTTGAAGTTCTGGAGTTTGTCACCGATAGCAACCCCCACTTGATTGACTCCAGCGTGTGGATTCAACTGTACGAACTGCCCGTCGGAAGTCAGGAAATAGATCAACGTACCGTTCATGTCCAGAGCATTGTATGACAGCAAACCAAGACCCTCGACATACGGAGTAGCAAAAAATGGACTAGATGCTGTTCCCTTCCCGGCGATAATGTAGATGTCGGACACGGTGAATACCAGCAGTCCGATGCTTGTAGGAACTAGACGCTTCACCAGAGACGGGAAAGTGAAAGAATTAGTCGGGTCCCATCCTTCATTCCCGTTGCCTGACGGTGTGTCTGGACCAGTGCTCCAATAAACTACATTACCAACTGAGGCGAATAAACGGTTCAGGTGGTAAGTGAAATTTATAGCCCCAGACGGAGGCGGAGTGTTTTCGGACGCGAGAGAAGGAGAGATAAGGAAATTCAGGTCAGCATCTGCTGTGGTATCTGTGTATCCACTTTCCAAATACGTCGAGAGCGGGAGAGTATACGGCGTGTTCTGGTTGTACGTAGAAGGAATGAGATAGTAGGTAGCCCCGCCGTCCTTTGTCCGGAAAATGGCTACGTAATCTGCTTGTGAGTCGATCACAGAAGGAAGACCACCGCCTAAAGACACGCCAGACGCCCCGACGAAACTTCCCGTAGATGTTGTAGTAGGACCCGCCACGGATACGGTATCTGTCAGAGTATTGACCAAAGCAATACAGTAGCTCCAACCGCCCGCAGACGTAGATATATTTCCGGCGGGAGGAACCAACGCTTTACCGTTGTTAATCCAACTTAGGTTTGGATTATCCGCCGTCAGACCATTAAGAGTCTTCGTAAATGTTGGCGCGATTGTAGAAGTCGTGCCGGATTCAAACGGGACTTCCAAATACCCGTTCGCGTCCACGATACCAGCAGATCCGTTTGTGATGTAGTTGGTTTTGGTGTTCCAGGCAAAGTCAGTTACCGGCCCGATATTTGCCCACACCAATTGCCCAGACGTTTCGGTCGTAAGTGCGTAGCTAGGGGCGAAGGTCGAGCTGAACGGTTGCCAAGTCGGGGCGGACGCTCCGCTAACACGGGTCGTGGAAATAGTTCCGGGGACCGGGTTGACGCCGTTGACTGTGAGGGTCAGAACCTGCCCGGAGTGGTACCAATAATCGTAGTCAATTTCCAGTGGGTAAGTTCCAGCAGTCGGGATATTCACTACGAAGTTTTCGCTGAGGGTAGACCCTCCTGCATTGGTGTTTGTCCCGCCTAAAACGGGGTACCCTTGAACCGCCGTAACCGTATTGTTGTTAGGATCATTTTTAGGCCCGCTTACATAGGTAGCCCCTCCCCCCATCCCCCAGAACATTCCGTCTTTGTGGGTGATGTTGATCGTGTAGTTACCAGCTTCGGGGAATACCAGATTTCCGAGGACCACCAAATCGTAAGTGTTTTTGTACGACGGGAATGGCGTAGTGTACCCAGTGGTATTACCCGACGAGTCCAGTGTCGCCCATTGGACAGGGTTTGCCCCCGCAGCCGACGTGTTCGGAGGATCGAACAAGAAACTGTTTCCGGTAGCCGAGGCTAAAGCTGACCCGGTAGACAATGGGTAGGAGTGGTTGAACCTAGTTACATTTCCGGTGCTGGTTCCTGTAAACAGGTACGCAGTCACGTTCCCAGAAATCTGGGTGGCCGCAAACGGTTCGAGTTGGTATACGCTCGGGACTCCGTTGGTCGGGGTAGCGGTAACCAGCGCACCATTCGTGTAGCTGGTGTTTGGTTGCCATGTTGTGACGTTAGGAGTCGATGGATTCCACAACCCAACTTGCTTACAGGTCCAGGTTACGGTTCCGTCCGTGGTGGTAGCGTTTAGCGTGTTGGCCCAGGTAGGATGCCCTCCCGCCCCGTAGTACCCACTCTTTCCGCCAGTAGTTACCTTCTGTAAATTTCCATTGCTGTCGATGATCGAATCGAGCGGGGAGTAGTATGTAGTATCTGCCCACGAACTAGCGTTGGTGTTTACCTTTACGGACATGGATTGCTGGGTAGGTCCGGCTATCCCGAAGTTCTCAAGCGGCGAACCGCGATTTACCCACAGGTTCACGTTGTCCGTAGTTGTTCCGCCAACCGTGACGTTCCAAGTTGGTTGAGTCGCTCCAGAATACGGAGTTCCTCCGTCCACTACATAGCACGTACCGGTGTCAGAAGTTGGTCCATAATCTGGATAGACAAACGGGGCCTGAATCGTATTCCCAGAGACGTTACTGATTGTAATGACTTGGTTCTGCGGGTTGTATTGGTTCAGGAAGGTAGCGCCGGTCAACCCACTGAAATTGATATTCAGGCCGGTAGTAACGTAGTTAGTTACGGATTCCGAAAACTGGACAGTCAGAACATCGCCTGAAATCTGAATCGATGAAACGGGCATCGCGCATTGGATAAGCTGCTGAAGATTACCGTTTGAATCGACGACAAACGTGTTCATTCCCGCGACAGTATACTTGGTGTTTGCCTGCCATCCAACAGGGTTCTGTACCCACTTTTTAAGGTCTACGCCGTTTCCGAAATAAAGGGTGTTGGCAACATATTGCATGTACGTCTGACCCGCGCCAGCAGATTTACTCCAGACAGCGATTTGGTTCGACCCCGTAGCATCATACAGAGTCGAAGCGGTGTCGGCCATCACCTTGATTGTTTCGGTGTTGGTATTAAACAAACGGAAGGAGTAGAAGTAGTCAATCGCAGAGAAGGTATTTGAATTGTAGACAGAACTTCCTGGACGCCGGATGCAAGTCAGCTTCTGGCTAATCTCAATGTTGGACCCGTCGATGAAGCAGTCGTTTCGCGCACCGATGTACCGCTGCTCCATACGGGTAACTGGACCCTCGCGGAGTGGTGATCGGTTCGACCAAAGTCCCGAGGTAAAAATAGAATTGTACACGGGCACATATTTAGTTGGCTTCGAGGATTGGCTCCCCGCCATCTGGAACTGATTCATTCTGTACCTATAGGAGGGCCGTCCAGAAAATGGACTTTAGTTTATAAAGCTATTGTAACACACAGTGTCAAGTCCGTCAATTATGAGTTGACAACTTATGATCTGTCAAGACTTCTTGCTAAGTGCTTTCGCGTCGGCTTTAAGCGCGTCGTCTTTCGTCTTCATAACCTCTTTGTCGGGATGGTTCAGAGGGGAGTACACCGTGTAGAACTTCAGGGCCGAGGTCTTGGACTTGTTAATCACGTTATGCTTCATTCCAGCGGGCACTACAAAGGCATCCCCGTCCCGCCCGATATACACATTATCCCCGTCAAACACGAATATCCCGACGCCCTGCTCAACCCGGAAGAACTGATCGACGGTATGGACCTCTTCGCCGACTTCTTCTCCGGGTTTGAGGGACATCAGAACTAGCTGGGAATGCTTGCCCGTGAAGAGGACTTTTCGGTAGGAGGAATTTTCACGAGTTAGTGTTTCTATGTCACCGTGGAAGTGTTTCATTGGCGTCCATTTTGTGGATAAAGCGTTTAGAATCCTGCACCTGGAGAATAGAACGCAGGCCCGTACGGCATCGCCGCCGTACCAAGCGCCTGGTATGGTGAGTAACTTCCCCCTAATATGCTCTGCTGGGTGAAAAACGCGAACTCCTCTGCCTGCCTATCTGCGCCACGTAAGGACTTCTCTAGTTGTTCCTCCCACTCCGCGTACATCGCATTACCCTCTGCTAAGTCGTTTTCACGAGTAAGGGCCGCTCTGCACCCGGCGCGAAGCAGGTAGTGCATGTAGTCCGGAATTTGTGATATGGGAGTTTGCAGCGTCGGAAGAATCTGAGGTGCGTGCTGCGCCTGAACCACAACATACCAACAGAGTCCGTTCAAAGCAGGTAATGGGGAAACTCTCATGCAGTACGCCTCGGGGTCCGCTACCGACCACACAACCGACCCGTCCTGAACCATAGTTCCCGGAGTCGCATCAGGCGGCGCGGCTGGCTGCGTGCTTCCAGATACGCCATACGGAAAGAATCCCGGAGGCGTGATGGTAGTTCCGGTATACCCAGGTGACTCGATATTCAAACCTAACTGGGTCGAGTCGATGTACAGAATATTTCCGTTGACATCCTTGAACTGCTGGATTGGAGACTTAGGAAGAGTAGCTACTCCGTATCCGCAACCATAAGCCGTATTCGCCTGCCAAATCCCCATAAACGCCTGATAATTAGGAATATACGAAATACTCATCGGGATATTCTGGATGGAGATTTGGGTTAGGTCTCGGACAGTTTGTAACTGCCTGATTGGTTTTGGTGCTCCGTTGGAGTTGGAGGTGGAGTTGTTAATATCCACGATCCAGGCATTTTCCAGCCAGCCAATGTCCGTGACCTGGGTGCAATAGTCCTGTTGCAACGAGACGGTCAGGAACGGAGGGATTTGGAACCTGTTCCACTTCCAGGGAAGAGACTCATCGAGGATGCGTGAGATCGTCTCGTTGAGCAATGTGAGGAACGGCTCAGTTGAGTATCCCGCCGCTCCGCCCAGAAGATTGTAAAACTCTGGCTGGGCTTTGAGCTGATTGGCCATTGCTTGCCCGGTTATAGTGTTCGTCTGTGCGCCATTCAGGGTAGGCAAGGTATTTCTCCTTCATATTTTGAGCCCTTTAACTGGTTATCTTCGTACCACAGAGGCTGTAGGTTTTTATAGTTGCAAGCGACTAGGAATTGTTCTCTATTTGTTAAGTCAAACGCAGCTAGAGGTATTATGTGGTCGATGTTCCATTTACCACAACCACGACCCCAATTTTCCCCGGTCATTCCATCCTTGAACTTTAATTTAAGATGGGATTTCAACTCGTCGATAGAACACCCCAAATCGCGCACGAAAGATCCAACTTTTGTTCTGGTCTTGATAGCGCGTCCTAGACGGGATCTTAGGTATGATTTTATCTTGAAATTAAGGTCTCTCTTTATCCGTTCTTTTTTACGTATAGTAGCCTTCTCTATTTGTTCTTCTCTGTGCTCCGCGTAGTAGGCTCGTGTCTCTAGAATTGTTTTCTCTCTGAATTTCTCATCAGTGTGATATTTGTTTCGCTGAGCTTCATTTATTTTATCTCTATTCTCTTCATGATATTTATGAAGTCCGTCTAAGCGTTTTTGTCTGTCTTCATTTGATTCCGATAGAAGTTTTTCCCTTCTCCTTTTGTTGTGCTTCTCTCGCAGTTCGGGGTTATTTCTACGTCGTTCATTTTGGAGTTCATTCTTGCATTTCTTGCATCGGGAAGATCTTCCATCCTTTCTGCTGTTGTCGAGACAAAACTCCTCCAACGGTTTTTCTACGCCGCATTTGGTGCAAATTTTCGTTAGAGGAATTTCGTCTGTCGGCATCTACTCTCCTCGTCCATTTTCTGGATTGCTCCTAGTTAATCCGGCTGGGCCGGGTATCGTCGTGCGAACAACATCAATTCCAGATTGTGTATCGATACGTGCTTGTGTCCGATGCACCACACTGTTCTTTGAATCCTGAACCACTTGATGGAGTATTCATAAATGGCTGCGCTGGTGTTCCACCACTTGTCTCCATCGTCACTGTAACGTCTGATCCTGTCACGAAGTTTGAATTAGAGATTGAAATATTGCCGCCTGCCGTGCAGGTGAATGTCCCCCTGCGCGCTGCAGTTGGAGTTACAGCGCCGTCTGGAGATATGGTGAGGGCTAGGGTCCTGTTCGGTGCGATCAACACAGGAGAGGAATTGATTGTATCCAGAACAAGTCCCCCGCCACTCGCGTTGGCTGATTCCACAACTATTGAATGATTTGGCCATGCGCCCACTGGAGACGATCCGCCGATAGCATAGATAGATCCCTCTTGGGTGCCGCCATATAGATAGGCGCTCGCACTTGCACCTTCCGCTGGAGACGTAAACGAACTTCCATTGGAGGCCGTCATTGTATAGACGCTTACTGCTCCAGCGGGTGTCACATAAAATGGATTGCTTGATGGGGTTGTGCTTGACCCCACACCAAATGATCCGCCAGAAAAAACCGCAGTCTGCATCCTATCTGGGGTAAACAATATCGGTACATTGGTTTCTGTACTTAAAACGGTGCCTCCCGTGTTTTGACCTTCGATAACGGCAGAATTGTTCGGCCATACGCTAACGGGGGATGAGGGTCCGACTGCAAGGATTGATCCCATCAAATCTGCCGTGATCGCCTGCCCGTAGTAGAGAGGGAGATTCGAGGCTCCTTCTGCCTGCGCGACGGTGGCTAGATTTGGCGTTTGATTTATCGGGTTCGTGTTTCCTCCCTGCCCCACGTTGCCGTTAATAAACCCAAGCGATGTTAGACTCACAACGTTGGCAGGTGAGCAGAACGGCTGATTTGCCGTGGACTCAAACTCGCCGCCGATGATGATTACATTGCCATAGGTGCCGGTACTGCTGAAGTCAAAGGCGCACGTCGCAACCCCCTCGACCGAGGGATTGATAAATCGGATATTATTTATTGATCCCGTTCCGAACGTGACCTTGGACCCATTATTTGTTTTCAGATTTGTAAACTCGGTCGTATCGCTGTTCTGGATGAAAACGCCTGTATTTGTGCCGGAAAGCTCATCATTGTCAAAATGCAAATCACCTCCCGGCGCAGGTACGTTATAGTAAATTCCGTATCCACCGATTAGGTTATCGATACGTAAATCTTCCACCCAACCTACAATCTCTCCGGTATCCATGTAGACCCCTCCCCAGAGGCCATTCATGGCTATGTTTCGATAGCGGAAACCACTCGAACTTGTTGTGTAAATACCATATCCCGCCGTTGGAGTGATACTGCTGGACTGATAAATCTGGAAGTCTTCAAGAATAGGTCCATTGCTGTACTGTGTTGAGGTTCCGGTAGGAGCCGTATAATTTACGCTGAAAACGTGGTTTGTGGCTGATCGATTCCAAATCGTTGTGGTCCCGGCTCCTGCTCCGATAATAGAAATCGCGTTCGTTACTGAAAGATCGCTCGTGACATTGTAATTTCCTGGGCGGAGATAGACATTTGACCCTGAGTTTATCGCCGCTTGGATCGCCAGTGTGTCGTCGTGGTTTACAGTAGCCCCAGAAACCGTGGTAGAGGCCGAGGCGGCCAGTGTGAATGTGTTACCCAAAATATTCGATACTGTTGTGATAAGCTCTGCACCGCCCCCTCCCGCACCATGAACTGCAATGCCCATTCCTACCAACCAACCGGATGCACTAACCACTGTAAGGGCGTTATTACCAGACGAGATGGACCCGGTTGTTGTCGTAATTACTCCTGCCCCGTTATAGATGGATACCGGATCGACCATACCCACCGTTCCAACCACAGACCCGTTACTACAAATGCTTCCCGGCAAAGCGCCTAGGGGGCACGACCCTCCAGAGGTTATCCCATTGGTAGCCGCGACGGTACCTGCGTTCACCGTGCCTGTTGTCGTAATCGATCCCGTAGTATTTGCCGTAGGCAAAGTCCCGCTAGTTCCGCTCGAAATCGGCAAGGTCTGGACGTAGCTATTCGTGTTGCTGGCGAAATAACTAGATTCACCGCCGGAAGTAGACCCAACCCAAATCTGATACGAAACAGCGTTGGTAACCACAGCCCACGCCCAAGTAATGCTACTGGTAGAACCAGTAGTCGTGACTAATGCCGATTCGTTGGTAGCTGCCGTGTGATTGCCAGCCGCGTCTATAGCTACAATATAAGCGTAGTTACTTCCCGCCGCGACCGTACCGCCGGTTGTAGACGGAGTTCCGGTTGGGGTTCCCGCGTTAGACAAAGCAACCGCAGTAAGCGCCCCAACAGTCAGACTTCCGTTGATCGTTCCGCCGCCGTTGAAACTGCCATTCGAGCAGACATTCGAAACGGTCTGCGACCCCTGACTGGGCGAGGAGATTGCTTCGTTTACACAGTACCCCAAGGCCATATAGTAATCGTAGTTACCGTTCGGGTCGGCAGTCACCGTCGCCCCAGAAATAGGAGACGACAACCCTGGGTCAGAATAAATTGTAGCCGCCGAACCAGTCGAAGCCGAAGTTACGACAACTGTAGCGTAGGGCACAACCTCCGCCTTTACCCCGCCATTTGAGCGAGCGAGGACTTGGCTTACCCGGTGGTATCCCGTAGTAGCCTGAGACAGTCCGAAAAATGGACAAACGATAAGTAGTGCCGCGAGAATAAACTTCTTCATTTAGCCCTCGGTGGTGTTGATTCCAATATTCGGAATGGTTATACTTGCCCCAGACGGGGTGGATATATTTTCAGTGACCATGTAGTTCAGAGGGATGTAATAGTCATAGTTCCCGTTCTGGTCGGAGGTCACTGTGGAGTTAGGAATCAGATGCAGCAGCAGAGGGTCGGAGTAGATTTTAGCTTGCGCTCCCGTTGCGGTTTCCGTGCAGTGAATCCTAGCTCCGGGGACGATAAGAAGGCTGCAATGTTCGCCCCTCGCCGTGACACTGTTTGTTCTGTAGAATCCTTTGGTTGCGTTTGCCACTATCGCCTCCCCTGCTGAACTGCCTGCATCTGCCTCATACTATCCAGTTTGTCTTTCAGCCATATATTCTTTTGCGATTCTGATAGTCCTTCGGCAACGTCTGTTAGTTGCGTGTAGAACAACTGCATAGCTGGGCCGAATCGTGGATCATTCATGTATTCGTAACTCTTCGCCTGAAAACCTTGGTTGAAGAGAAAACTTAGATAATCCGGGATGGGTGTCCATGTCTGGCTTGTAGTTTCGAAAAGTTGGGCTGCGTTTTGATGCTCGACCACAATTTCGTAGACCTTATCCGGCGCGGGAAAGACCCTGAAAGTGATATTACCCAAACCGTCGTCGGCTACTGCCGAAATACGTGTAGGCTGGTTAGGAAGAGATTCCCCAGCAGTAATCAACTCGATCTTGAGTTCCTGAGCCGAGTATCCATTTTGTGGATCATAGCAAGTCGCCTTCTCCATCCACCCGAAATTAGGCAGAGCGATTTTGTAATCCGTCTGTCCGATTACGGTCGTGAACGTAGGATTCTGTGGAGACGCAGTAGTCCGGTTCCACCTCCACGCGAACGGAGGAGCCAGGATAGTCTGCATCACCCAGTCCGCGTTAGAGAAAGCGGGGTCGTTGGCTGTGTTCGATGTGAACGTAAGCGGAGACAGCCTGATAAATTGTTGGGCGAGAGCTATCGTCCGTGATAGTTCAATCGTACTAGCCATTTGCCGTCCTCGGTGGGAAGAGTTCTTCGGGGAGGTTCTTGAAAATTACTTGTGTCAGTCTTTGCGTCTGGGTTTCCAACATGTTCATAAAAAACGGAGTAGTAGTTTCGGATAAATGGGGTTGGGCGAAGACGTGAAACGGATCTAGGAAAAAATGCACAAGTTCGTGCGTCAGGGCGACCGCGAGTTTATCGTAACTGCCTTCCTCGAAATCTCGTTTCGCAGGCAAGAAAGTTATGATGTCCGCAAAAAGATAAACCGAGTTCAGATGGGTTTCCGCGTAGGTCATCCCGTCGTCCTCGTCCTTATGGCTAATCTTTATGCTCCAACTTTGCAGGTCGAAATACTCGGCAACGTTCTGCACAAATACTTCGACCCACTTTTCAAATGTAATTTCCGGCTTCTTAGCCATAAGATCCTTAGAATACTAGTTATCGTCGCGCAAAAATGAATCGTGCTGTGCCTTGAGCGGGTCCATAAACTGACGGTCACCCGCGCGAGAAATCTTGTTGAATGAACCCTTGCGCCGCCAGTAGGTGTAATCGTGGCCCTGTTTATCGACCGGATCTTCTGGGTGGAACTGCCGACCACAAGTCGCGCAAATGCCGATGTCCACCTGAGCGTCTGTCCGGTGCCATACAATAGAAGTGCGACCGTGGACATCCTTGGTTTCTCCAAGACCACCTGCGATGTGTTCGCACCATTCCTCTTGCAGCTTCCGGGTAGCACGCTGCCGTCTGCGGGTTTCTGCGGCCTGTTCCAAGAACATCTTTTCGTTCGCTTCTCGGGCAAGTTCTTCTTTGGTCTTGATGACTTCCCGAGGCTCGGTTGTCTTCAGGATAGCCGCTGCTAGTTTTTCATTGGCTTCTGCTGCGGCCTTCTGAGACTCCAGCAACTGCTGCTTCATGGTTGCAATAAGGGTAAGAAGACCTTCGGAAGAAATAGGGTTTGCGGAAGTATCTACCGCTTCAGATTCATTATTAGTGGGCCGTGCCATACGCTCTCCAAGTTTAATCCAAACTAACGGATGTTTGTCCATTTTCTGGACGGGTTATTGCGCTCAAATTATTTAGATTGCGCGTAAAATATCGTAGTTGCGCGGAAACTTATAGCTTCTTTGCGTTTCGGAAATCGTGCAGCTTCTTGTACCACAAGGAGTTAACTCCTCCAGACGGAGAGCCGAACTCGGTATTGCACTGTTCTTCCGTCAGGATCCCACCTTGAATAAATCGAAGCAAGGCGGATCTCCACCCCATCTGGGTACAACGCTGTAAAACATCCCTCTCATTAAACTCATACTCCGAGTATTCGGGCATCATCCCGAGGGTTACGTACCCGCAATACTTGAAGGATTGATTCTGCCATTCTGGTTTGTTAGTTCCAGATGTGGCGTACAGAGCCAGATCGCCTTTGACTCCGCCTTCGGTTACGTAAAGCTGCGGGTAGACATGGAGTAGCTTCTGGAGGAATACGGAGCAATCCAGGTACTTGCCCGGACGCTTATCATAGAAGAAATCTTGGTCAGGATGGCGTTGTCGCCTCGTACCTTCCGAGTTGTAGTTCATCTCTCGGAGGCGAGCAGTGTGCTCCGCCATGCTCAGCCGTGGGGCTTTCTGGCACAAGGAGCACTGAGGCTCATATCCTGTTTTATAGGAAGAATTTCGGTCAAAGAATTTCCACCGAAGCCAGCGAAAACATGAGACACATTCGGCCCCGAGAACCTCATCAGAGACGCCCGCCTCATAGTCCACAATGTCGTAATCACTTTGGATCGTCGGGTTATACATTAGTTCGGCACCCACAACTTAGGAGTCTGCGGTTTATTAGGATCGGGGAAGGCTTCGTTCAGTTTTTCTTCAATAGCCTTTACTGTGGCTTCTGCGAGTTCGTTGTCTTCGGCGTTGTCTGCGCTAACTGCAATGTCTCGTTCTAGAGTTACAGATCCGTCGCTCTGCCTGACCACCAAAGCGAGAACTCTGCCGATGACATTTTCTTGGGAGAACACGCAGTTTCCGTAGTAATCATCATCCGGCTCTTCGTCTTTATATACATCTACCCAAACTGCCATTTGAATCCTCAGTCCATTTTTCGGACAAATCCGGTTTTTTACGAGACCCGGAAACTCGGTTGATTACAGAGCGCTGAGCGAGAACTCGGTCGGAGTCACGCCGACCACAGACGTAGAGCCAGTGAAGGACATCGTGGCGAAGAAGTTCAAGTCTGAGTATGCCGACACTGACAGACCAGTAGTATACGCACGAGTCGTATAAGTCGGGGTCGTATTGTACGCGGGACCGTAATGGATGCCCCAGAATTCTCCGCCCACAATGGCCGCAGTAGAATCCCAGAACATAGAAGCGTTGCAGAAGAAATCATAGGTTCCTGTCGCCGCCGTGGTTGTGCCCGGAACAGCGAATACAGACTTAGCAGCGGATACCAACGCAGCGTTGCCAGACAAACCAGCCGCCATCGCCGTAGCCATCTGGGCTGCGGTAGCCTGATAAACCGTGATAGTGGGGGCAGCAGTAACCGCCAGAGTACCGATGGTGTATCGACCTTGGATCTGAATCGAGAACGGATGTCCGTCAAACGAAGAAGAGCTAAAGTACGGACGAGCGCCGCGATAGTCCTGACCAGGACGACCGAGGTTTCCGCCAAGAACTGCGGGGTTCTCGTTCACATCAATAGGTCCGTTGGAGCCGATAACTGCTGTCTGCAACGGAAGCGAAATGAAAAACGGAAGGTTGGTCCCTGAATCGGTAACGGTCTGGAATACGCCAGACGAAGCAGAACCGCTTGTAATTGCGCTTACGGTTGCGAGATTGTTCCTCTTTGAGCCGTAGACAGCGGAGGCAAAAGTATCACTATTAGGCATTTAAAGCTCCTTGTTGGTTGTGGGTTGGTCTTTGCCGCTACGGGCATTAGGAAAGAGTTGTAGCTTTGTTGACTTTTTCAACTATCGGATTGAAGATCGCATCTGCGGCTAGTTTGCCGTTCTTGAGATAAATTGCAGCCATTCCGCCGGGTTCGACTAGGACGCATTTATGATCCCCGTACAGCCAATTTCCGGCCTCGTGTACGATGCTGCTATGAGCTACCACCATAGTAGGAACTCCGCATTCCATAGCAATTTCGCAGGCTTCGGCTAAACAGGGTTGGATGCGCCCCCTGAACTGGTTGATTGACTCTCCGCCGGGGATAGGTACATCGGGGTTGTCGGCGTAAGAAGCGACTTCTGCTTCTGCTTCGGGAGTCTTAGGTTTTCCAGAATAATTACCCACGTTCAGCGCCCGCAGATTTTCTGTCTTATGGATAGGCCGGTCGCCGTCCATTTTGGATATGATTTCTGCTGTTTGAACGGCCCTCTTTTTATCGGAGCAAAAAATATGGGAGATTTCAATATGCTTTAGAAGTTCTGCTACTTCTTTTGCTTGTTTGACTCCAGTAGCGTCTAACGGCGGATCGGCAGACCCACGAAATTTTCGGGCGGCGTTCAGCGCGGTTTGGCCGTGCCGGATGAGATAGCAAAGTATATTAGAGGAATCAGATAGCTGCATTTTTCTCTCCGGATTTCTTCCGCTTCTTAGGCTCCGGAGCAGCCTCTACGGGTTCGTCCATTTTCTGGACATCGGAGTTGTCGATAACTTCCGGCTCTCCGAACATTGTTTTTGTGGTGACGCCTGCGGTAAGTGGACCCGACGATTCTGTCTCTTCACTCGGAGCCGGGAACTCGAACTGGATGCCTTCGAATTCGGCCTCCAGCTTTTCCCTGAAATACTTGAAGTCCTCGTGCTGGACATAAGGGGACTTCTTGTTGTAAAGGAGTTCAAACGCAAAAGACCGATAACCCATATCCGCTGATTCGTTACGGACAAGGTCTCGGAGTACGTGGTCTGGAAATGATTTGAGGTGTTGGTGCTTATCGTCGAAAGGGTCAGCTAGTTTACGGGGCATAATCCTCTTTATAAATAGCAGGTCGTTTTATGTAAAGTTTTGGACGGGCGTTGCCCGGTTTGTTTTCTGGGTAACTTGGCTAAGAGATCGTCTTTCGCCGCTGTTGGCCCGTTGGAACAAACCTGCCAGAACGGCTTCTTCTCAGACTCAGGGCTAGTGAATCCTTGATTCGGCCACTTCACGGTACAACGACCTGCCTAAAGTCCAGAAACTGGACTAAACTTATGGGCCTCCGCAGAGCTTCTAGAAAGCAACTCCTAGCTCGCACGTCTAAGAGGGGAGAGGCCCAACTTGGGGCCGGGGAAGATGAAAGGAGAGGAAAATCTTCCCCGGCGGACGCGCCTGGATTTATCAAGGAGGCGGCGCGTCAATCTAATTGTGCGGGTCGGTTGGTTATCCCATCCCGACTGCCGAGAGTCTTCCGCTGGTTTATTCACCTTCGTCAGTTGACCCCTACTTTATCTCGGCGGTAGTCATTGTCCCTGCGGGTCTATCCCCGCCGCCGCACAAACTTATCTAACTCTAGAGTGTTCAAACTTTCCGCGAATGTGTTCGTTGTAATACTTTCCGTGGCTAGGTGCGGCTTGCAATTCCAAAGCCTTTTGTACTGGAACTCCATGATGAGCTATCGTACCACCATTAAGCCGAAGAGTCAACCTTTCGGTGTCGGGGTCGTAGGACGCCTCGTGGACATGGGAGCTGGGCTTGAGTTTAAGTTTCTGGTCCACTACTTGGCCTTGCCCTTGACTTTCTTGAGCTTCGGATTCTTTGCTTTCGCCGCCTTACTAGCCCCACGAGTCGCACTCGCAAGAATTGCGCCAGCGGACTCCTTGCTGTATCCACTCTTCTGGATCTTCTTTTGGACCGCTGCAAAACCCGGATGTTTCTCTGCCATATTTCCTCCGTCCATTCTGAATTAAATTTGCCGGTTTGACTCCCGTCGGAGCAGAGGACCGGCGGCCTCCGACCACGCGATTTGAGGACTGTTAGTAGCCTTGCGCGGGCAATATGTTAGGTTCAGGAGAGGGATTTTACTCTCATTCCCCACTAAATCGGGGTCTTAGTTAGATGATCCTGACCTCTTCGATACGTAGGAAACACAACTACGCTCGGTGAACTATTGCCGCCGAAGCCACATTAGATGCTCCGGTTTCTCCTGCAAGAGCGGATGATTTGTGGGCAGAGGTTGCAGCCTTCTGCTTTTTGTCACCCCTTTAATCGGCAAAACTTGGGAGCCTGACATCGTTCCGCTTCGGCTCCCTAAATCGCCGGGAAACGATAAAAACCGGCGAACTAAACAACTAAAAACAGTGTACCATTACTTTTTCGGTTTGTCAAGGGGTTTCATGAAAATTATACTATCAGTCTTGACTACGATACCAGAATGTGATGGGCACGGCTTGAAGTCACCGGGAAACTTAACCAACTTGTCCATTATTTGGACTCCTTTGGGGTGATATTCTTGACCCGCCAGACCAAACCAGTTCGGTTGTTAACTGGGAACGGTGGGATAACAACTCCTTGAGTATAAATCCTCGGAACACCATCTGTCAAGAGCTTCACTTCTTTTTCCTCGGCTTCTTGGCTTTCTTCGGCTTCGGCTTACCATAGTAGGTCGCGGTTGTGTTGGGCATTCCTGTTGTCACTGATGCGGGGCTGGTAGGCATGTATTTTATCCTCTTGGTTTTGGGCAAGGAACGGGAAAACATTCTTAATCGCCGCTAGTATTCCGTCACTATACCCGGTCCAGTAGTCCTCGCCTCCGTGTTGTGTTGGTTTACGGCTCGGCGGTTTCGTTTCGGGCATAAGATTCCTTTTCCAGACCTTCGATGAAAGTGAGGAGGTTTCGGGCGAGGACCGTCTGGCCGTCCTCGTACCCGTCGTAATAATCGGGGGAGGCGTCGGAAATATCATCGACGCAGAAATCGCGGGTGCTAAGTTCGGACATCCAGGTGGTTAGTTTAGAGAGCATTATGCGGCCTCCTTGAGTTGGGCGTCCATCCAGTCTGCTATGCGTCGGTGTTGTTCGGCTGTGCCTTCGTTCTTAATCCTATTTGCTTTGTATGAAATAACTGCAACATTGCCAGGAACATAACCTAGTTCTGGAAGTATTCTGTCAAGGCTCGGGGAACTGTCTCTGTCTTTCATGTCCCCGAACTCTAGCTTAATTCCCAAGATCGGACAAAATTCCGGAATCACAATGTCCTCTTGTGTTATCGTACATTTGACTCCTGACTTCTTGCAACGTTGTTTGGCCAGTTTCAGAAGACCTCTTTCGGGGTTTTCTTTCAGAGACTTTTTCATCTGCTCCATGATTCTTAAAGAATGTTCAGCATAATATTGATTCTGAACTTTTCTGACCTCTTCATGGTTGGCGGCGTATCGTTCTCGATCTCGTTGGCGAGTACATTCTAGGCACAACGCAGTCCTACCACTTAATTTCTTGCCAAACTCTTCTATGGGTTTTTCTACCCCACACTTCTTGCAAATCTTAGTTTTCATTTTGGCTCATCTCCACATGAGGTTTAGGTCTCCGGGGACCGTGGTGGAGCACGATCCCCTTCAACCGTTGATTCGAATCTGACTACAAGACTATCACGATATTTTGTGTTTGTCAAGAGTTATTTTCGAATATGTCAATGACGACCCTAGCTGCTGGAAGTCTCTGATTGCAAACGTCTTAGCGTCATAGTGCTGCCAGGACGTAGCGTATTTGTGTACCTGCTCAGACTCCCTTCGGTCAGAGAGTCTTGTTTGTTACAGTCCATTTTCTGGACAGGGTAGATCATTTCTGTCTACCTCTCATGCTTCTTATTCGCATGAGGACGGACTATCGCATACTCTTTCGAGTCCCTCTCGCTTAGTCTCTCACGGCGCCTTTCGGCTTCCGCCTTGTTCCCATTCACAGGATTCAAGTCGATCAGAGAAGGTTTAGACAACGCCATCAGGAACAACGTTGTAGCTGACCCCTGTTGCTACATAAGGTTAGACGGTGGACGGGTCATGCTGCTTTAAATCCACCGATTTGACGAGCCGGGTCTGATACTGAACCCTGCTCGGGTGCTGACTGGATAAAGAGCTTCGACGTTTGTTACTGTCCATTTTCTGGACGGGCAGATCGTTTCTTGTTCCGTCTGCCTCTCTATGTCGCCATAGAGTTCGGACCATCTCATCACCCTCAAAAGAGGGGCGCGGTATATGGCCTCTGCACGTTCCTGATTTCTCAGGCTTCGCTCAGGATTGTCTACGAGAGAGTTTCCCTGAATTAGCCGCGTGTTCGACAGCAGTTACCCGCTGAAGCTACAAGCAATATAGTTCTTTGATCCGTCATTGGGGTTCTTCCCGCGTATGTTACTCATTCTAAACAACTTAGAACGGGATGAATCATTTCTGTTCATCTCACTTGGTTACTATTCCCAAGTGTCCAGACTATTGCATCGCCCACAAAATGGACGCCACTTCGCTTAGTCGTTCACGGTGCTTTTCAGCTTCCGCCTCGTTGGCATTTCAGCGTTCGAGTCAATCAGAAGTGGTTTTCCAACGCAGATTACGCTGCGTGGTCCCCAGAGTTAAGGAAAACAGAGAAGATCGCGTCATCTCCAAAGATATACGTATTGTACAGTTATGTTACTCATTCTAAATGACTTAGAACGGGCTAGTGTATTTCTACCTAGCTCTGCATGTCGCCATGCAGCTCGGAGCACATCATCATCCTTTTCAGGAGCGCCGTCTATGCTCTCTACACACTTCCTGCTTCCAGGTTTGGCTCGGTATTGTCTCAGAGAGATGTCCACCGAATTAGCGGCGTTATTCAAGAAGGATTACTCCTTCAGGCTACTAGACTTTCAGGTCCATAGGTATTTCCGGAGATCGTCACTGTAGGCGCAGTGCTGGTTTGTTTGAACGTAACACCCGCGAACGAAATGGTATCTTCGTTCCCAGGGAGGTCCATCAGCATACTGGCCTTGCTCGGGTCGCGCTTGAGGATATCCGTGAGGCCGTTGAACGAGGTATCGTTCAGGACATCGCGGACCACGTTCGGATGGATGACTCCGCCGAACTTGTTGTCCACCAGCGGACGAGCGTTAACGCTAACCAGCGACTGAGCAGCCGACCGGATGTTATTCGCGGTCAGATACGAGCCGTTAGCAAGCTGAGAGTTGACCAAGCTGTCAACCGCAACTGCCGAGTCAGCGGTAATCTGGACAAGGCTGTTGAGGGTGAGGGCTAGGCGGTAGTTGAGTTCGTTTGCGAGGTTCTGCAAAAGACCCGGATCATCGATTGCGACATCGAGTGCCAGATCTGAACTGTTGATAAAATCGGCGTATTGGCCGCGTAGATGTTTTGGTTATCGATGTCACCATCGTAACTCTCTCATAGTCTCCTACGAGTTCGGGCTCTATCATCTTGTCCATTATTCAGACAAGTTCGGCATATTAGTCTCTATGGGTTCTGGTTTCCCAGTCTTCCCTCGGTATTGCCTCTTGGAGGTGTTCACCGATATAGCCGAATTTTACTACCACCGACGTTGCCGACATGGTAGCAACTATTTTGTTACTAGATTCAGAAATAGGAGAACCGCATTTGAGTTTAGGAGTCTAGCATCACTGCTAGATCGCGCCCGACATCACTGTCGGGATCGGACTCTATCATGCCCTCTTCTTCAAGAGGTCTCGGTGTATTAGCCTCTGAGGAGATTCCTCGAAAATTTAATTTCGCCATCTTCTCGAAGTAGTCAAGTTTCTGCTGCTTAGTCATGCTGTGGTTATTTCTAATCCACTCCAGCAGGAGAATAGCACGTTCTCTTTTAACTATAAGATACGGCAAGATCGCTAGGAGTTTGATTTCTCTCTGTTTTCGACCCGCTAATCCTCTAGCTTCAGACATCCTCCATGTCCCTTCGTCTCGGTTATCTTCCTTACGTTTTGACGTAGAGAAGGTTCCTCCGAAGCGGGACATTATCCAAGGAAACACAGTGTTGTCTGTGTTAGAGATACGAACATTTGAAGTATAAGCGCCGTTGCCCTTCTTCTTGCGCTTATCTATAGAGAAACTTCCTTCCGCGTCGATCATACCGGCTAAATAAGCCCAATCTAATTTTGTAGGCTCAACCGGAATTATAGATTCTCTGACTACTTTTTTAGAAACAGGAACAAATGCGCCATTCGCTGTCTGCAAAGACCACATCAAATCATTTCGCCCTTCTGGATTCCTTTCGGAAAACATGGACAAGAATTGGTGCGATATATTTGCCTGCTTCTGTTTAAGAACGATGTAAGGGAGTAGATTTCGAACAATGTCTCGACTGGACGTATACCAAGCATATTTTTGCTTTCGATTACCTTCTGTGGGTAATTTTCTCCACATGCCCCCAAACACCTGTACTAACCACTTCATAAGTGGCCTGTGGGAGTTGTAGACGTAAAGGGTGAATTGGTGCCCAGTTCCCTCTACTGATCGTATGCAAAAACTGCCGTCTCCGTCAATGAGACCCGCCAAATATGCCCATCTCTTTGGGCTGATTTTATCTTTATCCCTCAAGGAATTTTCCTCCGTCTTGTCTAGTCCTGCCGCCAGATATTAACGGATTTGACCGAGTTTAAGGACCGCAAGTGGTTTGTTTCCAATAACATGCGGCACGGTCCCTTCCGCGGCCTGATTCAAATTGGCCGCCAGAAGTGCGTAGGTATAGACAGTTTGTTTTTGGTTGACCGCATCTCTGCGGACTCGCTCTCATGGTTTCCCAAGAGTTCAGGCTGTGTCTTCAGTCCATTCTGGACTGCCCGGCATGTCAGTCGTTCGGGAGCCTATTTCTAGGTTTCCTCGGCGTTGCCCTGTTCATTTATCATACTATCACGCCTGATAGTACGCGTCAACAGGGTTTTCGTCGATATAGTCGGGTTTGAATTCAGCGCTTTACCACTGAATCTGGTTGCCCTGCCGAAGCGGGAGCGGACGTTGCTTTGTCATGCTCAAGAACGGCGTCTGGGCTTTGAGGTTAGGGACTGCTTCGCGTTCATCAATGTGTTTTGGGTACTAGCATCTCTGCTAGTTCGCTCTGCATATTCCTATGCAGTTCAGGCCGTGTCTTCAGTCCATTTTTCGGACTGTCTGGCGTCTCGGTCGTTACGGAGCCTATTTCTAGGTTTCCTCGAAGTTGCCCGGTCTGGGCCTCCTTCGATATAGCCAGATTTGAATTCACCAAGATTTTAGTGAATAGCTACCAAGTTCGGAAGCGCCCCGGATGTAACAATTGATGCAGGAGAGTAACTCATAGGTTACCTTTGTGTTGGTTAGTTAGAGCGCCGACTCTGGGCGCGATGGCGGAGCATTTCAGCCCACAACTTCTGGTGCTGCTCGTCCGACATGTTGTCCAGGTCCTCGACTGAGGGCGCGTTGGGAGTGTCGGGAGTCCTGACGGGTGTTACGTCATTCCTTCCGATTCCTGTAGCCGCTCTCGGGCGCACCACCTGACTCACAATCCGTGGATCGGGGCGCGGCGCAGGTGCCGGTTCGACATCTTGAACCTTTACCGGCGGAGGTGTTTTGGGTTGCCGTTTCACAGGAGCTTGCAGCATAAGTCCATCACTGTTAAGATCCTCGAAGGCTTCCTCAAGATTTTCGACGGTATAAACTCCCGCCGATACAAGCTGGTCGTAGATGCTGTACGCATTCTCTAAACTTACTGTCTGACCTAGCTTAAACTTTGCAATCCACCGGATTAGCTGTCGGTGGTTTTGGGCACCTTGATTATCAGGGTAATAATCAGGGGTGTTAGCCAAAAATGTTTTGTTGACCATTTCCGCCGTCAGTTGGTTGCTGGCGTATTCTGCCTTCTGCGAACCCTGTTGGGCGAGTGATACTAGTTGCTCAATGGTCAATCCAGTCTTCTTCTGGAATAGCGTATCAAGAGCGAGAGCCGGGTCCGACTCCAACTGCGTCTTGATCTCAAAAACTTCGTCTGCCGTAAGCTGGCGGTTCTGTGGCGTCGGCACGTCCATTTTCTGGACAGCAGGTGCAGGAGTCTTCGCGAATTTCAACTTCGCGTTCTGCTCGCGGATCTTCTTAGTCGCGTTAGCCTGAGCCTTGAGCAAATTAGCGATCAATCCGTCCTTCGTCTTACCCCAAAATACCTGCGGACTTCCGCCAGTTGGACTGATGATCGTGCCCTTCCACTGGCCCTTTTCCTTTTCGGTAATCAACTGTGTGCCGTCTTCGAGTTCGGTTACAGTAGGCTCGTCAGGCTCAGGAGCGGGGGCAGGTTCCGGTTCCGGCTCGGGCTTATCTTCGAGGTTCGGATGATCTTCAACGACTTCTGGCTTCATGCCGGGATGCGCGTCTAGAGCCGGATCTACGAACTGCTCTTGGTTATCCGGTTCGACCAAATCGGGGTCTCGGAGGTCTGCGTAATTCGCGCCCCAGTCTACGTTGTTTGCGAAAGGATCAACCGATCCATCAGGGTTAAGCAACCACGGGTCTGTTACGTTTGACATTAATCATTCTCCAAATCCTAATCCAGGATTTCGGGGTTTGTCCATTTTATGGATTATTTATCGTATTTAGGGGTAGGTATTCTGTTCACCGACCAACGCCACATGATCTCGTGCTGTCGGGCGTGAGCAAACATTTCGTGAACTAAGGGGATCGGAACTCCCGTATCTCCGTAGGGCCATTCCGATTCGTCCGCAGAAGATGTTCGAAATATATCGTCTATCTCTCCGCCTGCCGAAGAACAACCCAGACAAACATAGTGATACGTGTCTCTGTCCCAATCTTTATTCAAGCCGAATGTTAGGGGGACTTCTGAATCCTCCGAGTTACTTTCTACATACGGCGGTTCCCAAGAACTAGGTTTTGAAAGAAGGACTTCGAAGTGACTCTGCATGTTATGCCCCCTGCGCTTTCAAAACGTCTATAGAATCAATATACCCAGCCATGTACTTCCGAAGTTCCTCCGTCGGGTGGACTGCGAAGTCCATAGCAGAATTGATATCCGACAAGAAGAATTCCTCAAACTGGGTCATAGCGTATAACGCCGCTTGCGAGGCAATTACGCTCGGGTCGCCCGGTTGGATATGGCGAACCTGCTTGTCCAAATCTTCGACATACGAGTGAATCGTGGCTTTGATAACTTCCCACGCCTCGGTTGGTACATTTCGTAGGATTCGGCCCTTCTCGTAGACATCTACTTGCCGGTCGATCTCCTCTTGGTACACAGGATTGTCCACTACAACCCTCCGAAGATGCTAGTCAGGTCTACGTGCTTCTTTTCGGGTGGCGGGGTAGTTGAGTGAATCCGACCCTCCCGGCCTGTCCTGAGTTTGTGGGCCTGATTGATTAGCTGCTGGAGTTGCTGCGGGGTAAGATTGTCGTATTCGGAACCGGGGATGGCTTGTTGGTTGCCTACTGTAAAGTTTGGTTGCTGCTGCATATTCTCCTCTGCTGTAATCCACAGCGACGAAGTTTGTCCATTATTTGGATGGTTATTTTGCCTCTACAGGAATCACAATGTTGCTCTCATTCGGTGGCGGGATCAAGCACCACTTCCCGCGAACAAGTCCGTCTTCTGTCATTTCCCCAGTCGGAGGAATGTACCCGAACAACCTCCCGTCATCTGTAAGAACAACTAAAGTAGTCGTGTTCTCTCTTATCCAAGTAGAAACTTGTACTATTTTCATTATGCACCCTTGTCCATTATCTGGATGGTGAAGTTAAGCTAGGCGGGAGGTCTTCGGGAAGGCGATAGGGCACTCTCCCTCTGACCGTTAGAATCGATTCTTAAAACATTGTATCACACGTTTTGTAATTTGTCAAGCATTATTTTACAGAAGACTACCAAAACCTACTCCGCTAGTGTTCGGTGATCCAGTTAGTTCTTCTGGTTCGACTGCTCTCTTAAAGGATTCTCTCAACACGTCACGACTCGCACGGGCTATGTTCTCCTGGTCAGCCAACTCCTGCGCTTGCTGGAACTTCTGTTGTTGCAACTGTGCTTGAGCTTGTGCCTGCGCTTGTATCTTCTGGTTCATCTGACCACCCTGCGACTGGGCCTGCTGACGGGCCAAATCTTGCGGGGTCATGTCAGTAATTATGTCGGACATACTCTTGCATTCCGCTGCTTCGAACCAGAGATGGAGAAGTTCAGTAACATCTATTTTCTTACCTTCAAGAGCCAGAGAGGATATGATTTCCGGATTGGCCAGCGTTTGCGAGAGCATCGGAAGGGCCTGATTCAGGTTTCTCCGAGTTTGCATTTTCGACCCAGCTAGGATGTCAAACTTAACTTTCGCGTTCAGAATATCAACAAGATCCCCGCCGTTCTCAACATACTCATGTTTCAGTTCCTCGCTCATGATGAACTGGAGTTGAGAAAGTGGGAGCATCATTCGGTTCATTTCAGCCATATCATAAAGAAACGGCACAATAATCTGATTCGCCAGCTTGTCCACGCATTCGGAAATCACGTTGGACGCGCCCTGAGTCAGCGCCTGCGCCCCAGCGGAACTACGGGCCATATTGGAATGTCCGCTGGCCCCCGCGATACCCTGGGAGGTAATCGAGTTGTTCCCCGACACTTCGCCCACCCTAGCTTGCGACTGAGTGAACAAATAACTGGCTTCTTGGACAGGCTCCCCGAACTTGAGCGGTTCCAGATCGCCCTTAGCGTCTACTTCAATAATCCGATTCGGACCAATTCGGATACTCTGCGTCGGTACCGACTTACCGCGAACCCGAAGCATCGGAGCGTTCAGCTTCAGGTTTGCGATGTTCATAACCAGATTCGTGATGCCAGTTTGGACACGCTGTTCGGTTCCGATCGTGTTATGGGTGAGAATGCAGTCGTCAGTTACATACAGATGGTCAGGAGAATCGACCATGATGCACTGACACTGTTTCTGAGATACTAACTCTACTGACTTGATGAAGCGGGCCGGAAGATACTTTGTTCTAGGTACGTGCTTCTCCACTTTCCTAGTCAATCGGAAAGGATTAAAGGTAACACCTATAGTCAGAATAAACTGTCTGTCAGCAGGTTTTGCGAGACCTGTGTAATTCTTTTCCCAACCTTCTTTCCATCTCTTGGTGACGACAGTTACAGAACCTCCCAAAGACTGAACCAGAAATTTCACGTCATCCCGAAGTCTTTCTGAAGTTGTATAGAACTGACAGGCACCGTTGCTCAGCGCAGAACCGTCTGTATCCATCAGACCAGCAAGAATTGCTTTTCTTTGAGCGACAGATCCGAACTTGTAGACATCGGGAATAAACTTGTAACGTGATGTGCAATTTACTCCGAGGTCACGAGTAACCCTACGGATTACATTACACTTTCCATCAAGAGAAGTAAACTTATAGTCATATTGACTTTGCGGAATTTTAGTGATCTTGGTATTTTCGGGCAGGACTTCGTTAATCCGATCTATGAGTTCTGGATCGGCAGTAGTAAATTTGGGAGTTTCGGTAGTCATACCCCCGTCGCCAAGAAGGAGCCCCATCAGGTACGGATCAAGAGGCTGTACCTTCTCTTCAAATTCTACTGGAGAAACTATAGGTATCCTGTACCGGCATTGGTGGTGGCCAGATTTTGCTTTTAAATCTCCCCAAATCTCCTGAAGTTCCAGAGTTCTAGTTTTCCACCCACGCTTCTGTTTGATTTTTGTCTTGGTTTGTACTGTCCACAAATGTTCTTTGCAGCACTCAGTAGAAGAGCCGTCCGAAAAATGGACACGATAAACATCTTTCTCGCCTTGCGGATATATCCCAGTAACACAGTATGGCTTTCCATCAGAACCGATAACCTTGGTTCCAACTTCAACTTCTCCCATTGTAGTCCAACCATCTGGGGTCAAAATCTTAGCGTCAAGAGGCTGGGAGCGACCGAGCCCCAAACTCCAAAAACTTTGCGGAGAATCCCACCACCCAATCGAGTAAAACGGGATCTTGCCGTAGATATTCTTGTCGTTGTAAATTACAAGTTTCTTCTGGAGGACTACGATGTACGTGTTGTTATCCCACCGTTCGAGGACTTCAAGCGGCTGCTGGAAAGGATCGATGGTCGTCTTTTCCCACGGAGAATCTGCCCGAGCGTCCCAAAGAGGATTACGCCCGCCTTCTTGCTGAGGGTTTGATTCGACAGGTTCTACAGGGGGGAGGAACAATTCAAGGAGTTTTTCACGTGACGGGATGTTGTAGCCTTCCCGTTCGCGGAGTCTGTCCAGGTCTTCCCAAGTCATGTACCGGCGGCGGATAACATACTTCGCTTTTCGAATATCAGGAACGTCCAGACCGGGATCGACCAAGATTTCTCGCAGATTGACGATATGCTCGAATGTGGGCCTGTCTACGACCTCTTCTATTTCTTCGACTTCTAATTCGTCATCCGTGATACTTGTAGCAGGCGCTCCGGGGATTGAACTGGGGATTACGATAGGAGGATTCTTGCGCTTGATGATTTTACGGGTACGAGTAAATTTTTCCCATCCGGCTTGGAAGATGGCCGTGCCGAACAGCAGCATGTTCATGGTTCCCAGACGGATCTCTTCGCGGAAATTTATATCTTCTAATTGGTATCCGAGAAGTGCGGAAACGGCTCGGGCAGCTTGCGCCGAAGTTCCGCTTCGTTCTTGCGTCATAAAAGGAGGGTTCTCATAAAACAAACCGGCAAGAACTTGAGGGGTAAGACCGTTTACCGCAGTTGCAACCGTGTAGAAGTTTACAGAGGCCGCTTCCATCTGGGTTCCGGGCCAAAAATTCGGAGTCATGACCGCGTTGTAGAGGTCGCGGGCATTGTTCCAACCCATTAAATACTCGCGACGACGTTCTCCGCTGTCGGCCTTTTCCGCGTCCTGTAGTACAAGTTTTAGCGGAGCTGAATCAGACGAAGCCCAGGATTGATCGTTAAGAAACGAGAGCGCCTCTTCTTTTGTGAGGTCTTGGTAAGCGTTAACCTCTGGCTGATTTAGTATCATTTATACCCTCGTAATCCCTAGCTTTTTCATTTTAGATGAGATTGTGTTATGCGCTACACCCAATCTTCGTCCAATTTCCCGGAGAGATATATCCATTTTCAATAGTTCTCTAAGAAGTGTTTCGTCTATTTTTCTGCGTTCCACTTTTTTAGCTTGTTCCGATTTGACTTCCCAAAACGGTCGGAAAGGAAGACCAGATTTCTTTATTCGTCTTCGAACTGTATCTGTGCTGATCCCGAAACGCTTAGATATATCTGTTGTAGTAACTCCGTTATTCCACAGAAACACAAGTTCCTCTGAACAAATATTTTTCAAGAAGTTATGAGAGCCTCGGCCTGTCATACGTTTTGACATTTTTTCGCAGGTTTCAGGGGATAACTTTTTACCTCGAACCCCCGTGTGTCTCCCCTCGGCCCACGCTATTCTGAGGCTTTCAGATGTTTTTCTTTTCGCTTCTTCAGTTCTCTTCGTCCCCAGTTTCTTTTGTCTGGCTTTTTCAATAGCTTCGGGAGTTGGTTCTCTCCGGTCCCCTCCGGAAGTCATGTTGTACCCGACTTTTGGATTCATAGAATCTAGAAGAATAATCCATATTGACTCTAAATAGTTAGCCTGCTCGGAAGTTTCGCACGTCATTACCTCTTTGATTACAAACGAGTCTATACCATACTTCCGCATAGCGTTGTACAGGTGCGCCGTGTATCCTTCGTTTCGCCTTGCTCTGCACTTGTGAAGAGTCCACCGACGTTCCAGAAATTGATTCGTCTGCCCAACGTATATCTTATCGTTTACGAGATTTGTAATCAGGTATATAGTGAACATTACTTCGCCCCCGAAAGTTCCACGCAGGTGTTTCGGGATTTTTCAAAGTAGTCCGCAGACATCTTTTTAGCGGCGCGATTCTGAAGTTTGTTGGGTACGGAGGCGTCAATTACCATCTGGATTTCTTTTTCCAGATTGTCGAGGATGGAAACAAAAAGAGGCTGGATAGGTCCTTGATTTACGTTCATTATATTATTCCTTGAATGAATTTTTTGTCGGTTGATTAAAGTGTTACCGACACCACTTGTTGTCCGAAAAATGGACGGGATTAGTACCCGCAATCCGGCTCGATGGCATTAGGAATCATCGCCCCGGTAATCAAATCAACCTGATCCCTCTTCGCCTTAACACTAGTACCCGCCTCCGAAGAACTCTTGCCGACCTTCCAAACATCCTTACTCCAGTTGGAAGGCATCTGGTCCCCATCGTCTTGTACCCTGCGCGGAGATTCCTGTTCATCAGACAACTCTACTAGCTTACCCGCACCGCTTGCCATACCAGCAGGGCCGGAGCCGCCAGTCATGGGGAAGTCAGAAGGCTTACACTGCCGAGGGGATTCGAGATTCCCGCCGAGCTTAATCAAATCGCCGATTGCCATATTATCCTCTTAATCCGGGCACTCGGCCCGATGTTGGTTTGTTGAAGTTCAGAGCAGACTTGCCCATAGGTTTCATGAAACTAGGTTGTCCATTTTCTGGACGAGGGGCAGGTTCTTGCCAGCCATTAGGCCGATCTACACGAAGATGTGGCTGGAAAGTGATACCGAAAAGTTCGTATGTTCCGTTGTTTGGGTTGTCAGAAATTTGTGGCATTTTTCCTTGCAACTTCTGACCCGGAGGAGGCATCCATCTGCTTGGTTGACAGGCGTCTGTGGTATGCTCCGCGATTACCTTGCCGTCGTCATCTATGATTTTGACTTGGAGTTTCACTAGTATACTACCGTCATCTTTTCTATATTGTGCCCGATGATATTCCAGCACGTTTTCGGGAGCCCTTTTTCGTCGTGGTCTTCATATCTTTGTTTCCCGTAGTTGGATAGTATTCTTGTAGTTGTTTCGTAAAGAATATCTTCTGCCCTACGTTTTGCGGACATCGCTTTGATCAATTCCGAGAACTCCTCGTCCGTAATCCTCTGGACTCCGAGTCTAGGAACGTCTTCATAAGGTGTGTACATTTTATCCCCACATGCCAGCCCCGAGCACGTTTTGCATACCGTTCGGGGTGTAGCTTGATGCTTCGGGTTCAGGTTGGAACATATCCATCGGACTTGGTTCTGGTTCTGGGTACAGCGGAACCATCAACCCGTTTTCGTCTAGGGTATAGGCTGGTCCTAGCTTAGAATCGTAGTCCTCTTCGAATACTTCATGCCAGCCGAGACGGTCGATACAAGAGAACATGTCACGGTTGTTTTCGATTAGGGCGATTGTGGCGGGCGGGGAGAATTTTCCGGCTTGGTATCCAAGATTGTCAGGTATGTCATCATGATTATGATCGAACATACATTTTTCAAATTCGTTGTAGACAATCTCTATCTTGTTGAGCGGCGGAGGATTGTTCTCCATACAGAAATTAGCAAACTTGAATCTTCCCTCTGAAATCCATGGATGCAGACTGCCCATTCGAAGTTTCTTGGCGTCTTTCTGCTGGTCTGGGGTGAACCAGTCGATTCCTCGAATAAGTTCTATCAGCCAAGGATCTCCAGTTCTAACCGCAGCTTGCTCCAGAGAATCTCTTAGGTATGTAGCACCTTGGGCATTCTCAATAGCAACCACGAACGGATGTTCTTCCTGAGCTAACTTGATTATGTTCTGGACGATCTGGTGGGGCAGCATCCGATCTCTTACGATGCGGCGGACATAAGCGACGGTCTGCTTTTTATCTGTCCGTTTTCCGGACTCGTCTATAATTGGTTCTTCGCCCCAGATTACGGATGTTCCTACCGTGTAATCTCTGCCCTTCTTTTGGCTAGAAGCTAGATCCCAAACCTGCGAGCACGGACCTTCCCGTGGAAGTTGAGAGTAAGGGACAGTGGCACGGAGAAGCATAGCCCTGTCGAACCCAACTTGACTTGCGTTTCGTGGGTTCTGGTTGCGTTGGCCTTCGAAAGACTTTTCGTCCTTAGTGAGGTCGCCCATGCACCAAGAGAAAGACATTAGGTGCGGCAGGAGTAAGGTGCATCCTTCCTCGCCAGCTTCCTGGTAGGTGACGGGACGGCCTTCTCGCTCCAACTTCTCTCGGACTTCCGGCTTGATCTGGATCGCCCGACCGATCAGGATGTTGGTGTTGGTGGTTTTGTTCTCGTAGAACTCCCAGCCTTGACCGGTTGTTGTGGTGATGTCGCCTACGTTTTTGTCGAGTAGGACACCGTAGTGGTCTTCGTCGGCATACCTAGTCCCGATCAGGTCGATATATGAGCCCCCGAGCGCCAGTAGCTTTTCTGACAAGAAGAGGTGGTTAGATACCTTCTCGCAAAGCAGGGTAGTCTCCGAGTTGGTATCGGACACCGCGTCATCAGCTTTGATTAATTCGTAACGCCATCCTGCCTTACTCTTGCCGACAGATGAAGCGTAAACAGTAGGTTCTTTTCGACCAGTTTTCTTTGCCGCGTAAACTGGACAAGTAAACTCGTTCGCTGCGCCTGCCTTACCTTCCTCCACACAAAAGCTGGGCCAGAAGACGTTCATCCATGTGGGGTCTTCCTTGATGTAGAAGTGGCCGCGAATCTCGTTTAAAAAACCCTCTGCGAGACTCTTTTCTGCGGTGAGGTACAGAATTCTAATATTCGGAAAGCAAAGAATCCAATTTACAGTATCTATATGGTCGAAACTTGATTTTGCCGCGCCGCGAGGGTACAGAAGAAGTCTAGTCTTGACATCGCTTTGTTTATTTATCGGCTTCGTAGGATCTTTCTTAATAAACAACTTAGTGAAAGGCCCGTAATACTCGTCACAGAAAATGTTCTCTTCGATTGGACGCGTTCCGTTGTCGGAGGCTGGGTTCGTCATCCAGCAGAAGAATTGAGCCAGCCACATCAAATCAGTTTGGCAACGGTGCCGAACTTCTTTGCCAAGTCGAGTGTTTGGTATATGATCGGTGCCAAGTTGCATCATGTTTAGCAAATCTTGGCGGATACTAACTAGAAAGTCATACAAGGCCCTGTTGGGAATTTTCTCGGCATCTTTGTAGAACTCGTCGGGGGAATCCTCCAAAAGAGAAGGATTCCCTCCATACTCAATTATCAATTCATCAAAATTCGACGCCAAGATATATCCTCTAATCTATAACTCTATTATACCACACTCTGTCAAGTTACTTCTTCTTTGTGGCCTTCTTTGCCTGTTTAGCGGTCATGACTTTTTCGCCCTTTTCAACCTTAGCCATTCCGCCCTTCTTGACTTTGCCGCCCTTCTTATATGTAGAGGGAGACGCCATACTGCCCGTCTGTTTCATTCCAGTCATATTACCTTCCTTTTGATTTCTTTTTCTTGCTCACCCCGGCTTCACTGAGGGCGATTGCGATCCCTTGTTTAGGGTTGGTTACTTTCTGGCCAGAGCTAGACTTCAGCTTTCCCGACTTAAACTCGTGCATCACATCCGATACCGCTTTACGCTTACCGGCTTTGGTGGTTGGTTTTCTTGCTGGCATATTTCGTCCATTTTCTGGATTGCTTCGTCCTGTTCTCTCAGTTGATCTGGCTAGGCCGGGTATCGTCGTGCTCACAGCGTCAGCGCTACTGGAAGCAGCGCACATTGTACGTTTTTGCTGTAGGCGTGGCGCTTGTTCCGCCGTAATTCCAAACGAGCACTGCCACTGTGTTTGTGCCGTTTCCATAAGCCTGAACGACGAATGGATAGCCAGGGCCGGCGGATCCATCTGTGGCGGTCGCAACACAATTCATGCCGGACGTTGCTCCAGTCACTGTGACAGCCGCGCTGGTATTGCTACCCGATGGAACGCTCGATCCGCCGATGCTTGAGCTGGTCCCCGTAAGAGGGGCGATGTAGTTATTCACGGCCACCCACGAGGATCCGTTGTAAATCCATCCGTAGGTTGTTCCCGCGCTCAAAGCGTCGCGAACAAAGTCGCCCTGTTGGTATCCGGTTCCCGAACTCGGAATAGATTGCCTAGTCTCAGTGCTGGAGAAAAAGACGCCTGTTCCTCCGCTCACGGTTTGCGCATAGGTACGACCGGATATTGGATCAAAAATCGAGGACCCATGCGGAGGATAATTTGGCGATGACATGCTGAGCGTAATCGGGTTGGAGTAGCTGAAATTCGGAACCTTAACGCTAAAGAACGGCGAGGATGTGGAGAAAACAACATACGGGGTCAAAGATGAAGGGCTTCCCGTATAGCTAATATCATCACCATTGAATCGAAGGCCGCTCCCTGCGTTGTCTCCACTTGCTCCAAGAAAATATGTTCCATAAACCATCGTCGGCGTCGTTTGTGTGTCCGAAATTACGTTGTTCTCTGCTACCGAACCAGACCATGCTGTCACGGTGCTGATCGTAATTCCAGACTGCCAAAGGGAAAAACAAAAGCTGGACGCGCTTCCGTTTCGCTGGCCGGGATTATGAATATGGTTCCCCGAGATATCCAAATCAGTGACCGTCGAGAGTGGCTGAATCGTGATGCCTGAACACAGTGGGCTTTCGATGGTGTTTCCGATAATAGACACGTTCGCCAGCGGGGTCGCATTCGATCCCGACAGAGCGATGCCCGCAGAAAAGCTATTGGTCGCCAGCGTGTCTGCGACGAATCGAATGTTGTTGTTCTCGATGTGGACATTCGTCAAACCGTAGGTGCTTGCCGGAAAGAGAGCAACTCCCGATTCGTCATTGGAAACCGACCAGGGATTGGCACCTCGGTTCACGCTGATGATGTTTCCGGTTATGTTCAACCCGTCATAACTCCCGTCCGTAGCCCAGATCGAAACTCCTCGATTCACATTCGAGCAGGTGTTTCCGATCACATTGAGGTCATGAACGACGGATTCATTTGCACTCGTGGCAACGCATGCCCTGTAGTTTTGGATAACATTGCCGCTGACGATCTTCGAATCCTGGTGCACCTCGATTGCGGTTCGCACCCCAATTCCCGCGGCTTGAAACGTGTTTCCCTCCACGATCCCGCCTGTCCCCGTCAGATAAATCTCCGAGGAGTCATGGTCGTAGGTTCCACCGATCCCCATGTTGGACCAATGATTGTTGATGATCGAACAGTTATTGCACAAGTTGAGCGAAACCGTCTGAACGTCGTTCCCATTGATGAACTTTACGTTTTGAACCGTGACATTATGCGCCGTCCCGCCATTTATCTGAAAGGCGATGTGCTCATTTGCGCCGATTGGGTTGCTGTTCACTGCGTTGTTCGCGGCGTTCCCATCGATGGTCAGGTTTTCGATGGTCACGTTTGCGGGCGAACCGCTGAAATCGAACAACGCCCGATAGTTGCCGAGTGAATTTCCAATCTTGATTGTTCCGCTTCCGGTGAAGCCGATATTGTTGTAAGGGATCGTGTAAATATAGCCGCCCGGTGAGGGATTTGAGCCGATGACACACACAGTGGAATCGGGTATGTAAATTCGCACCGGGACAGTATAGGCTCCCCCCGCCGTGATCGCTGCCCCAATCGCCGCGCGGTCGTCCGTTGAGCCGTCGCACTTCGCTCCATAAGCCGCGTTGCGAATGTCGATTACCGGCGTCACGGCAGAGATCGCATTCGCAGCCGCGACGGTACTAAAGTTGGCAGGTCCAGGAGTTCCCGTCTGCCCGATGCTGGAGGGGTTAATCGCGTTTCCATCTACGACGGCGGTAGCCGCGCCTTGAGCATTATTCTGCCCAGTCCCGCCTAAAGGAATCGAAATAGGGTAAGACGGGGCGGTTGAAGAATTGGCGCAAACATTCGGAATGACCTGGGACCCTTGCCCAGGCGCGGATATAGTCTCAGTTACACAATAGTTCAGAGGGATATAGTACCCGTAGTTCCCGTTCGAGTCAGTTGTCACTGAGCTAGAGGCGATAGGAACAGACAAAGCTGGGTCAGAATAAATAGTCGCCCCAGACCCCGTACCCGTAACCGTAACCCTAACCGTAGCATAAGGAGCCACCTGAGCGGTGATAGTATTCGTCCCGCGCATCAGGACTTGGTTAGTCCGATGGTAACCTCCTGTCGCTTGCTGGGCCAGTCCGAAAAATGGACAAAGTAAAATAAGTAGTAGTAAAAGTTTCTTCACAATCCCTCTGTCTAGTTCCGGAGTTACTTGTTCTGTGGACAAATCTCGGAGGATAATCTCCGCCAGTCTCGCTTCGTTCTCATGTTCAGCAGCTATTGCTTTGTACCCATTGTGTCGAGCCATCCCAGCTTCCCGTATTGATTTCTGGCGATGGCCCGAAACGAACAACCTGACTCGCTCCAAAACTTCGAACGTCATGCGGCCTCTAATCTAGTGAGTATTATGGTAGAGTTCAGATCCCCATACGGCAGGTTCTATAAGCCGAGTTCCCATGCTAACTCCGTTCCAGGTTTTCTTCAGGGCACAGATAGTTCCTGAACAAGGGGCTGGGAACAGATAAGAATGGAACTTGGTTTGGAAATCCCCAGTGGTCTTCCCGAGATTATATGTAACGGTATTAGTGTTGTGTAGGGTTTGGGTTATGTCAGGCGAGGAGACTAATTTATCGAAATCGTATATGGACTTGTGTAGCATGTCCAGGTTGTCGTCTAATCTATTTTCAGTTTGAGGCAGGTTAACCAGAGCCCGGTGGGCATCCCCGCCGATAGTATTCATCTGGGTTTGGGTATCTTGGATCAGGCCAGTTGCGGTTTGAATGGTGCTTCGAAGGTCAACTACTCCGCCGTTCAGGTTGTCGAACAAAACTTGGCCGTGACCGTCCCAAGTAGACATCTGCTGCTGTTCGTGTCGTGCGACCAAATCGGTATGGACGACCAAAGACCGAGACTCATTAATCAGTTTGTCCGCGAGAACAATCGTCTCGTCGGCCTTGCTGATCGTCGTGTCCATTTTCTGGACGACAGGCGCGGCTTCGGATACGATAGCCTTGGACCGCTGTCCGACTCCACCCCACTCCCAAGTGGCCCAGGTAGCCATCGCTACCAAGGCCAGCAAGAAGATTCCAATCGAATTTAAGATATATTTGTTCATTACTTCTTAATGAGAGCCGTATACTGCGGGATGTCCTTAATCAAGGCTTCGACGGCCTGAATAACATTGATATCGAATCCAGTATTTTGCAGTTTGGCGGACGCAGCCGAGTCCCCAGCGTGCATAATAGCAGCTACATCGCCGAGAATAGCATACGCCAGTTTCTCAATAGGAAGTGCAATCGCACCATACGTAGGCACGGCTGCGGTCACTGCTTCAACCGTAGACTCAGTGGCCTGAACTTTCTGGATACCAGCCTCGACCTTGGGTTCGTCAGCCTTAACCTTCTCGAAAACTGTTGCGAAAAAATGTCCTACTGTTTTAAACGGATTAGTCACTTGTATCTCCTCTGTTACTTTTGTGTAGGGTCCGCTGTAGTCTGGACCTCGTTAGATTTGTTCCCGATAGCTTTGCCTGTCAATAGCCCGATGCCCGCTCCGATTACTCCAGAGGCGGTTTCCTGCCCGAGACCAAACTGCTTGGACATAAGAGAGAAGGCAATCCCGATAATCAGAACGGTAATCGCCACCCAGGCGGTGTCCATCGTATTTAGAGCGTTAATTATTTTCTGTAGCATTTGTTTTCCTTACATTCCAGGAGCAGCCGTCGGAGTCGCGGGGGCAGATTGAGGCACGGCGGCTGCGGCGGGAGGACCGGCTGGAGCGGCTTGTGCGGATTGGTCGGGAACATTCTGGTCTATATGAGCCAAAAGAGCTGCCTTATCTGGTAGAACATGTTCCTCATCTTCAGGAGTAGTACCGTCGTCAGCAGGGGCGAACTTGTGGCGGACAATGTGCCCGCCTGACTTGCCATGCCTAATGTGGATCTCGTGTGGGTGCTTACCCTTGCTGGACGACTTCTTACCCCCGCCCATTCCCGCCTTGCTGCGGCTTGATTCGTTCTTCATTGGTTATCCTTTGTCCAGAAAATGGACGGGTTACTTGATGGCCTTCTTCAGCATGTTTTTCGCAGATTCCGGAGTCGATCCCTTAACTTTGATCTTGATCTTCGTCTCCCCGAGTTTCTTGGCCTGCTTCTTATCCGACTTAGCATCGGCCTTCATGATCTTCTTTTCCAACTTCTTGTCAGACTTCGCGTCTTTCTTTGCTGCCTTCATATCTTTTGCCATGATAAAATCCTTTGATAGTTAGTTACATGTTGAGCAATTCGGCCAAGTTCCGGAAGTACAATCCCCGAGTTGACCCGATGTTTTCCAACATACTCCGTGTCCAGCCGTGGGTGTTCCAGAGATCCCTGGGACTCCTAAATTCGTCCTCGCACCTGCCGCCGTAGTTGCTCCTGTGCCGCCGTTGTAAACTGCCGCAGATGTATTGACATTGGAACCTGACACATTAGGGGTGATCGAATCGGGCGAGATGTACGTGTAAGCGGCCCCCGCCGAGAGACCGTAGTTCATATCCACGCCATTCAGAAGGTTTGGCGTGCCCGCTGTGTTCGTGTTCGTGAAGGCCACGTTTGCTGTGCCTCCGCCATTCGTCAACAAAGCTCCGGATATAATCATCTGGCCGCTTTGATTCGTAAGGTTAGCCGTTGCCGATGCCGTGCTCAGTTCGGTGTTGATAAATACAGCCACGGAGCTAGCACCGTTCTGCGTGACAAGCGCCGTACCGGTTAGCCCGTTGAAATACGGCTGTCCTCCGGTGATCGTAATCGTGCCCGCTGCTTGAACGCTGATGAACTGCGGCGATCCTCCCTGGATCGTAAGATTCGTGTTCAGAGCCCCGCCAATCCTCGCCGATTGAACCGCACCGGTGTAGGCGTAAGTAACATTCGTGGCCGTGGTGGTGAAGTTGAATAGCGTTGTCGGGCCATTTAGCGTGATGTTCCCTGTTACCGTTACCGCGCACCCATTCCCGTTGATCGTGGCCGCATAAGCAGGAAATGAAATGTTTCCCGTATACGTGTACGGAGTAGACGTGGGAGTGCAATTTATCACGAATGGTTCTGTCAGTGCCGATACGGCAGGAAGGAGAGTTGTCAGTGACTTGAACGGATAGGAGATCGATCCATTTTCAGTGTAACTATCTGCCCTCGTGCCGTCAAGATAAAATGTCGCTACCGGAGTCGTACCAGTCCCTATTCCAGCTCCGTATATAACACCACCCACATAAACATTCCCGACAACTCCGAGATTTGTGTATGGATAGTTCGTTGTCTGTCCGAATAATGGACTAGCCGCGAGAATCAGCAAGAAAAGAATAGATGCGAGAGTCTTTTTCATTCCTCTACAGCCTCGTAATAGCGAATTCTGTTACGGTGACTGTGTTGCTTCCGCCACCTGAAAAAGTAAATGATGGGATGAAGTTAAGGTCAGAGATAGACAAACCGGAAACACTAGCCGTGTTGCTGACGGCCACGACTGACCCGTTCATATACTGAGCAGCGGCTCCGAAACTCAGGATCTTGGTTGTCGAGTCCCATAGGAATTGAGCCTTGAGCCAGAAGTTGATACTGGCTGACGACGTAATCCCAGAAGTTGCCGTACCTGTTACAATATTTGTGCATCCAGTTCCCAAAGTTCCGATGGTATAGTTCTTAGAGTACGGACCTTCGGACCAAGTTGACTTCTTTGCGTTGTAAAGATTAACCAGACAGTTTGTAGTAGTGGCCCCCGAGATTGTACCCGCCATCTGGACCTCAAACGGGTGACCGTCGAAAACATCAGGAGAAACATCAGGCGGTACGCTGATAAAAAGTCCAACAGGGTAGGTAGTTGTAGACAGAGGGAACAATGGAGAAGGAAATCTAGAGTATACCCCGGATGCCGAAGGAGCGAGCAAAGGAGTCTCTGAAGTTCCCGAGACTACTTGCGTGTAGTTACGAATTCCGTAGGAGGTATCCGAGCGGCTCATTTATCCTTCAATCTGTCCACAAAATGGACTAAACAGAATACCAAATAAACAATCTTGTTCCGGTTGCTGTAAGTCCCGTAACCGCAAAATCACGCCAGTTTACCCTGCCCATAACAGCAGGTTCCGAGTCTACAATAAGTTCCGTGTTGGCGGGGGAAGCAGAAGGAACGACCAACGGAGGATACAAAGTTGAACTGTCAGAGGGGGCGGTGATAGTTACGGTACCTGCGGTAGACGCTCCGCCGGGACCGACGGCCAGAACGAGCTTGGATACTCGGATTCCACAACCCTGAGTACAGTTGGTCGAAGTCACCGCAGCGGCATTCCGAAATGTCGTTATATCTGTATCTATCACAATCGGTGAAGTATTCAGAGAGTTCGCCAAGGTGACTCCTTAGTCGTTTAATTTAAAGTGTTTACGAAGCAGAGTTTTGAGGCTGAAGACCTGGGCATCGAAGTGAACCTTGAGGTATGAGTCCGACACATCACGTGCGTCCATAACATCGCACAGGTATTTCTTTAGGTCAACTTCAATTTCTTTTACCAGCAGGTGCCGATCAGCTCCCCAGATTACTACGAGAACGAATACTATAGCGCAGATAATTGCGATCATTTCGTCTCCTCTGGGGGCCTTTCGGCCCCCGTGGGTTTAGTGATATTACACGAGTTCTAGTTTAAACTCAGTAATGGTTAGAGTAGAAGTCGGGTCCCCTCCGCTTCCTTTCGCTCCGCCAACACAAAAAACCAAATCGGACTGCGAGGGGATGGAGTATAGAGTAGTGTTGTTCCCTGACTGGATAACTTGTTGAGAAACAGAGTCCCATACCAGATTCACTTCAGAAACAAAATTACTTACCAGCGAACCGCTCCCCGAAGTTGTCCCTAGAGCTACGCCGGGTAAGTTAACCAAGATAGGGGATGAAGTCGAGGTTCCCAAGTATATAGTAGCGTTCGGGTTCGCTCCTCCAGAAGAAATTTCAACCCGACCAGTTACGATCAGTCTTAAAAGTTTTCCAGAAAGAAGAGGCGCAGAAGGGGCGGACAATACAGCGGTTCCTCCCGAAGCCAGTTGTACCAAAGAAGTAGTTGTGGATGTCTCGGACAAAACTGACAGTTGAGAGGGCTCTATTTTTGCTAAGAACAATTTTATCTCCTGTTTTGTGGTGATTTACAGCCGATTGATGCAGAATTCCTTGATGTTCACGGTTGTCGTTGCTGCCGATGCGAAGGTGAACGAAGGAATAAAGTTCAAGTCGGTAATAGCGACCGACGTTGCGTTGGCATTGGCGGCATTGGCTACGACCGCGCCGTTGATGTACTGGGTGGTTCCGCACCACGATAGGATCTTGGTGAGGCTGTCCCACATGAACGTGGTCTTCAGCAAACAGTTGATGGTCACGCTCGAAGTCAAACCAGCGGTTGCGGTTCCAGTAAGAACCTTGGTACAACCTGTGCCGAGAGTAGCCAATGTGTAGCTAGATGAAGCCGAACCACCAGAGAATGTTGAAGCCTTGGCATTGTACAGATTGACCAAAGTGTTCGTGGTTGCGGTGCTCGAAGCGGTGAAGGACAGGCTGACTTCGAAAGGATGCCCGTCAAACTGACTACCAGCAATATCTGCCGGAACGCCAATAAACACGCCAACAGGATAGGTGGTGGTTGAAAGCGGGAACTCCGGCGAAGGGAAATATGGAGAAACGCCAGAGGCGGTGGGAGCGAGCAGGGCGGTTTCAGAGGTTACGGATACGACCTGCGAATAGTTGAAATTGGGGTAGCCAAAGCTAGAGTCTTGACGCGCCATTTATTGATTCCTTTATAGTTGTGGGGTGATTTGTCTGGGGCCTAGAATCAGCCCCACGTTGCGCAGGCCCGAACCGGGTCTCGATTAGTGTCCAGAAAACGGACAAGATGGAGCGGAAGACGAGATTCGAACTCGCATGTCTAAGACGGTTGCTTGGAAGGCAACGGCTCTACCACTGAGCGACTTCCGCGAACTTGGTCCCCGAAGACGGACTTGAACCGCCCACCTAGCGGTTATCGACCGCTTGCTCTTGTCAAGATGAGCTATTCGGGGATGGTGCCGAATAAGAGATTCGAACTCCTGTCTTCTGGGTGTAGACCAGAGGCCCTGCCTTTAGGCGAACTCGGCAAAACTGGTGATCGCAGACAGAATCAAACTGTCATATCAGGCTTCGGAGACCTGCGCTCTGTTCTTTGAGCTATGCGACCAAACTGGAGATCCCGCCGAGACTCAAACTCGGGTCTGAAGTTTAGGAAACTACTGCTCTATTCTCCTGAGCTACGGGACCGAAACTTGGAACTCCTGGAGGGAGTCGAACCCCCGACCTAGACTTTAGAAAAATCCCGCTCTTCCGTCTGAGCTACAGGAGCAAACTGGTAGACCGCCAGAGACTCGAACTCTGTCCAAGACGCGGTAAAAGCACGTTATGCACCCTCACACTCACGGTCCAAAACTTGGTGCGTCCAGAGGGAAACGATCCCCCGACCTTCTCATTAAGAGTGAGTTGCTCTACCAACTGAGCTATGGACGCATGGTAGGCGATGAGTGAGTTGAACACTCCCGTTGCGCTAATCTGGCGCTTTCCCGAGTCTATAAGTCTCAGCCGCACACCGATGCTATCGCCCGTAAACTTGGTGCCAAAGCGGGGAATCAAACCCCTCATTCCGCTTTATGAGGGCAGATGCCGAATCATCGGCCTTGGCAAAACTGGCGGGAGATGTAGGATTTTAACCCACAAGTTCCGGGTTGGAGCCGGACAGTTTGACATTGAGCTTAATCTCCCGTGGAACCCGGTAGCGGAGTTCAACCGCTGTTTCGAAGTTCGTAGCTTCGCGCCTTATGCGTTAGACGAACCGGGCATTTTAAAATGGTCGGGGTAGAGGTAATCGAAACCTCGTCTTATGATCCCAAATCATAGGCTTGACCTTCCAGCTATACCCCGATGGTGGGCAGTCGCAGAATCGAACTGCGCCGTGAGGCTTTTCAGACCTCCGTTCCAACCATGCAAACTCACTACCCAAAACTTATTCGGTTTTATCTGCATCATCATTCTCGGGCATATAAGAGGTTAGTCAAGCTAACGTAGGATGCTTGCAATGGCAGAGCGGGAAACCGAAAAACACCTTTGTATTGGTGGAGCATGTCGGATCTGCCCCGACTGCCTCCGCGTTGCAGGCGCGGCGCTCTCCTAATTGAGCTAATGCCCCTACTCGGGGTGCCTCCATTTGTAAGGCCCGTCCCGATTATTATAGTGGTCCAAATCATGACAATTAGGGCATAAGAGTTCCAAATTGTCTATCGTATTATTTGTTCGATCTCTATCCTTATGGTGAACTTGCAAAATTTCCGGATGAAGATCATACCCACATCTGTTACAAATCTTATCGTAAGTTCGAAGTGCTATCGCTCTGTAGCTGTATCTTCCATCGCCATAATGACTTGGTCTGAGAATTTCATTATGCTTTCCCATTCTTTGGGCGTCATCTTTGCAGATTCTAGAACAAAATCGGAGTCCGCTCTTCGATTTCTTGAGATTAGATTGACTTCTGTAAAAGATCAACCCACAGTTGTCACACTTTAGTTCATGTATTTTAGACGGATTGGATGCTCGGAAACATTCAGGGCTACAGTATCTCCTACCTGCATGTTTTGGGGCATAGAAACTTTTTCCGCAAAAAGTACAGAACTGCAAAAACAACTTACGCTGCTTTCCATCATAGATAGTTGAAACAATTACCTCTTCCACGTTTAGTCCTCTTCTGGGGGCGGGACCTACGCGAATCATCAATCCACCACCTGTAGAATTTCTATGCTACAGGACATTTACCACGCTTGAGTTTAGCATCCTCAAACACTTATTTTGGGGTGGCCGGAGGAAGTTGAATCCTCAAGAAGCAAATTCCACAGACTTGTCCGACATACCCGTAGTCGGCACGGCCACACTTGTTGTCCATTATCTGGACGAAACTGGAGCCTAGTGAGGGACTCGAACCCTCGCGTTGGAATGGCAGTTTACAAAACTGCTGCTGTCGCCGCTGAGCCAACTAGGCATTTCACGTCCGCACTTAGGGAGGCGGAACTCCAACTTACAAAGAAATACTACCACAACATTTCTTAATTGTCAAGCGAAATCTGGAGCCGAATAGCGGCCTCAAACCGCTGTCTCATGCGTACCAAGCATGTGCTCTTTCTGTTGAGCTAATTCGGCTTGGAGCCCAATTGGGGAATTCAACCCCAGTCTTCTCTGTACGAAGGAGATGTACTGGCACTGTACTAATCGGGCATTAGTTGGCTCCGCCGCGAGGTTACGATCCCCGTTTCCCGAGTTCAAAGCCCGGTGCCTTACCGATTAGACGACGGCGGAATAACTTGGGGAGGTAGACGGGAATTGAACCCGCGTAACACGGTGTGAAAGACCGTGGACAAAAACCAGCGTTGTCGGCTACCTCAAACTTTTTATCTAAAATGGCGGAAGTCGGAGGTAACGATCCCCCATCCCTTTCGGGAGCCACGGTTTTCAAAACCGTTTGTCTCACCATCGACGGCGACTTCCAAACTGGCGGTTGGTTGAGAAATCGAATCCCCGTGCCTTACGACACTCCGACTGCTTTCGAAACAGTTTGCGAACCTTTCGCGGAACCAACCTTAAACTAATTCGCGGAGAGAATTTCGGCGTCAGTACAATGTTTCTTTCGCTGGGCAGTTTCTCTCTGCCTCGGATCGGGTTCTAGACCCCGTTAGCTAGTACCTGAAAAGCATCCCTCGTCTGCACACGACCTATTTCTAGCGCGAAACTGGCGGAAAGCACAGGAGTTTAACCTGATACCTTTCAGTACGCATCCGCTTCCAACGGAGCCTCGGAACGTCCGAGTTTACTTTCCATGGCGGAGAAGGTGGGTGCTGACCCCACGCGGCTCTTTCAAGTCCACTGGTTTAGCAAACCAGCCCGTTTACCGTTCCGGCACTTCTCCGTAAAACTTGGTTGAGAACGTGTGCTCTGGTCGGGTTGATTAAGCACGTTTACCGCAGCCGACCAGCGTTCTCAAACTTGGTGCGGATGGTCGGATTTGAGCCGACAGACCGAAAGGTTTGAGCTTTCGAGGTATTCCAATTCCCATCACATCCGCAAACTTGGTACCCGCAGAGGGACTTGAACCCCCACCCCTAGAGAATGCATCCTAAGTGCATCGTGTCTGCCATTCCACCATGCGGGCAAAATTAAACTGGTACTCGGGAAGGGACTCGAACCCTCATCCCCTTTCGAGGATTAGCACCTCAAGCTAACGCGGCTTCCAATTTCGCCACCCGAGTAAAACTTTGTCGGATTTGTCCAGGCGGGGTCCGACTGGCCTCGATACGTTTAAAGTGGTGTTTGTCATCCACTAATGGAGTACCGTGCTGGACTTCAACCAGCTAAAGAGGTTTTGCAGACCTCTGATTCGAGCCTTTATCTTACGGTACATGGTAGGCGGCCCGAGATTCGAACTCGGATATCAACGATCTTAAATCGTTTGCCTTTGCCGTTAGGCTAGCCGCCCACTAAAAACATCCTACCACGGACAATTGGGTTTGTCAAGCGAAAAGATAGGGCCTCCACCGTTCATCTTCTTCCAACCCAACAAGTCTCAGCAAAGCACGAGACGTATGAACAGTCAATCGACCAGGAGGATTTAGCAACTTCATGTCCGCCTCTTCGGGCGTCCTATCAGCCTTCTTGAGGTTGCAAAATTTGCAAGCGGAAGTCAGGTTCTCCCAAATAAATCCGCCGCCTCGACTCTCAGGCAGGATATGATCCAGCGTCAGTACAACCTTCTGTGGCTTCCCGTTAACGAGGATCGTCGAGCCTTCCTTAGCCCCGCAATACTGGCATCTATAACGATCCCTAGCGTAAATGTTCGACCGAGTAAGGATCGATATCCGAACAGGAATCCGCTTGTAGTTCCTCAGCCGGATAACGCAGGGGAGCATGATGCCGGGATAGACCTCAACACCGTAGTCTTCTTCCGCAACCGCTGAACCCTTGACTAGCAACTTCAGGGCGTTCTTAGCCCGCGTGATGCTGACGGGCTCATACGAGGCGTTAAGAACAAGAACTGCTTTATTTACGAGTGATCCGCTCATGAGTCTATTATAGCATACCCAGTCAAACCGTACTCACCATAGCCCGTTGAACGCACCTTTGTTAGCAAGTTGCTTCATCCGTTTATTGAACAAACGACCGTGGCAGGACTTCTGTGTGACTCTATCCCATGTTTCCACATGTACGCATTCATGAAGGACCGTAAGGATCGTGATCGCCTTGAATTTCTTTATCTCTTCCGAAATCCAGATTTCGAACTTCCGCTCGTCTTTAGGAACCTTTCCATGTTTGGACAAGGTGTTCCCGATGGAGTGCGGTGGCATCTTTGACTTCTTCTGCCACTTGATTTTCACATTCTTTAGTTTGTTCCGGAAGTACCGTGAGTTGGCCAGATGGAATATCTCTTCAAGTCTAGTCATTTAATATATTATATCACGCAGAGTCAACCATTAAGATAAGCCAACAGATCTGGATTGTCCCTGAGAACCTGGAGCAGAACCGGAGCCACACAGTTCACGAAATCTTCCGCGTCCAGTTTTGGATCAGTTTCATACGCTCCGGTAAACGACGGGTAAGTGCAACAATGCAGGGCCTCGTGCAATAAAACTTCTTTGGCTTTAGTCGCCCTGAGATTTTTCCGGATACGTATCTCCGTCAGATCGAAGTCCGTTGAACCGAGTTCGTCAGGAAGTTCTTCAAGTGTCTTCCGGACAATCTTGTACGTATGAGGTCCGATCTTGATTGTCCGTGGCATCTTCATGTTCGCGCCTTGAATAATTCCGATTCCCACTGCCTACGTCTGGTCAGTCCATCAACCGGGGCCAGAACTCCCTTAACCCGAGACTTGTTATATTTCAGGATCTCAGAGGGAACAGCATCGTACTTCCCGTCATTAAGTCCAGTTTCGGACACTAGGGTTTTAAGGGTTCCGCAACCTAGATTGTAACAGAAGCTGGACAGCGCGTCGAACTGGTTCTGGTTCAGAGGGGTTTTAATGAAAGCTACAATATATTTTTCTGAGCGATTCTTCAAGTCCTCCGCAAAGTCGGACATGGCTTTGTCCATAGTCTCGGGAACCTTCTCATTGTCCAGCAGCGGACCCTTGTGCATCAAGTGCCCGACGCCTTCCGTGGCATTCCCTGACAGGTCATTATATGGAACAAGTTTGACGCCTTCAAATCCGGCGATCTTCTTGACAGCTTCTGGGGAGGTGTTCATAGGGGCCAGTGATAAACCTGGGGGTCAGTTTGTCTAGCAAATTTTCGCAAAAGATGGATAGGTACTTTATCTGCATCGGGGCGGAAGTCAATTATCTTGTAAGCACCCTTCCACAGATTGCACCTGACGCACAGAGGCTGAATGTTATAGATCTGATTACTTCCTCCTAAAAAAAGAGAAAGGATGTGGTCTGGGACAAGACGATACTCGGATGATCCGCACCTCAGACATTCGTGATTATATTTTTCTTTAAGGGATTCCCATTCTTCGGGGAGAAATTTACCGTCAGCCTCTGCTTCTCTTTGAAGCCTGTGACGTTTCTTCCTCGCAGCGTAACTCTCTGTTCCGTCTTCGCTGTGTACTCTTCGAACTCTTTCTTTTCTGAAAGTCGAACGAGTCTCTCTAGGCTCTATTCTATCTGGGTCTTCGTCCCAGCGACTACTCCTACACCCAGCACATCTGACTGGAATCGAATAGGCAGACCATGCGTACCCACATAGGTTGCACTCACATTCATACATTGTTACTATGATTTTTTCAATCATTCGTTTCCTCTTCCGAACAGTAACTACTGCTTCGGCGGTTTACAGATATAGCAAGTGCAGGTAGCAGAATGTTTAGGTCTTCCAAGTTTTAAGGCCATCTGCGCCAAAATAGATTCAGCTACAGAAGATCCAGGTGGCTTTGGTTTCTCTGTTTGAGTCTCGTTCTTCAAAACTTCTACACAGGAGAATTGGTCTAACTCCGAAGAGGAAAGTATTCGACTAACTTCTTGTTCTATCGGTACTGTTTTAGAATCCCTAGAATTCCAGTCTCGATGCTTCCCTTTTCCAGCACAACGCTTAGGAATGCTTTCGGATAGCCAAGTATGCCCGCACCAGCAAATACATTCGTTTACTTCTTTTCGTCTTATCATCTGGTTCCATAGTACCAAGTTATTTGTCGTCCCATAGAACCCGATCTTTATCTTTTGGTTCCATAGTACCAAAACTTTTAAGGGAGGGTCGGGGTCGCTAGGTGAAGTCTCAGTCCTACGGCACAACGCGGGGGTCAGGCCCCCGGTGGGTGGGCCGCGTTTCGTAGGGTCCCCCGCAAGTCGCACATATCAAACGACTTAGCGCCACCGTAGACAAGTCTCTTGGAGAATCTCCGCCGGACCGATACTGCATCTATTGCCACACTGTAGTCACAGCTTACCTGTAACCTATTGATTCTAAAGGGGCGATGCAAAACTAATGTTATCGGTCGATGGGTTTGGCCGATTCGGTGGCCGATGCCCGGTGAAAACTGTATGTTGATTCTAAACGACTTAGGCCATGTAACCCCGCCGCTGTGTCCTGTTCTATGGCCGATAGCCTAAGGTAAACGTCTCAGTACTGAGTCATTTAGATCCTAATACAGACGTGCTACTTGCCTTGGACACGTCTTTGCCTCTACCCTTGCGCTTTGCTCTAGTCTTTGGCTTAAGTCTTTTAAAGCCTTGCAGTTGCCTAGTCGCATCCAAGACTTGTTTAATGCTGGCCTTGGGGTCCTGGATAATACGGATTAGGGCTAGCTCTGCTATTTGAGATTGAGTCTTGGGCATTAGGTAAGCGATACTACGTAAGCGTATGGGTTGGTACGGGCCCGTGTGATCCATTGCGAATCTAGCAATAATTGACCGCGACTGAGGATAGCGCTTGCTGTGTGCGGGCCCGTCTATAGTGTATAGAGTGATTCGGGGCGCGAAAACGTGCATTCCGTCCGTAAAATGGATTTTCGCAATGTTTTTCGGCCTTCATTATCAATCGTTTAGGGTAGTTTTCCACATTTTCCACAGACAGGGGAGATTGACACAAATTCGGGATAGTGGGAATCTAGGAATGTCAACGCAACAAAGGAGACGAGATGGCACAGCAACCAAATTGGAAGAGCATCGGCACGGTCGGAGATGTTAACCCGTTGGACTATGACGGCGGATACGTATATGAGGATACGACTGGCGTCTATCCTGCCGAATTGGAATATGTCCGGAATGTATCGGGCACAGAAGACGAAAACGGACCGTGGGAAGTCTATCGCTGGCCATTGGACCGCTACGAAATGGTCGACGCGGGCGGTGATACGCTGCTAGTGCCGTTTGGGTTTGGCTCTCGTTCAGATCTTCCTCATCCGCTGGCCAATTACGACGCGTGGTTTAATGACGACATTTCGCAAGTAGCATCCTATGTTGGATCCAACGTTGCGGAGATGCGTGCTTCGCTGTGCTCCGACAATCCGATGGAGCGGGCCTGGGTATATTTGGACCTTGCGACCTGCCACGGTTTCGAGAATTTCGACTCTTACCCTCTTGACTACTCGGACCGCGAAGAACTGGAGAAGCGGTACGCAACGTTATAGAATCCGTCCAGATAATGGACAACTTACAGCGTAACCCATCCGCTATATGATGGGCGGGGAGTTGAGACAATGCCTGATTTTTCTATCGGATGTTTGCTGGTTATTCTCGGCGTAGTGTTGTGTTTAGTGGCGCAGTTTCTCGCCGAATGGATCAATGATTAGCGTCCATTTTTCAGACAACACCCTAGGGTAAAATCGCCAGTACTGCGCTGTTTTGCCCTACTGATCTGTACTCACGGCGCAATGGAGGAGCTAGAAAATGAATTCCTATGTGGTAATCTGCGGAAACATTGGAATGGTGTATTCCGGCGGAGTGTATCAATCCGCATTGGACGCGTTCACAGTCTACAAAAACAAGTCTATTCGGGGCGAGGGGCGCGCAAGCGGCGAAAGTGTTACCATGTTCCGGAATGGCGAAGTAATCAAGGAATTCATCGGAAGCACGGACGAAAACGAAGACTAATCGCAGAGTGGCCGTCCGGAAAATGGACGGTTAATGCGGCGGTCCCGTCACAAGCCGGGACAATCCAAACCGTATTCCGTGAAACTCACGGCGAAAGGGAAACATGTACGTCCCGAAGAATCTCAAGCTATGGACATTGCCGGATTCATACTTCGGCGAGCGCTGGACGGATTATTACGTGGTAATCGGTGCTCACCGGGACAGCGACACAATTTCTCGGTGCAACTTCGATTGCATCCTTGCCGACTTGGAAAAACTGGAATCTGAAACGTGCAAGGAATGGGACAATGGGACGGATGACGAATCCGCCTTGCAGCACGTCACAGAGAATCATTGGGCCGTTGGATGGGTCGAATGGATCGGAATTCACAAGAATGCGCCCGATGAATTGTTGCGGCGAGCCGATGAAATAATTGGCGAGCTGGAAGATTATCCGGTGTACAACGATGACAAGCTGTCAGAATTCGAAGATGAACAGGCTTGTGAAGCTTGGAAGTCTTACAGCTTGCGGGACCGAATCGAACTATGTGCGGAGTATGGAGTCTCGATTTTCGCCGCGCGGCGCGACTATCCGCCGTATGACGATCAAGGCGGAATTCAGCAAACCTTACTAGGCTACTAATCCCATTTTCCGGACAAAACAATGAAACCAAATAATTGGATCAATCCTCGGGACGATTACGCGATCTGTAGAGCAAAACAGGTCGTCGGGTACCGGACCGGCTCCGCCCTGCAATCACACATTAACACTTGTCACGGCGGGCAAGTTTCCGATACTTGCCCCGCGTGCAAAGAGATTCAGCGCAAGATGGAGGCAGCAAAGTGACCATTCAGCAAGCCGCATGGCAAAAAAGAAGCGACGTTGTCGATGTAGACTGGAAGGAATTGTGGGAGCGGTACGACTACCCGCATGCTACGATTCTCGGAGGCTGCCAGAACGTCTCGCACCGCACGGCGCAACCGTTCTGGAGCACACTCAAACGGGCGGCGGTTTTGACCGTGCTGTTTACGGCAGTGTTCGCCATTTTCACCGCAATTGTGTTTTAGTCCATTTTCTGGAAAGTTTTCCACAATTTTCAGGCTTGACACGGAAAACAATAACAACTAATCTTGAATCATTGGAGGGCAAGACATGGTCCTCGACCCGCGTTACAAAGCAATGGAGAACCCTACTATCCTACTCATGCACGCTATTGGATGGCAGGGCGGAACGGTTCACCAAGTGGCGGAACATACAGGCTTGCCCGTGCCCGATATTCTTTCCTTACACAAGCATGAGCCGTATTCCGGCTTGAATTCTTCGGCGTGCTCCGGGTGGACCAGTGTAAGAACGTGTTCTCTCGAATGGAACCAGGAACGGATCTTCCCGAAGTACCACGGCAACATTGACTTTTGGTCCGGGGTTTTACAGGCTCAGTTCAGCATCGAGGTAATGGGCCTATCCTAACGGCACAATCCGAAAAATGGACAACTCACGGGGGGAAGGTGTACCATGAAAACAATTTTCTGGGATGTGTTTCATAATGGGCGCAAGATTGACAGCGTACCATATTCGGCGGACTGTGATAAGGAATATGTGCGCCGCTCACTGATTGAACACGACGGGTATAACCCCGACATCCTTGTCCGCAAGGCGCGATAATGCGAATGTGGATGGTCGAACCCCGGCTAATGTGTCGCAAGCATCTGTTAGGTGAGCACGTAGAGCTGCACATGCTAGTCGGGAGCCTTCAGCGCGGAAAGTCAATAGCAGGTTTCTTGTCTAGGGGCCTGCTAGAACCTCAACACATACGAGAGCGTCACGCGATTTTAGTTGCGGAAATGGAACGGCGGGGATACTCTCATAACAGTGCACTCGCGGAATACGAAACCGATATAACCGGCAAGGTGGACAGACAAAAGTCATTGCAGGATCTTTCGGGAAGGTGTATCGAGTGTGCGGAACGGATCAAAGAACAAGGAGGCGCGGAAAAATGATTTTCAGGACAAGGAAAGACGCGAAGTCGTGGGCGAAAGCGAATCTCCGAGGAAAATACTATCGCCTTGTGACATCTTACGTAAACGCAGAGCGCGGCTATGAGACGAAAATCGCTCTCCAGTCCCGCCCATTTAGCCGAATGAATGATCCGAAAGTTTACGCCTAACCGCTTAGCCGGAGCGTTATCCGGCCCCTCTACCGGGTTTAACGGTCCCGGCACTGATGAGCGCGAAAGGCGCGAAAGGGAGAATCCAAAAAAAAATGGACAGAACGACGAATCGAGTGGACGTACCGAAACGGGTTTTAGATCGCGTCTACGCATCGAAACCTGAAGACTGGAAACAGCACGAAAACGGCGGCGGATGGGTGCATAAAACCGCTTATGTTGAAAAATCGGCTTATTTGCATCCTACGTCGATTGTGTCCGGCGATGCTCGGGTGTACGGCAATGCTCGGGTGTACGGCGATGCTTGGGTGTCCGGCAATGCTTGGGTGTACGGCAATGCTCGGGTGTACGGCGATGCTTGGGTGTCCGGCAATGCTCGGGTGTCCGGCAATGCTTGGGTGTCCGGCGATGCTCGGGTGTCCGGCGATGCTCGGGTGTCCGGCGATGCTTGGGTGTCCGGCAATGCTCGGGTGTCCGGCAATGCTCAGGTGTCCGGCGATGCTTGGGTGTCCGGCAATGCTCGGGTGTACGGCAATGCTCAGGTGTCCGGCAATGCTCAGGTGTCCGGCGATGCTTGGGTGTCCGGCAATGCTCGGGTGTACGGCAATGCTCAGGTGTCCGGCGATGCTCGGGTGTACGGCAATGCTCGGGTGTCCGGCGATGCTCGGGTGTCCGGCGATGCTTGGGTATTTTCGCCCCTCTACATCCAAGGCACAATGCACTCGCTCACCTTGTGCAGTTTTACGCAAATTGCTGTAGGGTGCCACGTCCATGATATAACCTATTGGATGAAGCATTACAAGGCAATAGGGCGGACCGAGGGGTACACGAAAGAACAGGTAAGCGAGTACAAACGACATTTGGATTATTTGGCCGCAGAGTCTGAGCGGCTACTGGCTGCAAAAATCGAAACGAAGGAATAACCAACCGCCCGCCGGAGCGTATCCGGTAGGCTCTACAGGCAAGCCGTCACGGGGCAGAGCTGAGCATCTACTAATTGCCTAAAGGAGAACCATGAGTAAGTACACGGAACAGGCGGAAAAGTTTCTCAAGGACCACGGCCTGACATTCACGGCGCAGCTTATCGGGTCTGATTGCCCGAAGTTTTGCGAAGATGCAGCCAAAATGCGGGAAATGGACAACCACGAATTCCTATCAGAAGTAAACGAAGCGGGCGAAAGTTTTGCAGAATCCGCCCAAGAAATGTTAGACGCACTCCGCGCGGCGCAAGAATCCGAGGACAATGAGGCTGAGGATGAAGCGCGGCGGACAATTGACGCGCACCCGCTTTCGGTCCAGGTTCGTGGCGGATGGCATACTCCGGGTTGCGGCGGCAGAGTGGCGGAGGAATTCGAGATTCTGCTAGGCACCGGTGGCCCCGCATCCAGGATCATCGGGGAACTGAACGAATACGCCGAACCCGATTCGGCGCGGTTTGAATATCAGGATTGGTTTAAGCCGTGGACTCCAGCGCTCAACTTGTCTGAAGATCAGAATGAAGCGATCCTAGAATTTGCCCGCCAGTTCTATTACGGCGAATAACTCACGGCGCAACCGGCCCGCCCATCGGCCTAAAGGTGGGGCAGAGAATCAGGAAAGGGGAGTAAAAAAAAAGATGGCATACCCAACTCTTGAGCAATTTGAGCAAGCCCGCCGCGAACTAAGGCGTGCGGATAACACCGAACTGGAACAGAAAAAGCCAAAGAGCAACGAGTAACAGTCCAGAAAATGGACGACAGAGTTTTCCACAGCTTTCGGCTTGACAAAAACAACCAAACGAAGTAGTTTTGATTGAAAAGGAGAAACTATGTCACCAGCAACGAAAGGCCAGATCACCAAGGCGCGGAAGATCGAGGACAGCCGCGCACGTTTTAACGCCGTCCGGGCGGTGTTTGCCAAGTCGATGCCCGCCGAACAAGCAAAGCACGCGGCGCGAAAGGCACTCGTAACGTCCAAGTAATGGACACGGCAGACTTGCTCTGCCCAGATAGCTAACCCCGATTATCTGGAGAGGGCAAGAACCGAAATAGGGAGAATTTGTGATTGAAACCACAATCAAGTGTGACGTGTGCGGGGCTGTCAAGGGCCAAACCAACCATTGGTTCGACTTGTGGCGGAGCGACGAAGGTTGTATCATCGTGGCCCCATCAAAACCTGACGTAACCGCCAGTCAAGTATGCGGGAAGAAATGCCTGCATGTTCTGATCGACAAATTACTGGAGGGGAAATGAACATCCTAGTCGAACCCCAAGGTGAGGGCGACGTAGTGGCAGGAATGGTTAACGGTGTTATCCTGTCTGTCCCGTTTTGGGCAATTGTACTAGTCGTGATGTGGCTGAAGGGGTGCTTGTGAGGAAACCAATTGCAACTTTGGAGATCACTGCGGGGTCCCTCCTTCGCGGAGAAATTCGCAGAGAACTTGACAAAATTGTCTATCGACACCCTGAGATTTCTTACCGTGAGTTTAAGGGATTTCTTTCTAGTGATTTCATCATACGTGGCCCTTTGGCGCATGTAGGCAGGATCAAGAGGTGGCTGGAGGAGGTAGGCAATTGACCGACCTCACGGCGAGATCAACCCGGCTACGATTCACAACCAGCTCCGAGGTTCGGGAGGCGGGCAAGCATCGGAGAGTAGTCTGCGAAGCGCGACCACAATACCTGATTGTCAAGGCATCCGGCCTGCATTCGTGTTATAGTATCCCTTGGGATGCTATCTGGAGCCTAGCAGTTAAACAAGATGTCGCGGCTAAGAAGGCCGCGAAGAAGGCGAAGAAGGAACCGTCCAAATAATGGACGAGAAAGCAGGATCAATGAAAGGCTTCAAGGGTTTTGACAAGGATCTGAAGTGCCGAGGTTTCCAATACGAACTTGGCAAAACATTCGCCCACGAAGGAACCGTAGACCTTTGTTCGCCCGGCTTCCATTTCTGCGAAAACCCGCTTGACGTGCTCTCTTATTACGGGGTGGCAAACGGAAATCGTTTCGCGGAAGTAGAGGTCGATGGAGTAACTGACCAGAAGGAAAACGATTCAAAACGGGTCTGTTCTTCTCTTGCCATCGGTGCAGAAATTTCCCTCAAGAATCTAGTCGATCATTCGATTAAATTCATCTTCAACAAAACCACAAACCCCACCAGTGGCGACTACGCGCACTCGGCCACCAGCGGCGACTACGCGCACTCGGCCACCAGCGGCAACAACGCGCACTCGGCCACCAGTGGCGACTGCGCGCCCTCGGCCACCAGTGGCGACTGCGCGCGCTCGGCCACCAGCGGCAACAACGCGCATTCGGCCACCAGCGGCGACTACGCGCACTCGGCCACCAGCGGCGTCTACGCGCACTCGGCCACCAGCGGCAACTACGCGCACTCGGCCACCAGCGGCAACTACGCGCACTCGGCCACCAGCGGCGACTACGCGCACTCGGCCACCAGCGGCAACAACGCGCACTCGGCCACCAGCGGCGTCTACGCGCACTCGGCCACCAGCGGCATCTACGCGCGCTCGGCCACCAGCGGCAACTACGCGCACTCGGCCACCAGCGGCGACTACGCGCACTCGGCCACCAGCGGCAACAACGCGCATTCGGCCACCAGCGGCGACTACGCGCACTCGGCCACCAGCGGCAACAACGCGCACTCGGCCACCAGCGGCATCTACGCGCGCTCGGCCACCAGCGGCAACTACGCGCACTCGGCCACCAGCGGCGACTACGCGCATTCGGCCACCAGCGGCGACTACGCGCGCTCGTCTGCTATGGGGGGAAATTCAATAGCCGCCGCTATTGGTAGAAACGGCGCAGCAAAGGCATCCGTAGGAAACTGGATCGTTCTGGCGGAATACAAGGACAACGGAGAGATTGTATCCGTGAAAATGGCAAAAGTGGACGGCGAGAAGATCAAGGCCGACACTTTTTACCAACTCAAAAACGGGGAGTTTACGGAAGCTGAATGACCAATCTAACCAAACGCGGAAACGTGTACCATTATCAATCCACAGTCGGCGGGAATCGCCTTCGCTGTTCGTTGGGCGTCTCTGACCCGAAGTCCGCGTCTCGGCTGGAGAACCGCGTCACCTTTGCTCTGGCGGACGGGCCAAAGTCCGCTATCTGGCCCGAACTGAAAGCGGCGCTCCCGAAGACCGGTTTTGATATTTTAACCAAAAACTTGAACCTTCCGGCGGATTCTCCTGACCTGCTAGAGTTTGAGCAATCGTTTTTAAAGGATCTGTCCCGCCGAGCGGACCTAAGCGACATCGCCGCTTCCACGGCAGAAATGTATGGGCGGATTTGCGGTACTTTTTTTGATCGGATGGTCGAGATTGGCGTCCAGAAAATTGACGAACTCACGGCGCAAACGATGGCCGATTACTTTGTCTGGCGGAAGAAATCTATACTGGCCAAAAACCCGGACAAAGGTGCTAGGGGTCTCGAAACCGAAAGCCGCATCTTGAAAGAGATGTTCAACTTCGCGGAGAAATCCGGCCTACCAGCACCCCAGTTTGACCCGTACAAGTCGCCGGTCGCGGCGGACGAACCTGATCCGTTTTCGGCGGACGATCTGGAAAAAATGAATAGTGTAGCCGAAGAAACCGAACGACTTGTCTACTTGATTTTCCGATGGACAGGTCTTCGCCGGTCGGACGTAGCGGATCTAACCTGGGGCGCAATCGAATGGGGGAAGTCGGTTCTGTCCTGTGTTACCAAGAAGCGGAAAGTGATGGTTCATGTTCCGATGGCTCCAGTTTTGGTCGATGCGCTAAAGGATGTGTACTCGGGTCAACCCGCGTCCGAAAATATTTTGGTCGGACTCACCAAAAACATGCTATACTCAATCATCAAGGGTTTGGGGGAGAAGGCTGGAGTTGAGAACTGCCACCCCCATAGGTTCCGCCACACGTTCGCTATTAACATTTTGGAGCGCGGCGGATCGATCTATGACGTGGCTAAGATCCTGGGCAACCAAACCAGCACCGTAGAGAAATACTACGGGAAATTCACTGATCAGGCGCAGGAACGAGTACGGACAATGTTGTCCAAATAATGGACGAGGAGGAACAATGGCTGATTTATCTGGTTTGAAGGTCGGGGACCCTGTAGTAATCTGCACGGCTGGGTATGGAGATGCGCCCGACAAGATGGAACGTTCCGAGGTAGTCGAGGTCACAAAAGGCGGAAACTACAAACTCAAGGGAAGCACGGCAGTTTGGAATACTAAAGGAAACTATCGAGGTCAAGATCCTTACAGTAGGATGTATTTCGACAGGTTCAACCAAGAGATCTGGGACGGAAACGTTAAACAATGGCGGGAAGTAAGAGACCGTTTTCGTCTCAAGAATCTCGATTTTGGAAAGCTACCCATTGAGACCGTTCGCAAAATGTTGAAGGTTCTCGGAGAGGAGAGTTTATGAGTGATTTGAACTGGAAGCAACGGCTCGGCTTAATCGCGGGCCTGATTATTTTCTTCCTGTTTTTCGCAACGGTATTCATCGACCTAACCTGCGGCGGGTTGTTTTAACAGAACGGGGGTAAAATGCACATCGAATTATCCAAAGCGTATTTGTGTCTGGACTGCGACTGTATTGGGGATAACTCACGGCAGTGCGCGGCCTGTGGGAGTCATTCGATTATCAGCATGAAGGTTGTGGCTAAGGCAGAGAAAGCATCCAAATGAAACACTACAGTCTGATTGACGAGATCGTCATTGTATTTGGAGTAGTCGGGCTGGTTCTGTACCTGACGAAGTAACGACAACGCTGGCACAACGGTATCAGCCCAAGGAGGGCAAAAATGTACGACCCGATGAGTGAACCTAACTGTCAGGACTACCAACGCGCCTACGGAGACGAGACGGTTCGCGTTGAGTGCTCCCAGTGTTGCTACGCGGTTTCCGGCACGGACATCATGTCCCTCGAAGCCAAGGTTGATAGACATGAGCGAGAGCAACACCCGCCGCACGTTGAGCGGTAACGTCGCGATGTCCACAACGAACATGAGCGTAAAAGATAAAAGGAGTCCAAAAAATGGACAACGAATCCGTGTTTGTAAGCATGGTCTGCGATCAAGTAGCCAAGATCGAGAAGAATATGAGGGAGATGCGGGCCTTCTATATCTTCTCAGACACCCGACCCGGAACCGACACCGAACGTCTGACTAAAGACGCCGATGATTGGGTAGCGTATCAGAAACTATTCCAGTTTTAGGAGGAGAGATGACTGTAAACAACAAGAAATTCCCGACAAGATGGGAACCGACCGGCTACGTCTTTGAAGACCCGCCAAAGAAGGATCTCAGTGGGCAGAGGTTCATCCTCGCCACTTTCATCGGGTTCTTCGTGGGGTTGTTTTTGGCGATTGTTGCCGACCCTGCGGCTTTTCTGCTTGGGTGGGTGATTTCTACGGGAGTAGTTTACGCGGCGCTCAGTTCGTAGGAGGATGAAGGATGATCTACGAGGAGACATTCTTCGACTTACTCAAAAGTCCGGGGCATTGGCTGTTTGAATTGTTTTTGATGGCCGTGTTTGATGGTATAATCGGAGCGTTGCTCTGGCCGTTTGTTCGGAAACACTGGGCGCATCATTTGGACAGAGACAGAAAAGAAGGGTTGTCCAAATAATGGACGAGGAGGTGTCATGAGTATTACTCACATTTTAGCTAGGATCGCGCTCTACAGTGCGGGATGGTTCCTGACCGCCACGACTTTCATTAACCTCTTCCGTTGGGCCGAAAAACAACGAACGAATCAGAAAGTGGACTGCCGGTTTGAAGGGGTTGTAGTGGCTACTTTCATCTGGGCGGTTTTGCTCGGGATTATTTACTGGTAGATAAGGCGGGGTATGGACGACGTATTATGGCTTGACTATGAAATCGTAAGCGAATGTGACCTCTCAGTTCGGGGGCTCGACAACTACGCAAAACATCCGTCTACCCGTGTAGCGATTGCGGCTTATGCGCACGGAGACCGGGCCACCAGAGCTTGGGAATCCCATAAATCCCCAATGCCGTCCGACCTGCGAGACGCGCTCGAAAATCCTTTCGTAACTGTCTACGCTTGGAACGCACAATTCGAGCAAGCGATTACTTGGGAGGTCTTGGGGATTCATAAGCCAATCGAAGAGTACCGTGACCCAATGGCGGCGGCGCGGTACTTGTCCCTTCCTGGTTCTCTGGAAGATGCGGGCGAAATCCTTGGACTCGGGGCAGATCAGGCCAAAATGGCGGCAGAAGGAAGGCGACTTGTCCGGTTATTCTGCGAACCGGAAGAATCGGGCGGCGCAGATACTTTATTCGGAAAGAGCAGTGCGTCCTTCCGCGACGGGCAGACCGACCCGGAGGACTGGAAAAAATTTGTAGGGTATTGCAAACGAGACGTTGACGCGATGCGCACGATCTACAAGAAGCTAATGAAATTCCCCATGCCGGATTTTGAATGGGAGACTTGGCTTCTAGACCAGAAGATCAACGCTCGCGGCTTGCCTGTTTCGATGGATCTGGTTTCCGGCGCACAGAGGATCGTGGATAAGGAGATCGACCGGCTTACTATCCGGTTGAGGGAAATAACCAGCCTCGAAAACCCAAACTCGACTGTCCAGTTTCTGGACTGGGTTAAGTCACAAGGGTATGGATTCTCCAGCATCGGTAAAAATTTCGTTGCTCGTGCTCTGGCAGGCGAGTGCCCACTCACCGAAGAGGCTAAAGAAGCCCTTATCATCCGAGGGCAAACGGCCAAGTCGTCAATCAAGAAATACACCAACATTGCCGACACGGTAAGCAGCGACGGGCGGTTGCGGTATCAATACACGTATTACGGAGCGTCACGCACCGGCAGATGGGCGGCGCATGGGGTCAACGTCGGAAACCTTTCAAAGCCGACCAAGCAGGTTGAAAAGAAAATGGACAGGGCTATTGAGCTTGTCCGTAAAGGCGACTATGAAACTGTTCTGTCCGAATTTGGCAAGCCGCTGGACGTTGTCACTTCCACGGTTCGGTCCAGCTTTGAGGCCCCCGAGGGCCAACAATTTGTTGTGTGCGACCTTGGCTCGATTGAAAACAGAGTCCTCGGGTGGGTTTCTCGATGCGACAAAATCCTGAACGTGTTCAGGTCCAAGTTTAAGTACGAAGGTCCGGACCATCCAGAAAAAGGCATCTTCAACGGTATGGAATTTCCGATGGACCCCTACTTGGATTTTGCAACCAAGATGTACGGTCAGAGCTACCATGACCTCTGGGTGGAATGGAAAATCGGTGGCAACTCAACCAAACGAAACAACAGTAAGGCTCCGGTTTTGGGCGCGGGTTTTCTTCTTGGCCCCGGTAAAGAAGAGTTAGACGAAAACGGGAATCTAATCCGCACAGGGTTACTCGGGTATGCCAAGGCGCTCGGGGTAGATATGACTCTAGAAGACGCAACTCAATCTATCAAGGTGTTCCGGGATACTTTTGTAGAGGTAACTTGGTACTGGAAGGACATCCACAATGCCGCGATTAGGGCTATACGAAACCCTGGACAGATCGTCGGGGTGGGTGTTCCGCATACAGACCGAGATCGGGAATACTACCTGAAGATTGGGCATCCTCTAGATTGGGAACCTTTAATCTTTTTCCGCTGCCACGGGACCAAAGTTCTGGAAATGAAACTGCCCAGCGGGCGAAGTCTTCATTACATGTTCCCTGAGATTAGGGAAGAAGACGCTGAATATCAGGGACGGACCTACAAAAAGAGTTTCGTCTACTACAAAGGGAAAGAACAGGGTAGTCAGTCCTGGGGTGAGTGCATCGCTTCCCCAGGACGATTTACTGAGAACTCGGTGCAGGCGATTGCCAGGGATATTCTGGCAAGCGGGATGAAGGAAGCGGATCAAGCGGGTATGGACATAGTTTTGCATTGCTACGACGAAATCGGGGTGTTAGCCCCTATCGGGTCTCATCTGGACGAAAAGCTACTTGCCTCTTGCATGACCAAAAAACTTTCATGGGCACCTGACCTTCCACTAGTAGCTGAGGGTTTTTCGAGTCCGGCATATAAGAAGGGATAAATTTTCCGTTGACCACCCCTAGTTTGTGGTATACTTCTCGTGATGGAGGGAACATGACCCAGGAACAGCTAGTAGACAAAATCATTGAGGTATTTCTTCGACCGAAGATCTCAGACGACGAATTCGTAAACAAGGTAGCCGTTCGGACGGATATTTGGGATCTGGTCGAAAGATACGAAAAGGAAATCATAGGCGAGGTGGAAGACGAAAACAACGAACTTCGGGAAAGAATACGGGAAATGGAGGGGATGAATGGCAGCGTTTGAAGCTAGGGTTTTGGCGTACATCTGCGTAGCTCTGGGAGTAGTCTCCTCGGTAGTAAACTCTCTGGGTCTGTCTTTATTGTTTTTCCTTGTAGGGTTGACCTTCTTCGGGGTTGTTTTCTACCTACAATACAAAAATAACGGAGGTGGGCCGCTGAGTCCAGCATGACAGAAATTGCGGAAAGATCGGAAATTGAAATTATGAGGGAGCAACAGCAGGTTATCCAGAAACTTCAGCGTAAAATCTGGAGGCTGGAGAAGCGGTTGCAGGAAAAGATCAAGTACGAATATGGTCTCCTGCAAGGGGTAGGGATCGACCCGAATTTGTTAGCAAAGATTCAAGCCAAGGATCAGAAGGTTCTGAATAGTTAGTCCAGAAAATGGCCGGAATTTGTCGGAACCGAAGACTGGATAGACAAAAACGGGGTTGTGTTTTGCTCGGAAGAGTGCTATTCTGAGCTTCACCAGAGGGAGGAAGACAATGGCTAATATTCAGCAGGCGGCGAAGTGGCTTCGAGAAGGGAAGAGGGTCCGAAGGCCCGATTGGTTTGACGGATTTTATCTTATTGTAGGTGCCGATGGGTGCGTGCAAACCGCGTATGAAAACCCTTTTGAGGATTTGGAAGTAGAAGATCTTCTCGCCGAGGATTGGGAGGAACACACGTGGGTCAACTAGCTTTGGATCTCAGGCCCGACCGTTTAGAGGACGTTCTGGGGAACGAGTCTACGAAAAAGGCTCTACAGTCCTTCATAGACAAGGATTCATTCCCTAATGTCTTCTTGTTCATCGGACCCCCCGGCTGTGGCAAGACTACCTTAGCTCAGATCGTAGCTGAAACCGTTGCTGGGGAAGGCGGAAGCATCCACGAGGTCAATGGGTCCGCTCAAAATAAAGTTGAGGACGCCAGAGAACTTTCCGAAATCGCCGCTAGCTGTCCGTTTAACGGACGGCGCAGGGTGTTCATTCTAAACGAGTTCCACCAATTTACCGGCCCAGCCCAGGAATGTCTGAAAGACCCGATGGAGAAAACGCCTTCGGTTTGGGTCATCACGACGGACATGCCTGAAAAAATCAGCCCAGCCATCAAGTCCAGGGCGTCGGCAGCTACCTTCGAGCTAAAGCCTCTCGCCCGAAAAGAAATCCGAACCCTAATCAACCGGGCAGCAGGAGAAGTTCTACCAGCCCTCCAGATCGACGAGATCATCAAGGTTCTGGAACAAAGAAACATCGGGGCACCTCGGGAAATCTTGGGGGTCGTGGATCAGATTTTGGCGGGGGTTCCGCTCGAACAAGCCATCCACGGTTCCGAACACGAGCCGCTTTACCGAGACGTGGCTTCTGCCGTTTTGTCCGGAAACTGGACTAAGACTGCGAACCTGCTAAAGCAGATTCCGACTCCTGATTTTCAGGCGATGGTAAGTGTGGTTTCTGCTAAGCTAAGCTGGGCACTTTTGGACGAAGGATTCGGCACGAGGGCAGATGCTTTGTCGGCATGTCTGGTCGGAATGGCTGGGGCTACGTACCAAGCTGGAGTGGCTTACGGTAGCTTGAGAGCATTGCTATACAAGGCTTGCCGAGCGATTCAGAAAGGAGAAAACCGATGATCAAACTGAAAAATAGCAGCGGGGTTTTGGTCTGGGCTAACCCCGACCAAGTAGCTATGTTGTTCCAGCGGCCAGTAGATATCTCGGAGAGCACTTTGGTTTTCGCAAACGGAATGGTAGAGAAGTTCAACTACTCCGGGCAGTATCTGGCGGACCTGTTGGATGGGAAAGAAGTTCTAACCGATTAACCGTCCAGAAAATGGACAAGGAGACGTTATGTTTGAAGTATCGGGAGTGGTAGCCGGAAATATTCCGTATTCCCTTCTAAAGTTTTCGGGAGGAGAGTTGCATCCTAAACTTCTGAAGAACATAAATGGCAGGGAAACCGCAATTCACATCCACGGAAATATCACATCATCCGATGACCTAATGGAACTTGCTCTTTTGGTGGATGCCCTCCGCCGGAGCGCTGTTCCTTGTCCGCCAATCACGGCGTCGATTCCTTACTTTCCTTACGCTCGCCAAGATCGAGCTTGCGCACAAGGGGAATCTCTAGCCGTCAAGGTGGCTTGTGATTTCATCAATAGCCTTAATTTTGTTTCCGTGGAAGTATGGGACGCCCACAGTGATGTGACTACGGCTCTTTTGAACAGATCTATCAATCGGCATCAGAAAGAATTTGTCTCCCGAATTAAGTGGCAGAATACCGTTCTGGTGGCCCCAGACGCCGGGGCTATTAAGAAAATTCTGGAGATTGCCAAACTCACGAGTATGTCAGTGGTACGCGCCGATAAAATTCGTAGCGTAGAAGACGGAAGCATTACCGGAACCGTGGTATACTCGGAACACATCGGAAACAAGGATTTCCTGATTGCTGATGATATTTGTGATGGAGGACGAACTTTCATTGAACTGGCTAAGGTTCTTAGACCGCTGACAACTGGAAAAATCTATCTGTATGTCACGCATGGAATTTTCAGCAAGGGATTGGATGTGTTTAACGGACTTATTGACGGAGTTTACACGGCCAATCCGTTCCCAGACGTGGACATCTCCCACAAACTTCTGACAATCATTTAGGAGGCAATGTGAACATCTTCCCGCCGCACGCGACGGACTTTTACAAAACCGGACATATTCGCCAGTACCCCGAAGGTACCGAATACGTCTACTCTAATTGGACTTGCCGAAGCGACAAATGGGCGCAAGTTCTCCCAGATTTTGACCATAAGATAGTATTCTTTGGCCTGCAAGGAGTATGCAAGTGGCTGCTGATTGACTTGTGGAACGACAACTTTTTCCATCAGCCGAAAGAAGTTGTTCTTGACAAGTACAAACGGAGGATGGACGCGGCGTTGGGTTCCGGGGCGGTCGGTACGGAGCACATCTCGGCACTTCATGATCTCGGATACCTTCCTGTGCGCATTAAGGCGCTTCCAGAGGGGAGTAGGGTCGATGTTCGAGTTCCCATGTGGACCATCGTAAACACGAAGCCGGAGTTCTTCTGGGTGACTAATTACCTAGAGACACAGCTTAGTGCGGAATTGTGGCAAGCCATGACCAGTGCAACGACGGCGTATGAATACCGTCGTTTGTTTGAAAAGTACGCAGAGACGACAGGAGCTAACAAGGATTTCATTCCTTGGCAGGGGCATGATTTCAGCTTCAGAGGAATGAGCAGCATCGGTAGCGCCGTTCAAAGCGGGGCAGGCCACTTGCTCAGCTTTAAGGGAACAGACACCATCTCGGCTATTGACTATCTGGATGAATACTACGAATCAAAGTGGTCTTTGATAGGCGGGAGTGTCCCTGCTACGGAACATTCTGTAATGTGCATGGGTGGGTTTTTGGGAGAGGAAGATACCTACCGTCGTTTGATCGAGGAGGTGTATCCTTATGGCGTCGTCAGTATCGTAAGCGACACGTGGGATTTCTGGCATATAATGACCGATACAGTCCCTCGTCTGAAGCCGTCGATTATGGCACGAAACGGAAAAGTAGTTTTCCGCCCAGACAGCGGTGATCCAGTTAAGATAATCTGCGGAGACCCTAGTGCCGACCTTGGAACACCGGAGCGCCGAGGAGCAGTAAGTATTTTGTGGGACGAATTCGGGGGAACCACCACCGACAAGGGGTACAAAACCCTAGACAGCCACGTCGGTTTGATTTACGGAGACAGTATCAGTCTGGATCGGGCGGGGCAAATATTCGAACAGCTAAAAGCGAAGGGATTCTCTAGTGACAATATCGTGTTCGGTATAGGAAGCTTCACCTACCAGCACGTCACGCGGGATACTTTTGGAACGGCCATTAAGGCTACTTGGGGAGTAGTGAACGGGCAAGAACGTGATCTATTCAAAGATCCGAAGACTGACAATGGCGTGAAGAAATCGGCTTGCGGATTGATTCGGGTGGAGTTTGAGAACGGTCATTACGTCCTCTACGACCATCAAACAAAAGAACAAGAAGAAGGTGGTCTACTTGAAACTGTATTCTTGGACGGAAAGATAGTCAAGAATCAGACTTTACAGGAGATCAGAACTAGGATGGCAGAATAACCGTCCAGAAAATGGACAAAGGAGAAGGTATGAAGCTGGTAATCTCACTCGACTACAGTACGTTTCTGGCAATTCCTGCGGAGCAAGCCGGTATTGTTGTCCCCGCATTGAGCCAAGCGACGTATGTTTCCAAGAACTATAACGAAAAAACCTACAAACCCGACGAGGCGCGTACTCTTGACTTTAAGTTCGAGCCGGACAGCATGTTCGAGGAGGCCCCCGACGCGATCACGGCAATTCAGAAGTCCAGGGACGAGAGCGAACAGAAGTACCTGAAGGAATGGACCAAGGGACAGGAACTCCAGAAGGAAATCGTAGAGTTGAAGAAGAAGTTGGAGGCTCTGAAAACCGCCGTAACTGAGGAGGCTTTGTGACAGAATATGAACCTTACGATCCAGAAGAAGGTGAAGACCTATACATGAAAGATCCCGAATCCCAATCGATTAAGGGGTTCAAAGAGGCTCTAGACATCTTCGCTAAGTATGCCAAAAAAGGCGACTTAGAAAGATTCTTCTGTGGCGCGGAGCATGATATTATCTACATGTACACGGACACCGATACCCTACACCCGAATTCTCCAGACGGAAAGAGACTTCGGGAACTAGGCTTCCACGTATCGGATGATGCCTGGGCGTACTTCACTTAACCCAAAGGCCCCAAAATATCGGGGCCTAATTTTTTGAAATATGTTGACAAATCTCGGAAGCGTGATAGTATTGTTCTAGGTGGTTCTGATTTGTTTCGTTGGGACTGGCCAGTCCCCTGCTCTGCGGGTCTCGAATCCCGCCCGGTATGCATGTAGTCGGTCCTAGGAAACCGCTATACACCGCAGAGACGCGAAAGCGTTAGGTAGGCCGAAACAAACCGGAACCATCTGTTTCATCCATTTTATGGAAAAGGAGGCATCATGAAACAAATCGTAACAGTCACCGAAGTCGAAGGAGAGGGTCTTGAGGCTCTCTTGGGGCAGAATGTTTTGCTGTTCTGCATGAACTACATATACGCCGGAAAGCTGGTAGGCGTGAATACAACCTTTGTCAAGATTGAAGGGGCTAAGATCGTGTTTGAAACTGGTCCTTTCTCGGATAAATCGTACAAGGACGCACAGAATCTTCCGGCGTCGGAGTGGTATGTCCAAACCTCCGCTATCGAGTCTTTCGGACTCGGAAAGTAGGTTTTATGCGGGCAGTTAAACAAAAGTATCGGTCAGGGTCAGGGTCACGGTCACGGTCAGGGGCACGGTCAGGGTCAGGGTCAGGGTCAGGGTCAGGGGCACGGTCAGGGTCAGGGTCAGGGGCACGGTCACGGTCAGGGTCACGGTCAGGGGCAGGGTCAGGGTCAGGGTCAGGGTCATGGTCATGGTCACGGTCATGGCCATGGTCACGGTCAGGGTCATGGTCGTATTGACGAATGAAGGGTCTATTAAAGTAGGCCCTTTGTCCATTCTGGACGGAGGCGACATGAAAGTTTGGGTAGCTACTGCACATGAACATTACGAAGCAGGTTGGACGTTCGCCGTCTACCGCAACGAACCCACCGACGAAGAAATGAAACTGGACGCAGAAGATACCGATCCAGATGAACCGCTGTTTGATTGGTACTCAGCAAAAGAATTTGAGGTTAAGGAGAACTGATGAAAGTGGAATACAAAGTAACACCGAGAGAAGTTGAAGAGTTGATGGACAAGATTGATGATCTTGGCCCGAGCAAATATCCTGGAATGACCTATGAGCAGGGTATCTACGAGGCCCTGAGTTGGGTACTTTACGGGGAAGACAAACCGGAAGTTTAAGGAGAACTGATGAGCGTTTCACAGCAACAAATCGACGAAAATGTAGAGTTAGCCAAGGCGTGTATACCGTCCCTGTTGGAAGACCCTTCTTACCTGAGGATGGTCCGCAACCAATTTGCAGCAGCGGCTTTGACTGGACTGCTTTCAAAAGAGGGTTCCGGTACTTGCAGGCGGTTCGCAGAGACTGCTTTTAGGTTCGCAGACGCTATGCTCGAAGAAATGAAGAAGGAGTCCATTTAATGGAATTCACAGAACAAGAACTAAAAGCAATACGATCCGAATTTTGCCGTGGGTTTACGGACGACCAATTCAACGTTTTTATGACTTTCTGCCGAGTACGTAACCTGATGCCCGGAAAGCATGTTGTCGGGCAGATCCGCAAGTCTAGCGAGTGGGACGAAGTAGCCAACGCTAAGGTGAAGACGGAGAAGGTCATCTTTATCACCACAATTGACGCCGCTCGATTGATTGCCCAGCGGTCAGGGGAATACACGGGGCAAGCCCCAGAACAGTATATCTATTTGGACGATAGCGGACTTCCGAATTTGATCTCGGAAATTCCCCTGCCTGACCCGAAAAACAAGCAACTACCTCGGGAACCTTGGGCCGTGCGCACATCCATCTATCGCAAGGGATTTGACCATCCGATTACCAGTGTAGCTCGGTTTGATGCCTACGCGGTTACTCGTCGCGTACAAGGGGGAGGTCTAGTTTTAACGGACATGTGGCAACGTAGGGCTCCGGAGATGCTCGCAAAATGCTGCGAAATGCTAGGACTGAGGAAGGCATTTCCTGAAGAGTTGGCAGGCATCTTTGTTGAGTCAGAATTTAAGCCTGATCCTGAGGATGTAACGTCGCCTGTAACTCCCGCTGCGGTGCTCTCTGCACAAAACATTCCCCTTCCCCCGACCGTACCTGTCGTGAACCAAGCACCAGCCGAACCGACGAACAACCCGAGGCTGACAGATCCTGAAGTGAAGCAAACTCCACCTGAACCAAAGGCTTCCGCTTCGGAAAAGGCGGAAAAAGCAGCCTTCAAGCCAGTGAAGAAGTCGACAAAGAAGGGAGCCGAACCGGCTAGTCCAGTTTCTGGAAAAAATGAGTGGGAGATCACCGACGAGGATATCGAAAACGCCTGCAAGCCCCGACCCGAGTTCGACGAAGCCGCCAACAAAAGGGAGGCGCAAGAATTCGTAGAGGCGGTAACCAGCTTTACCCCAGAAGAGGCAGTTGCCCAAGGTCTGCCGGTCCCTCCTGATCCGCTCCCGACTAAGGAGGAGATGAAGAAGAACACAGATCATGTCCGCGAACTTACAGCAGCCGGGGCGATGAACGGAGACTTGAAAAACTACTTCCTGAAGATCAGCGGAAAGACCGATCCAAAGTTTTTGACAGTCGGGGATTGGAAGAGGGCTTTTGACGAGTTGGACAAGGCTAAGGCTGACGGTCGGCTCAAAGAATTCTTGAAGGAGAATAAGTAATGCGCAACCACCTGCCTGCTAAACTTCAGATGTGGAGCCGCCCTCCTGACCACGAGGGGAGGATATATCTTAGCGCGATGTGCGGTTCTTGCGGATTAAAAGGACCGCCTGCTTTGTATATCAAGGATGCGGACAGATTGTTTTGGGAAATGGTTAAGGAGGAACCAAAAATGAAATGTGACCACAGATTCGCCAGAGCCATGGAACTTTATCCTGGAAACGTAAAGGTTATCTGCGGACCCTGCGGGAAAACAGGACCATCGGGAGGGGCAAGTGTGGCTTTCGCCTACAAACTGTTCTGGGAATCTGTTAAACTGAAAGAGGAAGGAAAGACAATGAATGAAGACTATGAGCGGGGAGTTATGGACGCGACTAAGCCTTTTAGTTCGGACCCCGAAGAATGGGGTAACATACGTTTGGCCGAACGCCGCAAGTCACTTCTCGCCAAGAAGGTAACGAAGTGGGTAATTGTTATGAGGCGCGGGTTTGGCTTAGAGGAATCAATATTCCAAGGTCGTCTTTTTGATTCAAAAGAACGTGCAGATGAACATGCTAGGTCTACCATCGGAGATCAAACGCTAGGTGTATTCCCCCTCGAAATCGAGGTCCCAGCTTGACTCACTACGAGACCCAGCTAAAACCGAGCCTAGAAACTGTCAAAATAGACGCCGATAAATTCCTGTGCGACGAGCCGGGATTTGTGGTATTCTATAAGCGAAATCCAGAGACTTTGAAAGCCGAGGAAGTCGCACGATTCAAATCTTCGAACGTGAAGAACGTTTCGGAGACCTAACCCGTCCATTTTGCGGACAAGGAGATTTATGGCTACTTATTATGTTCGAGACACATTCGGATTTGTGACCGTGGTAGAGGCTGATTCTTTCTACACGAACGCGGGGGCGTATGTTTTCTACAATACTACAACAGAAGGACCCGTCAACAGTACGGCGGTAGGCAACTTCCGCACCGAACACGTTGTGTCCGTCATCGAGGACGAGGCTTTCGAGACACACTTCCCCGCTCATGAAGACGAAGAAGATCCAGAAGAAACGGGCGAGGAAGAGGAATGTGGCGAGTGCGACGGCGTTTGCCTTGACTGCCGGTTCAAGGAACTCTTGGATTCCGATGAGTTCTTCGAAGCTGTTTACGACGTAATCGAGGCGCGGGAGCAAGCGACTTCTGAGATGGAGGCAGAAGACGCCGAAGCGGAGGCGACTGCCCCCGAAGTTGGACCTGTTGAAATCCGATGGAACTCCGATCGCGAATATTTTGAATACGGATTCACTACCCCGAAGGGGTGGGTTGGGTTCAACAGAGCAGACAAGGACGACAAGGAAACCGCAGAAGAATCTCGTGCAGAGTATTTGGGCGGGGGTGAAGAATCGTGGTTCTTTGAAGATATTGGGGTAACAGTCCCTCTTCTCAAGGTAGTCAAGTGTACTCCAAAGGACGGAGATTCGGTTCAACTCGGATTCTTGACTACTGACGGGTTTGTTAACTTCTACGAGGGAGTGGGCGAAGAGGGTGCATTTAGTTCAGCCAGCTACGGGCTAAAGCAATACAATGAAGGATTTCGTAAATGGAGGTATACGGACCCCTCCAAGTATACCTTCTCGGAGGTGGAGAATGGCTAAGGGTTATTCGTTTGCAATTGTAGAGGGGAACATTGGTCGCGATCCGGAAGTGAAAGCTCTCCCCTCGGGGGCTAAGGTAGTCAACTTCAGCCTTGGATACGAACGAGGTTTCGGAGATAAGACTCACACCTGCTGGGTCGATGTTGTTTGCTTCAAGGATCAGGCCGACTTTGCTGAGCGGTATTTGAAAAAGAGCAAGGCTGTCCGAGTAGTCGGTGAGATTGATGTCAGGTCTTGGGAAGACAAAAACACAGGCCAAAAGCGGTACAAGACGGAGATTATCGCCGACAAAATCCAGTTTGTGGACAGTGGTTCTCGTTCAGAAGCTCCTGCTCGACAGCAATCAGCTCCACAGACCCGCCAGCAAGCGGCACCTGCGGCTAGGGAAGAGTCTAACCCGTTCGATGACGACAGTTTGGATATACCGTTCTGAGGTGAAATGAAAATCCAAGTAACTCAACAGCACATCAACCAGGGCCACCGAGGATCTTGCACCAAAGATCCGGTGGCCTTAGCTTTGTCTGACGCTGGGTATATTATGCCTTGGGCGTCCCCCTCTTATATCAAGTGGATGGATATACACGGGTATTGGAGAGAAACAGAAACTCCGTCGGATGTTTACTACTTCATGAGTTCATTTGACAATAATGGGCCTGTGGAGCCTTTTGAGTTTGAAATTGGCGAGGGAAACGTAGTATAGTTACGACAGGAGTAAAAATGCCGCGTAAGAAACCAGAACCGAAGAAGATTGAACTCAACGAAGAGCAGAAAGAAGTAGTTGAATTCAGGGAGGGATTTGCTTGCTGCCTAGCAGGCCCCGGCGCGGGAAAAACCAGTGTTTTAGTTGAGAGGCTTGTCTCTCTGATTGAGGAGGGAGTACCCGCCTCTGATCTGATATCCCTCAGCTTCACATCTACCGCCGCGAAGAATCTTCGAGACAGAGTCGAAGCTAGAGTCGGAAAACTGTCCACTAATCGGACAGCGGGTTGTGTCACCTTCCACTCAATGGCCCTGAGTTTTGCGCAAGAAGAACGAAACGAATTCAGCTATAATTTGTCCGAGTTTCCCTTAGCCACAGAGCCGGTAGCTAATAAACTGTCCGCCGAAGCCGCTAAAAAATACGAAATTGACCCGAGGTCTCTACGGTCGTCGGTCAGCCTGTTCAAGAGGCGCAGGATTTCCCCGCGTAAGGCGGTTCGGGATTCCGAGAATTCACTAAAAGCCTCTGAGCTAAAGATGGCGCTGGCGTACCAGGACTATGAAAAGCGTTGCGCGGAACAAGGTATTCTGGATTTTGATTCTCTGATTTTTCAGATGGTGGAGATTCTGGACAAGAAACCGAAAGTCAGGGGACGCTGGGTTCGGGATTGGCTGCAACTCGATGAATCCCAGGACATGTCCAAAATTGAATGGGACCTGGCCAAACTTATCTCCGGCAAGAGCGTTCTCGCCGTAGGGGATATCTCGCAGGGAATCTATGGATTCCGGGGAAGCGACCCCCGACTGTTTCGTGACATGTCCGAGATTTTCCCAGGCACAAAAACTCTATATCTGAGTTGCAATTTTCGTAGTTCGCCCCAGATTATCGACTTCATACGACCAGTTGCGGCCAGTCAGGATCTGGCGGCTAAGTTTCACACTCAAAATCCATCCGGTCCTCCTCCTCTAGTGAAGGGCTTTTCTTCCGCCGTGGAAGAAGCGAACTGGGTGGTTAGTAGGATCAAGGAGAATCTATGAGAATCATCAGGTGGTTTAGGCAGTTTCGAGCTTGGATTGAGTCGGTAGAGGCGGAACGAGAGGAACAGCTTATAAAGGACGTTATGTACGAGATGACTGGGGTGTACGAGGACAACAGACGAACTCGGGCGGAGGCTATCATACGGATAGTAAGGTACCGCGACCCAAAAAGGTCTTGGTGAGGAGAATCCAGATAATGGACAAGTGGATTAGCGTAGAGGAAGAACTGCCGAAATTCGTAGGCAAAAGTGCAGGAGACGGTCGAGACTTCGCCTACATCGGTTGGGACGGCGTAGACATCGCACCCCTTAACGAATATTCAGGGTATTGGCCGCATCTTGTGACCCACTGGATGCCTCTTCCGGAACCGCCGAAGGAGAAGTGATGGACAAAACTACTGCGATCATTTGCAGGACAAATCTCGGACTTAGGCCGTTTGAGCAGGCTCTGGCCGATGCTAGCATACCTTACAGGCTCGTGGGCCGTAGCGGGTTTTGGCAACAGCCCGAGGTTCGCCTCCTTCTAGCCCACCTCCAATGCTGTATCTACCCTTCGGACTACGCCGTTCTATCCGCGCTTCGGGGGCCATTCTACGTCACAAAGTACCTCCCCAAATCCAAAATAGCGGCGCGAGTCAAGGAGTTGCAGACAGACGGGGAACCTTCTGCTTGGCACCTACTTACCAAGGAAAGCTACTCGCTGGTCGAGAACAAGAACCTAAAGGCACTTCAAGATTTTGTCCAGTTTATCCACCAACTCAGCCGGTACAAGGATCTCCGACCGGCGGACGTGGTTAAGCAGGTCATCGTGGCACTCCACGCAGTTGACTACTACGACTGTGAAACAACGGAAGACAATGACCCAATCCAGAACTTAAACGAGCTTGTGAAAATCGCAGGTAAGCATTCTACTCTGAAGGAGTTTTTGGATTACGCCCGCCGAGTAACTGCGGCGTCTAAGAAGCGATCTGGGGTAGCGCTGAGCACAATCCACAGCGCCAAGGGGCTCGAATGGCAACGTGTCTTTATGGTCCAGTGCTCGGAAGGAATAATCCCGCACGCAAAATCCACGGACCTAGACGGAGAACGCAACGCTTTTTTTGTCGGCGCATCCAGAAGCGAGCGGGAGCTGATCCTGACGTATTCAGGACGACCGTCGCAATTCCTTGAGCCTTACCTAAAGACCGTGGTAGAATCTGAGACAAAGGAGGAGACAGATGTCCGCAATTGAGTTGTACAAAAAACTAGAAGATGGAACGATGAAGGCGTGCGGGATCTTTTACTGTTCTGAATGCAGAATTGTGGCTAATACAAAAGAGGATGCTGAATGGTGCCACGGACCACACCTTTGCGCTTGCGGGGAGAAAGTAACCCAAAGCTACCGTAGAATCTGCGACAGGTGCCAATCAAAAGAGTGGCGTGAAAAAGAGGAGGCGAGGGAAGCCGAACGATTCGAGAAAGCAGAAAAGATCACCGAGGACGAATACACAGGAGAACACGTCTACGCGGGCGATTCCTTCTACGAGTCGGTAGAATACGCACTTAATTCCTACGACGAAGGATGCGGACCTGAATATGTATGGGCCTGCAAACCACGTGGATTGCCGAAAGTTGGCATAGAGGACGTAGTGTGCAACCTTCTGGATAACATGTGGGAGGACGCGGATGAATCAGATTTAGAAGGTCTGCCCGAACTAGAAGCAGCGTTGGAAAAGTTTAATGAGGCCAACGAGCACATACAAGTTTGGGAACCGGACTACAGCACGGCTATTTTAGTCCACAAAATGGACAAGGAGGAAGCATGACTAAGTGGCGTAAATTCTTGGATTTTCTGATTTCACTGACCCCGAAATATTGGTTGATGAGTTACGGATACGATGAAATCTGGGACAAGAAGCTCAACTGTTTACTGGATAAATACAATTTCACAAGGCATACCCAATACACGGCCTTTCTCGGCAAGTGTGAAGTTTGGGTGGCAAACCATCCGTATGCTTCTTTCACCCCTCCATACCTAGACTCAGTTAGACCGTCTCGATTAACTATCATCCGTGCTCAGAGGAAACTGGTAGAGGATGTAATCAAGATGCAGGCGGACGAGGGGGTCGAATGATATTACCATTCTACAAAGTAGCCTTATCGTTTCCCCTACCTGCGGGAATTTTTGAAACAGATACGAGCAGGATAGTAGACACGCCTTGTTTGATCTTCAAGTCAGAGGTTCCGAGATACGTAGACTTTGACTTACCTGACGACTGGATACCGATTCGTTGGATTTGTTTATCCTGCTTCGAGGCGTGCGGAGATGAAACTGATGTTTTCAAAACAGGAAGCGCACCACGGAGGGAACTGAAGAGAGTAACGGGACCTACTCAGAAGCAGCAAAATCAAATGCTCGACCACGCTCGGCAACACGAGATCATGTGGGCTTGGGCGAGAGGATTGGAGAAGAAATGAGCTTGTACACATCCGCGAATGGTCGAGTTGTGAGCCACGCCTCAAGTTCCGCAATTGATCTTTTTAAGGGATGCAGGCGAAGGTTCTATCTGGAAAAGATACAAGGCTGGAGAGAGAAGGACAAGAAAGGGTCCTTGGAATTTGGCAAGGCAATCGAAGCCGCCGTCCAGTTCTTCTATGAGAACGGATGCAAACCAGGAGGCGCAGTAGACCACTTCAAAATGATCTGGCTGAAGTTCGCCGAGATCCCGATGAAATACACCGACCAAGAAGGTGACTTCTGGAACCTGATGAAGATGGGGTCCGAACTCATGCGGTTGTTCGAGGCTACCTACCAGACAATCCCGATCAAGCACCCGAAATTCCAACTCGAATACCGTAAGAAGATCTACCCTGGCTCTCAGTACGATGACCTGGAGTTCCTGGGGTACGTGGACATCCTGAGTACGGAGGACGACGGAGAACGCCGGGTAGTTGATATGAAGACGGCGAAAAACCAGCTTGACCTAACCCCGAACATGCTGTCTATGGATGGACAGTTGAGAAAATACGCATGGCTCACCGGAATACCCCGAGTAGCCTTCTTGAACTTCGTCAAAACTTCCAACCCTGATTCTTTTAAGAAGGGGGTTTCGGTTACTCTTCTGGAGGACGAATACGGATTTAAGGCCGGGGAATCGTTTGTTGTCTACAAGGCAGTGGTTCAGGAGGAAGAAGACGGAAGCGACTATACTATTCTGACTCTGGCCTCCCCTGAAACAATCCAGAAAATGGACGAGGAACTCGAAGCTATCTCAGGTAAGGGTTCCACGGCCAGGAAGGAAGAGGTCGTAGCTCGGTATTTCACAGAGAAACTTCTTTTCAACGTAGATCGGCAGTCGGTAACGAAGACGCGAATCCAATACGTCGAAGCCTACATCTCCCCCGAAGACATCCAAGAAACTGGACAAGGTGTCGGGATAGATGTATTATCGATTAAACAGGCAGGGGATATGAACTTCTTCGCGGCAGATGGTGGCGTGCGATTCCCAAATAATAGGTGCGTGTACTGCCAATTTAGCCCGATCTGCCTGAAGAACAAGGAACTGACCGAGCAGACTTTGGTTCAGATCAAAGCTGATTCGGACGACTGGTTGAAGGATTTGGAGGAAGCAGAATGATCATCACCACAAAGTCAGGAAGCAAGTACCGTATTGACCTGGATGCAAAAACCTGGTCGAGTGTCCATTTTTCGGACGAATCTGGCTACCTGCGAACCGCAGGCGGGGACTATGACTATATCCGATTTGAGATCGGAGCACCCCTGGAGATGCTATGCCCGCCGATCACCGAAGGGTCAGCGGCACGGTACATTGAAACCAGCGATATTGTTTCTGTGGAGGACGAATGACCCAGTATAGTACGCCCGATAATACCCCCGTTGAACGCATTTTGCGTAATAAAATACGCTGTTTGCGTTGTAACACTGAGATCGAAAGCAAGCACAGACATGACTTCAAATACTGCCCGTGCGGAGCCGCAGCGGTGGACGGAGGACTGGACTACCTGAAGAGGTGCGGGAACATGGAGGACATTGTGGAACTGTCCGAGTTCACAACTGAACCGGAGCCGCCACGCCGGAAAAGGACAGAGGCGGAGACTGAACAGCTACTTTTAGCCCTGTTTGGGAAGTCCAAATAATGGATTTCGGCCTGCACCACTGGAAAATGATGTTTTTCGACCGTGGATAATGTTTTTCGACGGAAAGGAGGATATGTGCCAAAAAGAGTAGTAGATGGGGAGGGGATATGGGGGTCCGACAAGATCCTCCGGCTAAGTACGGAATTCCAGCCTGAATACGCCAACCTTCTTCCGCTCGCGGAAGCTAACGGAGTTTTCGAAGTTAACCCGCATAAAGTGTGGTCAAGGGTCTATGCCTACAACAGACGGAACGTAACTGTCGAGTGGGTCCAAGAACTTCTCAACGAACTCGTGGAGGTCGGTCTTCTCTTGATATGGGAGGACAACGGCAAAGTGTGGGGATTCTGGGACGGGAACGAAAAGGCCGGACGGTTGCCGAAAGAGTCAGAGCAAAAGAAGTATAAAAACCTCCCACCGAACCCTCCCAAAAATCTCAGCGAAGTCTCAGCGGAGACTCAGCGGAGACTCAGCGGATTCTCAGCGGAGCTTCCGCTGAATCTCCCCCCTAGGTTTGGTATGGTTAGTAATGTAATGGTTAGTATAGGAACGGACCCTGCGGGGCTCGGTTCTAATTTTTCAAATCCAGAAAACGGACAAGACTGCGAGGAAGATGTGAACCTGAAGAGATTCAAAGACGAGATGGCAACCATCGGAGTAAACCACGGATTTAAGGTGAAGGCATATGACGACGCTTGGGCGGAGTTGAAGACTCTAACCACTGCCCACGGATCTCAGGCGGTCCTGAACGACTTCGACGAGTTCCTGTCCGAGAGTGAAGGTGAAGAATTCCCGAAGGGAGTTTTGCAGAAGTACCAGTACATCGCCGCCGACCGGCTTTTGGGGAACTCGCCCACGTCGGCAAAGGCGGAAATCAAGTCTCCCGCCGTGACTGACCTCTGCCGAGAACTCACCTACATGTCCGATGGGGTAATTTCCTTCATCGACAAGCAGAAGATCAAGCTGGCTGAGTTGCTGAAGGACTGGACGGTAGACGAAATCAAGGCCGTGTTCCGCGAGTGGCTGGACGCCCAAGACGTGAATGACGCCAAGAATGTCCAGTACCTCCCTGGCAAGTTCGTACAGATTGCCGACTCCAAGTGCTATTCTTTGCGTAGGAGCCGTCAGGAGAAGGCTGCCGAGGCCGAGGCTAGGGCAGCTAAGGTCAAAGAGCTACAAGAGGCCGCAGAACGCGATCTAGAGGCATCCAGGAAGAAGAGGGAAGAGGAAGAACAGGTTCTGGACCCACTTGGGCTGTTCTCAGACGAAAATAATTCTACCAGTGTCGCGGAAGGTGTGGTATAATCCAGAAAATGGACAAAGCACTTACAGTTGGGTCGCTATTCGCGGGTATAGGCGGCTTCGACCTTGGATTTGAGAGAGCGGGATTTGAGGTAAATTGGTGCGTCGAGATCGATCCGTTCTGCCGAAAGGTCTTAGCCAAGCATTTTCCGAACGCCAAACGGTATGAAGACGTTAGGGAAGTTGGAAAACACAATTTGGAACCAGTGGACGTGATTTGTGCTGGGTTCCCTTGCTTTCCGTCAGGGAGCCTAGTTCTTTCTTCTAAGGGGTATCAACCTATTGAAAACATACGGGTAGGCGATCTTGTGCTTACCCATAAAGGTAGGTGGAGAAAGGTCACAGGAACCGGTGGTAGAAATAATGCGCCACTTGTTACTCTTAAAGGACAAGGACATTGCGGATTAGAGGCTACTCCCGACCATCCATTTTGGAGCAGAAAAACTAAAGGATATTATCCTTCTGTCAACGGTAAAAGGAAGAATTTACGTGTATTTGACGGAGAAGCCTCGTGGACTGATGCGAAGGATATGTCGGGTTTGAGATGGGCTTGTCCTACGTCGGTGGAACCTCTTCCCGTTCCTGTTATAGAGCCTCTGAACAACCGTTGCAAGACTCCCCCGGTTCAGGATGAAAAATTTTGGTGGATTGTCGGGCGGTGGTTAGGAGATGGTTGGTGTCAGCAGACTCAGAGGCCGGATCGCCCTGAAGGGGAATTGTGGGGTAAATTTGTAATATGCTGCGACCATGTTGAAGCTGATGAGTTGGAGTTGAAAATATCAGAAGTATTTGGTATTTCTCCTAGAAAAGAAGTATGCCGAACTGCTACCAAATTTTACATAGGAGATAAGTCAACTTGTACGTGGTTTGAATCTAACTTCGGAAAAGGAGCCTCCGAAAAAACATTACCGGCTTGGGTGTACGGGATGCCTGAAAGATTTCGAACTGCCCTTCTTGAAGGTTACAAGAGTGCCGATGGGTCTACAAATAAGCCTGGAAATCATCGTTTTACGACGGTAAGCAAGTCTCTTGCAACCTCGATTCGTTTATTATCTGAAACTTTGGGTTTTAGTAGTTCTTTGCACCACTATGAAATTCCCCCGACGACGGTTATTGAGGGGCGAGTTGTAAACCAAAAACCTCAGTATCAAGTAGTTATGAATCAAAATCCTCGTAGCAACGGGATGCGAGATGAAAAACATAACTGGTATAAGGTACGAAGTTCTAAATCCTGTGGAAAATTTACTGATGTATTTAATATTGAGGTAGAAGAAGACAATACCTACGTGGTAGAAAACATAGTAGTACACAACTGTCAAGATATTTCCGTAGCTGGAAAAGGTGTTGGAATTTCAGGAGAACGAAGTGGACTCTTCTTTGAAGCGGCAAGGATCATTAGCGAGATACGACCGCGATACGCAGTCTTGGAAAATGTACACGCCCTCCTTGTTCGGGGAATGGACCGAGTTCTCGGGACGCTTTCCGAAATCGGGTATGATGCGGAGTGGCATACTATTCGAGCTTCGGAATTCGGGTTGCCGCAAGAGAGAGAGAGAATCTGGATTGTTGCCTACCCTTCCGAAGAGCGAAACGAGAGATTCTTCGAAAGCCTCTATTCTAGCGAAGTTGGACAGAGGTGGTCGGGTGGCGAGACGGATTTGCAGTCGATCATCGATCTTGCGCTCGTCGGATCAAATAGTTTCCCTAAACCCTTGCTTTGCGGAGTGGATGACCGGCCTACCGGTTGGGTGGACAGAGTTGGATCTTGTGGAAACGCAGTAGTACCGCAGATTCCAGAGTGGATAGCAAAACGGATACTTGAAGTTGAAGGCGTCCAGAAAATGGACAGGAGCTAAAATGGAAACTTCCACAAAATGGGATCTACGATTTTTGAATCTAGCCAAAGAGGTTGCCTCATGGAGTAAAGATCCTCCGACTCAGGTGGGTGCGATTATCACCAGAGGAAAGAAGGTAGTCTCTTTGGGTTTCAACGGGTTTCCTTCTGGGATTGTGGATGATTCTAGGTTGGATGACCGGCCGACGCGACTCGGAATGACGATCCACGCTGAGCCCAACGCAATTCTCCAAGCCAAACAAGACCTGTCTGGATGTACGATTTACGTTTGGCCGTTTATGCCGTGTTCCGACTGCGCTCTTTTGGTGGTACAATCTGGAATCAAGCGAGTTGTTGCCCCTAGATCCGACAATCCGAGGTGGGCAGACAGCTTCACGCTGTCCGAAGAAATTTTCAACGAAGCAGGTGTATTTGTCCAGAAAATGGACAAGGAGATTTTATGAAACACATTCCGTTTCCAGATATTCAGCAATTCCGAAACACCGTCAAGACCGTCCGAGAACGGGCGGAGTACAGTGGGGTTCCGCTCCCTACTCTGACATTTGTTGGGTCTGTTGAACTGCACGGAACAAACGCTTCTGTTGTCTTTCCAGAAAATGGACAGATTGTCGTGCAGAGTCGGACACGAATCATTACCCCAGAGCACGATAACGCTGGGTTCGCTAAATGGGTTACAGAGAACGAGGAATGGTTCGTTACTCTTCGTCGTGTTTTGCGGGAAGAATTCAAACTAGCAAACGGATTCGTTGTCTACGGAGAATGGTGCGGCCAAGGAATCCAGAAGGGTGTGGCTATTTCTCAGGTCTCCAAGAGATTTGTAGTATTTTCAATCGCAGTTCTCAAAGGGGAAGATCGTGAATGGGTCCATCCTCTCTGCGTCAGGTCTTTGGTGTCCCCCATGTTTTACTGCATTTACGACTACCCGACTTGGACTTTGGATATTGATTTTAACAAGCCCGAAGAATCTCAAAACCGTCTGGTAGAATTGACTCAGGCGGTTGAGAATGAATGCCCAGTAGGGAAATCGTTTGGAGTTTCTGGAGTCGGTGAGGAGATTGTTTGGTGGCCGCTTCCCGCCCTTGACTTCAATACCAGAGATTTGGCTTTCAAGGTAAAAGGAGAAAAGCACTCCGAGTCGAAAGTTAAGACTCTGGCGGCGGTTGATGTAGAAAAACTCAACTCCTTGAACGAACTTGTTGATACTATCTTGACAGAGCACCGTCTAGAAAAGAAAATCGAATCTCTTCTTGAGCAAGGAGGAAGTCTAGACATCAAGCAAACTGGCGCTTTTCTGAAGTTAGTCGGCCAGGATGTCTACAAGGAAGAAGCGGATACCATTTCCGAGGCAGGCTTCAAGGATAGCGAAGTCATGGGCGCGGTACAAAAGAAAGCAAAGAAATTCTGGATGGAAAAATTGTCCAGATAGTGGACAAGGAGGAACAATGAAATACCAGAACGTGAAGAATGCTATGGAAGAAGCCGAGCGGTTTATCCGGAAATCGGACGCCCTGCTCAAACTGACGGACGAAGCTGTGGGGAACGATCACCTTGACGGCGACTACGTTGTTCAAGGGCACGCATCGGCCTCTGTCCGCCGGTCGTCCTTGGAGCTTTCCCATCTTTTGTCTCAGATGCGCAAGTCAGATTGGGAGGAGTAATGAGGACTACCACGCGGCAAGACACAGAACTTACGGATCAGATTCTAGATTGGGTGGTTTCGTCGGTAGATATGGAAGACCTTTACGGTAGAGAATCCATTCTGGAATATGCTTCCGAAAATTTCGAATTGGAGGACTTATTTACCGAGAAGGAACTTTCCAGTTGGGCTTATGACAACGGATTTAAGAAGTTTGAATAGGAGGTACGGTGGAAACTCCTGAGCAATATGCAATGCAGATCCTAGACCGCCTTGGATTTTTGTTCGGGCACGACTACGTTCCTGGAAACGCAATCGACAAGGCGGTTAAATTCACTATCGAAGTCTTTGAAGATAAAGATTTCGAGGATCTTAACGGGTATAACCAAAGTGATTCGGGGTGGACATAACGTGGAAGATTTGGATGCGTTGAAGAGTAATCCAGGGGTAATCAGGGTATACTCACGATACGTAAAGTTGAAGAAGGCGGGGAACAAATACGTAGGATGCTGCCCGCTTCCTGAGCACAATGACGGCAGTCCGAGTTTCACAGTGTTCCCAGACATGCGGGCTAGTTGCTTCGGGTGCGGGGCTAATCTGAACGTATTCCAACTTGTCCAGAAAATGGACGGATGCGATTTTAAGACTGCGGTAGAAAAGGTGAAGGAAGAAGTGGGCGAGACGAGCTGGGAATCCGCGAAGCAGAAGGTAGAAAGCACGTTTAAGGCCGTCGCGGAGCCGAAGACCTACAAGACCATCTCCTTAGAGCAGTGGAAGAAGATGGAGGATAATCTCGCGCAATCAAAATCCGCCCAAGACTTTCTCCTGAACGAGCGCGGGATTACATTTGAAACCGCCCAGAGGTTGCGACTTGGGTTTGTCCAGAATCTAGGAGCTTTGGCGGGGGCAGATGGGGCAGACATTGCTAACCAAGGCTGGATTGCTCTTCCTTCGATTGAGGACGGCAAAGTCGTGTCCGTGAAATACAGGTCCATTATTCGGAAAAAGCCGGGAGGGTTTAGCCGCCAACCCGGTATGGCTACGGCTTTGTTCAACGCGGAAACCATTGATCCGTTTGAACCAGTAATGGTGGTGGAGGGGGAGTTCGATTCGTGCGCGCTAGAACAAGCAGGATTCAAAGCTGTTTCTGTCCCAAATGCAGGGGCGAAATTAACCCCGGAGCAGAAGGACAAGCTGATGCAAGCATCGATGGTGATCCTGGCTGGGGATACCGACGCTGCTGGCGTGACTTCGATGGACCGGCTCTGGAAGGAACTCGGAGAACGGGTTTACAAACTGACGTGGCCGGAGGGGATGAAGGACGCGAACCAGACGCTTCTTGAGAACTGCGGTCGGGACGTTTCAAAATTCAAGAATCTTGTAGATGAGTTGACTAGAAAGGCGAAAAGCCAGCCTATGCCCTCCGTTTATTCACTGCAAGAAGCCATGATGAATGGGGAAGAGGGAACGCTGTCCGAGAGGACGGATCGTCTTCGGATGCCGTGGTCTTGCCTTGATGACTCTTTGATTATTCTACCGGGGCATGTCTTCGGGTTCGGCAGCTCCAATACTGGCATGGGCAAGACACTTTGGACAGTTCAGGTTAGCTTGTATAACGCTCGTAAGTTCGGGAGAACCGTGCTGAATTTTCAAGCTGAGATGGACCCGTCTGAGATCGGTGATTTGGTCGCCGCACAGATGCTCAGGGTTGACCGGAACACGTTGACTAAGTCGGACAGGGTTAAGGCGGCGCAAATCCTAGGGTCCGAAGGTGTTAATTACTATATTGGCCGGGATTCTAACCTTACGGAACTGAACGAGGTTCTTGACCTTTTGGAAGCAGCCATCAAGAGGCTGTCCCCCGAAATCGTGATCCTGGACCACTTCCATCATTTTTCGGCTGGAACTTCGAACGAAGTGAACGCACAATCCGCTGCGATGACCAGAATCAAGGCGCTAGCAGACGCCTACAAGGTAATTTTTATCAACGTAGGACAACCCCGCAAAAGTAACCAGCAATCTCGTGGACGCAAAATTACAGTGGATGATTTTAAAGGCTCAGGCGCGTGGAAAGACGCCGCTAACTCTGTAATGATTATCCACCGTGACCTAAACAAAGATGACGCTCCGACATCTAAGGGGCCTTACGAGGACCGTACTCTGGTCCAGGTTCTTAAGGGAAGATCGTTGGGTAGAGGATCATCCTCTGCCGTTCTTACTTGTTTCGGAGAGTTCGGCTGCTTCGAAGAAATTGATTCCGTCCACGAAGATCCTGAAGAATAATGTTGCAGTTTAACCTTTGGTATGCTACACTCAAAAGAAAGAGGAGAAATGAGAGAACTTAACCCGCATGACCTTCTTTGGGCGGTTCGATTGCTGCCTCAAAGGGTTCGAAATCAAATGATTACCTACGGCTCCCGTCTGGTTCTTGGCGGTGGATTCGTTAGGTCAACCGTATCTGGCGAGAAGCCGAATGACATTGACCTTTTTACCCAGACGCCCGAAGACGCGAATTTGTTTGCTTCAGAACTGGCGAAGGAGGCGAAGAAGGGAGATCCTTACAAAACAGGGAATGCATTATCCGTTAAGCTGTCGCCCCGGCACTTTGTTCAATATGTCCACCGTTGGTCTTTCCCGACACCAGCGCATCTGATCGAGTCTTTTGATTTCACGATTGCGTGTTCTGCGTTGTGGTTTGACACCGAGTCCAGAAAATGGACAAGTTTGATCGACGATGAGTTCTATTCGGATTTGGCCGCGAAAAGGCTAGTGTATCGTTCTCCGCTTCGTAATGAGGACGCTGGCGGTTCGATGCTCCGTGTTCTCAAGTTCTACCAGCGTGGGTTCCGAATCCCGATTGATTCGCTCGGGGCCGTTATTGCCCGTCTAGTAGATGGAGTAGACTTGAACGGAGTAGCAACGGAGAGCTATAAAGATGGTCGTGTACTTGGTGGTACAAACATAGGAGATACCACTGAGAAACGGTGGGCAAGTATCATCACCGGCCTGCTTCACGAAGTAGATCCACAGATCGACCCCGACCACCTATCTCATTTGCCGAGGTCGGTACAAGAAGTAAAAGACGAGGAGGAAGTTCAGTGAAGCCAGTAAGATGTCCCAACTGCGGTAAAGGCTGGGACCGATTCGGAGACGGTGATTGCGACTACTGCACCCGTAAAGAATTCCGTCCAGAAAATGGGCAGGATGACGACTTGACTATGTGGCCAGCTTGGCAACGGAGGACCGATGAAAATCCTAGCAAGTGAACTCAAGAAGACTCTTAAGGTACTCTCTCCGATCAAAACGGAGACCTACCAGATCGGAGAGAACGGTATCTCCGCTCAGGACCAGTCAGAGGCTCTAGTTATCCTGGAATCTCCGTTGTCGCAACTTGGCGGTCCTTTCAACTTCTCCGGCAAGAAGTTCTCGCAGGTCGTCGCCCGAATGTCCGGGGAGATTGACTTGACGGTAGAAGGTAACAAGATGACCATCAGGTCCTCCAAGGCAAAGATCGAACTTGAGATCCAACAGATCAAGAAGCAGAACATCCCGGAGACTCCAGACAAGTTCATCAAGTTCTCAGAAGAGGAGTTTAAGACAGCGCTGGCTTTGTCCGCTTCGTTCGCCTCGACCAAGAAGAGCGAAGACTTCGGTGGGAAGGTTTTGATCCAGAGTCTTCCAATTGGAATTGAGGATGAACACCCGTCTGGGTATCGAATCGTAGGTACGGACAGCTTCGTCCTGACAGTAGCCAGTCGTGACCAGTCGGTTCCGTTTGAGTTCAAGTATTCGTTGAACCTTCTCGCTGCCTCGATTGTCCAGTTTCTGGACGGAGACATTGAGATCGGAGAAACGATTAGCCATCTGGTCCTGAAGGCGAAGGGTGCGACAGTTTACGCAGCCAAGTCAACCAAGGTCTATCCTCCGTTCGACCGGACTTTGGCAGCTACTAGCCCCGTAACTATCTCATTCCAGACTCATAAGTGGATGTCTTGCTTGAAGACGGTAGAACCCCTGATAGACGAATCGGTTGACGACGGAAATATCTGTTTACATTTCTTGGATGGTGTGGTACAATTCAAGACAATAGGAGTTGGATCAACGGCTTCGGACGAGACAGAGTATGAGCAGACTCTGCCCGATCCAGTTTTTGATCCGAAGGAATTTGAGATGCGGATTAAGGCTGAGCGACTGGCTAGTTTTCTTTCCAAGGCTGGGGAGTTCTCCACGTTGGGGGTAGCCTCTAGCAAGCAGCCATACCGATTTGAATCAGACGGGATTATTTCCATTATCCTGCCGCCAGCGGAGAAGCGATGAAAAAGACAATCATGACCTTGACTCTAATTTTGATGGTCGGAGTAGCCTTAACCGCGCAAACAAACACTCCCTGCGACAAGTCGGAAGTGAAAAAACCGAAGAATATTGATCCTACCTGGACTGAGTTTCTTGTTGCGCACCAAGTTCCCAGTTGCCCAGACGGGTACACCCTGCAAAAACGAACTTGGAGTGGTGGATATTATTTCCCCAATGTAGACCACGGTACGGTTGGTTCTTCAGAAATAGGTCATTATATTTGGGGAGATGTAAAGGACAACCCATACAGTGATCCAGAATATCGGTGCCATCTTGATTCGTCAAAAGGTAAGTAAAAATGAAAAATCCATCTTATGTTTACTTATGTGGGGGGATCAACGGTTTAAATGATTCCCAATGTAAAGATTGGCGACAAGTAGCCAAGTCTCTGCTGGTTATCCCAACTCTTGACCCTATGCGTAGGGACTACAGAGGTATTGAGGGTGGTAACGTCAACGAAATAGTACACGGGGATATTCGGGATCTAGAATCTTCTGAATTTGTTCTGGTGAATGCTACGAGACCAAGCTGGGGTACTGCTATGGAAGTTAGGGCGGCTTGGTCCGAGTACGGCCTCACAGTTGTTTCTTTCGTTGAGGACTCGAAGGTGTCTCCTTGGTTGGCTTATCATTCCAGCCGAATAGTAAAAACAGTTGAAGAGGGGGCTGAGGTGATAAATAATCTCTATTCGGAGAGGGCGAAGTATGATAGTTTTTGTTGAGGACAGTTTTGTTTCGGCTCATTGGCTCCCAAATGTCCCTGATGATCATAAGTGCAAGAAGTTGCACGGTCATACTTATCGAATCCGAATAGAGTTTGAGGGGAAAGTTGATAAACAAACGGGCTGGGTGGTAGATTATTCGGAAATCAAGGAAAAATGGTCAGCCGTGAAGACCATCCTGGATCGTACCTGTTTAAATGAAATCAAAGGACTTGAAAACTCTACTTGCGAGAACTTAGCGGATTGGATATGGGAAAGATTGGATGGCTTTAAGCACCGATACCCTTACCTGAAACGAATTGAGTTGCGAGAGACGGCAAATTGCGGAGTCGTTAAGGAATGATACACTATCATGGGTGTCCGATTACTCCAGAGGCGGACGGGGCCAGAATCCTGAAAGGAAAACATGCTATGGTTTCCTTCGCCCATCCGTCTCAGTTGCCAATGGTGGCGGAGGTTTGCCAGTCGTTTTGCTTGGACAATGGGGCTTTCTCCGCTTGGAGGTCGGGTGATCCTGTTACTGATTGGTCAAAATTTTATGAATGGGTAGAATTTTGGTACCGTAATCCAGGATTTGATTTTGTACTCATACCAGACGTAATTGAAGGAAGTGAGGGAGATAATGACAGATTGATCCAAGAATGGCCGTTCTCTAGAACAGTAGGGGTACCGGTTTGGCATCTTCATGAATCTCTGGATAGACTTGAAAAGTTAGTAAATGAATGGCCTAGAATCTCTTTCGGAAGTTCGGGGAGATACGAAAGGGTAGGTGATCGTATTTGGTGGGGCCGTATGAGTGAGGCTATGCGAGTATGCTGCGACGATCTTGGAAGACCGAAATCTAAACTTCATGGTCTTAGGATGCTAGACCCTGCGGTGTTCACTAAACTTCCGTTTTCCAGTGCAGACAGCACGAATGTAGCAAGAAACGTAGGCATAGATAAGAACTGGGAAGGTTCGCGCTACGCGCCAAAAAGTAAGACAATTCGAGGTTTGATACTTGCTGACAGAGCCGAGCAATTCAATTCAGCCTCAGTATTCACAAAATTCGAATTTCAACCGACTTCTATCTTCGATTTTGAGGAACAGTGATGAACGAACCTGAATACCTAGTACCAGTAAAAACTGATGCACTTCAGCTCGGGGAGGATATCAACGTCCTCCTCGGGCAAATTTCTAGCCACGAACTACGCCTCAGTCATTCTTACGCCCGTCTCGGGTCGCTACTTCTCCGCGCCAAAAACGAACAAGCCTGGACATTGCTGGGGTATGATCGGTTCTCCCTGATGATCGAAGATATTGGTAAGAAGATCGACCGGCGCAGGAGCCAGATGTACGCTATCCTGTCCGTTGCGGAAGTCCTGTCTCCGTATCTTTCCGAGCCACAGCTTGAGGCAATCGGGATCGCTAAGAGCCACGAATTGCGCAGGTTCGTTAAGCAATCAGGACGCAGGCCGGATGTTCACCTTCTGGACATGATTAAGACTCCTGAAGAAGACCCGATCACCTTGTCCGAACTCGCTGCTTCTTCTGAAATCACCGCCGCTCAACTCCGAGTCGAAGTGAACAAACTGCTCCATCAGGACGAACAACCGAAAGGTTTGTGGTACGATCTAGGAGGATGCTACTTCCTTCCTGACGAGAAGAAAGAAGTAGAACAGTTTTGGTCAGTAGGCCGGATGCTACTTGAAATCTCAGACGAGACTTCTGAGCACGAAGCCAAGAAACAAGTTATGTTGGCGGCAGTCCGCGAGTGCTTGGGTACTTGGCAGGCCGAGGTGGACAATGCGAATTGAGTGGATCGAACATCTTTGGGCTAAAGTATTCGGATATTTCTGGATGCCTTGTCCAAATTGTGGTCGCATGTACGGCGGGCATGAAGATGGCGGTGGCCTATACAAGTCAGTCTGGTCTGATTACGCCGTTCCTACTTGCGCTGATCCTAAGTGCAAGGAAGAAGTTCACGAGAAGAACAAAAGGCTTTTTGATGAGTATTAAGTGGGTTCGGGTACTAATAGGCCCAGAAGGCCGACCAATTCGGATTTTTCGTAACAAGGACTGGCTGGATTTTCCAGTAGAGCAAGTCCCACTTATGACCAAAGCCGAGGCCGTAGGTTCTATCCGAGAGCAAGTTTTTGAGCGGGCAAGAAATCCAGAAACTAGACAGTTCGAGTGCGAGAACTGCGGGAGAGTTATTACTCGGGCGAACGGAGAGATGAATGAACGCCGACCGAAAGGTGCTCGCGGAGGATTTACCGGAGGCGAGGTGTCGCTAGACAACTGCGAGGCGCTATGCCACTCTTGCCACCAGTCAGGCCCTGACTCCCGACATGGAGATCGACGCTGGCAAACAGCAAAACTAAGGACAACCAATGATTGATGTACTGAAATTCCAACACGTAATCAAAGACGTAATCACCAAGACCAAGGTTCCTCCGAACAAGGTCGAGGATCTTACTCAAGAATGTTACTTGTCTTTGATCGAACAACAAGACCTTATTGAAAAGGCTAGGAGTCCTGAGGATTATGCTGCCTCCGTCTGCCGAAGCAAGATTTATCAGGTTTGGAAGCAAGAAAACGATATTAGCCGGGTAGACGGAAAGAACTACAAACCGGACATCTGGTTCTTATCCTTGTCCGACCCTAAGATATACCAGAAGGTAGCTAAGATCGCTTGCCAGAGAACAGACATAACCGACGAAGAACTTTATTCTGGTATTTTGCAATTACCTCTTGACGAAGCCCAGGTTATCTATGGTATATTTGTCGAAGGGTTGAAGAAGAAGGATTTAGCCGAGCAGCTTGGGATTGGAATACGGAGGCTTAATACTCGGCTGAGACGTGGAATTAAAAATCTGAAGGAATACTTCGAGGTGGTGGATGGGGATTAGAAACACAACCGAAGTTAGTTGTGATTTTAAAGGATGCAATCTCGGTCATGGCGGCGGGCCTGTTGTACTGTCTTGGTGCAACGAAGATGTTTCTTCTGGAAAGGTTCCGCCGCCTACTGGTTCGGAGACTTTTGTGACTCTAACTCTTAACGGAGCACATCTTGCGTTTTGCTCCCGACTTCATGCAGCGGAATTCTTTCTGCCGGATATGTACGAAATTAAGCAGAAGGGGTTGGTGGAGTTCCCGAAAGACAAATGGACTGGACCAGAGGTTAGTCCAGAAAATGGACAGGAGGTCCCAAGTGCCGAAGTTTAGGAAGAAGCCAGTAGTTATTGAAGCGTATAAGTACCAATCTGAACTAGGGAATAACCGTTTGATGAATTGGTTAGCTCAACAGGAAGCAAACGTCAAAGGATGGCTTTTCCACGATGGCGAGATTGTAATTCCTACCCTCGAAGGCAACATGAAAGCGTCAGACGGAGACTGGATTATTCGAGGGGTTAGCGGTGAATTCTATCCTTGTAAGCCAGACATTTTTGAAAAGACCTATGATCCAGTGGAGGGCTAATGAACGTAACTGAATTTCGAAACGCACAAATCGCTCTGGCCTGCTGGCGGGCGGGAGAAGGTGAACTCCACCAGACACAGTTGGCCGTCTGCCAAGTGTTCATGAATCGTTCCAAGGCCGGGTGGTACGACGGCGACTTGTACGAAAACTGCTACCGTTGGATTATGGAAAACCCAGGCAATTTCCCAGATGTCCGAGACCCGCAGTTCGCCCAGTTGCTCAACAAACTGGAGGCAGTGACCTCTGGTTTGGTTGCGGACAAAACTGGAGGGGCTATGTATTTCTGCCGTAAGGACGAATTGCCTGAGAAATTTGACGGCGAAATCACCACCACAATCGGAAGTATTGTTTTCATTCGATAGGAGGGTAAGTGAGTCCGATTTACAACTACTCGTGTTTGGAATGCGGCAAGAAGATTGAAAAGCTGGTCAAGACTAGAGAGGAGCCTCCATACTGTCCAGATTGCGGACTTCCTACTGTTCAGGTTTGGAGTGCGCCAAGTCCAGCGCAATGGAAATGTTCTAAGGGGTCTTTATGAGCAAGAAGCCGAAGACAAAAGCACAACTCGACCGAGCCGCCGATCTGAGACTCAAGAAGACGTATAACATTTCATTGGCGGACTACGATTATCTTCTGAATAAGAACGAGGGGAAGTGCTGGATCAGTGGGAAAGACCCAGGAACTCGGCGGCTACATGTTGATCACGACCACCGATGGAAGAAAGTTACGATCCGAGCAACTAAGTATGGAGACACTTGGGAGGCGACCGGAACCTATAACGGGGTCACATACAAAACCTTTGGAGCCAAGAAATCTCTCGCGGTTAGGGATCTGAAACGGAAGCTGCTACGGGCAAGTGTCCGTGGCTTACTCTCATACTCGTCAAATGCCGGTTTGCAAAAGTTCTCCGATGACCCAGAACAACTCCGGTCCGCCGCAGATTATCTCGAAAACTTTCAACAAGGTAGTCCATTATCTGGACGGGAGGCAGAATGAACTGGTTCTGGAAGAAGAAGAAAGAAGAGCAAGATAAACCAGAGGATGAAATTGAATACTATGCTTGCTTTTCATGCGAAAACGGACACTGCCAAGATTACAAAATAGAAACGGACTACGTTCCACTTCTCAATAAGATTGAAGTTTGTGAGAAGTGCGGTGAGAGTTCGTTCCCATCTGTTTGTAAAGTAACAAAAACACATGTTCTACGTCTTGGTAGGTGTTGGGTTCCGAGGCGATCTGAAGGAACATTTGTCCGTTTTCTGGACAACGAAGATGAAGTAACCCTTTCAGAAGAATCAGTCACCTATCTCAAGAAGTTGTCCGGCCGAGAGTTTGCCGATGCTGATAAAGACTCTTCGGCATCCTACAAGAACGGACTCACAGACGGATGCACTATGACGGCTCAATACGTGTTGAGAGAACTGAAGGACGAGGAGACTAATGCCTAAGACGGTTCCGGTACCCTATGACATTCGGAAGGAAATCCACAAGGTCCATAGTCTGGACCCAGGTCGAAGTGCGCGTAAAATCGCTAAGGAGTTCGGGCTGCACCATAAGACTGTTAGTCGAATCCTGAGAAACGGAGATTCGTGCGAACCGGTTGTCGAAGTAGAAGAACCTATCCGTCACGAATCTATTCTTCGGCTTCTCAAGAAAGGGCCTCGTTCGACAGAGGAACTAGCAGCATCTTTGTCTAGTTCCGTTCAAAACGTGTCGAAAACTATCGGAGAGATGAAGGAACGCGGGGCTATGTTGATCCAGACCGCGAATGGACTCCACGACCTCGCCGATAGTATTCTTCTTGAACCAGGAAGCGGGCAGGTGGATGGAACAAGTGATTATTGGACGCACGTATTCGGGTTCACTTCTGATAATCATTTGTGCAATCGTAACTCTCGTCTGGATGTGCTGAACTCCGCCTACGACCACTTCGAACGCGAAGGTGTTCGAATCGCCTATAACGCCGGAAATTGGATCGACGGAGAGGCGAGATTCAACAAGACAGAATTGGTTACCGCTCCGGGTATGGACCACCAACTTGACTATCTGATTGACAACTTTCCGGAACGTGACGGAATTGAAACACATTACATCGCGGGAGATGACCACGAGGGGTGGTATCAGCAAAGAGAGGGAATCGAGATAGGCAAGTACCTTCAGATGAGGGCGGAAGAACAAGGAAGAACCGACCTCAAATATCTTGGGTACGGAGAGGCCGATGTCAAGCTATCTTTCGGGACAGGCTCCGCCGTTATGCGTGTCGTTCACCCTGGCGGCGGTTCTGCTTACGCAATTTCCTACACCGATCAGAAACGTGTAGAATCTTACCAAGGCGGAGAGAAGCCGCAAATTGAACTTGTCGGGCACTACCATAAGTTTAACCATGGTTATCCCCGAGAAGTCCACACTGTCCAAGGGGGGACAACTTGCGATCAGAGTATGTTTATGCGAAAGAAGAGGTTGCAAGCTCACGTTGGATACTGTATCATCAAGATCAAGCAAGATGATACTGGAGTTGTTACCCGATTCTCTGTTGAATGGTTCCCTTTTTTCGACAGAGGGTTTTATGAGAAGAGGTTTGCATAGTCCAGAAAATGGACAGGAGGAAAAAGATGGTTCCGATTGTAATTTATCACGGCAACTGTGCCGACGGATTTTCCGCAGCCTGGGCTGTTTGGAAGGCGCGTCCGTCATACGAGTTCTTTGCTGGTAAGTATCAGGAAGACCCTCCAGATGTGACTGGACGAGATGTGTATTTTGTAGACTTCTCGTACAAGAGGAATGTTATTCTTGAGATGTCGAAGAAGGCTCGGAGCATTATCGTACTCGACCACCACAAATCTTCGCAGGAAGACCTCGTTGATTTGCCCAGCAACGTGTCTGTGTATTTTGACATGAACCGTTCAGGGGCTCATATTGCCTGGGATCATTTCCATCCAGGAGAACCAGCACCTCCGCTGCTTCTTCGGGTCGAAGACAGAGATTTGTGGAAGTTCAGCTATCGAGATACGAAAGGAATTTCCGCTTATCTGTTTAGCCAGCCGTATGATTTTAAGCAATGGGACTTCCTCATGAGGCTGTCCGAAGATGAGCATGATCTAGAGGAGATGGAGTCCTACGGAAATGTCATTTTGAAGAAGCAGGCCAAGGATATTGACGAAATCCTTCAGAACAAGTTTAGAATCAACCTTAATGGATCAGAAGTCTGGTGCGCAAACCTTCCTTATATGTGGCGCTCTGAGGCCGGACACATCTTGTCTAAGGACGAACCTTTTGCGGCTACGTTCTACACGGACGGAAAGTATGTAATCTTTAGCCTTCGATCTGCGGAGGATGGTTCGGATGTCTCAGAAGTGGCGAAGAAGTTTGGAGGCGGCGGGCATAAACACGCCGCTGGATTCAAAGTTACCTTCGAAGAGTTTGTCCGAATAATGGACGGGAGGAAAGATGAAAAAGCTATTCAAGTTTAGATGGAACTGTGGTCGGATGGGCGAGGTAGAGGGCCTGTTCATCTCTACGACCGAAGAACTCGAATCCTTCTACGATAAGGAACTCTACTTCGGAGAGATCCTCGGAAAGCACAGCGAAATTTTCGGAACTCTTGAGCGAGAAGACATCACAGTTCTGTCCGAGGACCAAGAATTTCTGGGCAAGATGGAGGAGATTCTGGGGGATCGTATTTCAGGGTATTGTCCGATGGACTATCTTTGGGATTACGAGGACGAGGAAGAGGATGAGGAGGACGAATAGTGAGTGCCAATGACAAACAAGTAGGCGGTGACCACTATAAGTCCCGAGCTATCCAACCATGGGATTACATTGCGGCAAACAAACTTGATTTCTTTTCGGCAAATGTTGTAAAATACGTGACTCGATTCTCCCAAAAAGGTGGTATAGTTGATCTTGAGAAGGCGAGACACTATCTCGACAAGCTGATCGAGTTGCAAGAGGAAGACATTACCGATGAAATCGAAGTCAGCCAGTATACAACACCTTTGGAGGAATCATGCCCGCAAACCCACTGATGAACCGGCTAGGAAACTCAGGTAACATATTCCAGGGAAAGTACAAGCGCGTACTTTGCGTGTGCTCGGCTGGCCTTCTCCGGTCCCCGACTGTGGCTCTGGTTCTTTCCCAGGAGCCGTACAACTTCAATACCCGAGCGGCGGGAGTAAACGAAGAATTCGCATTGATTCCCGTGGACAAGGTTCTTCTGCGGTGGGCGGACCAGATTGTAACAATGGACGACCGACAGGCCGAACTGATTCGTAACATGATGGAGGAAGGCGACGATACTCCGATTGTGGTACTAAATATCCCGGACGTATTTGAATACCGAGACCCTGAATTGATTGAGTTGATTCGGGAGCGGTATGATGAGGCTGCAAGCGGAGTGATGTGAGCAATTTTTAAGTTGTAATGACAACGCGGGCACGAGGGTACATGGAGGGATGATGGGAACGTGTTCAGTTAGCTTCGGTACGGAAGCGGATGAGATTTGCGACTTTTGGGAAACCAAAATCAAAACCGCACGCAGGATTCATCGCTGCGGAGAGTGCGACAAAGACATCCAGCCTAAGCACAAGTACGAATCTCAGGCCTACGTCTTCGATGGTGCATTTCATCATGAAAAGAGATGCCTTATCTGTGCGGAAATTCGAGATGCGTTTCTTGAGGAAGGCTGCGCATATTGCCCCGGTGATATGTGGTCTGAAATACGCGATTACGTCTTTCCTGAGATGACGACCATCTGCTTTGACCGACTGAAAACACCAGAAGCAAAGGATGAGTTACGGAGACGATGGATAGAATGGAAGTTTAACCGCTAGGCAACATCACGACTAAAACAGTGAGAGGTTGACATGACACAGAAACTGAATCCATATGATCCGGCTGCAATGAGGCGAGCTGCGCCAAAGCACACACCGAAACCTGTTCGCGGCCTGAGCCCCTATCAGGGACCAATCGGGAAAACCAAGTAGCGTCGCGATCAGCACTACAATACTGGAAGATGTAGAGCAGCAATAACCGTCCAGAAAATGGACGAGGAGGAAAGATGAAGCCAAGGCTTTTGACTGAGAAAGAACTGAACACTGTTCGCGGAAAGGCGATGGTCGGCCACGCGACAACAGACGAGATCATGTCCGTATTTACGCACTACGATATGATCGAGATGATGTTAGACGAGGGCAGACGAAGACGATTGTCTCGGTACTGAAGGGTGGCGTCATTGGATGGGGTTACCTGACGCGGAATAAATAGTCCATTTTCCAACAAGGAGGAAGTATGAAGCAGTTTTTCATTGTGGCCGCAGTTGTGGTCCTATTCGTCGGCGTTACGGTGGGAGTTGATTTTGCCGGAAATGCCTACGGACTATGGAGTTATACTTTCTGGGCACCGAAGCAGGCTAACGCAGAGCGTAAGGTGTTCGTGAATACAAACAGTTACGTACAAGGAAAGACAGACTATCTGAATCGTCTTCGGTTTGAGTATGTAAAGTCTAAGGACCCCGACGAGAAAGCCGGATTGAAGACATTGATTCTTTCCGAAGCAGCTAACGTGGACAACGACAAGTTGCCCGCCGATCTTCACAGCTTTATCAACACTCTAAAGGAGGAGTAATGAAGAGGATTCTTTCCGTAGTATTTTGCTTGGTGGTATCTTTTGCGTTTGCTGGTTGCTCTACAGAAGAGCATAAATCCGCAGATCAGAAGATTTCGGAACAGCAAGAAAGTATGCAGACGCAAGCAATGTCCCAAACTGGAATGCCCGGGATTACAAACTTTACCGAACTCAAGCTCGTAAAACATCTCTATGAGTTGAGGGACCAGAAGATTGTCACTTATTCGTATGTTCCCGACATGAACGGCAAACTGTGGCATCTCTGCGACTCTATTGGCTACGGCATACCCTACGCCGCGCAATTTTCAAACTCTGAAAAGTTTGCGGGTGGATACGTTACAGATTCAGCAGGGCATCAATGGAGTGTTTCTGGTACTCTGCCGCAATCGGAACCAAATGGCTTGTTCATGCCCGCAGCAGCGGAGGGTACTTGGATTACATGTGTCGATCCGAGTGGAAATGGACAGATTCAACCGGTGTACGTCGAACCTCGCGTGATCGTCAGTCCGTTTAAGTTGCGTGCAGAAGGTGAATACGCTTTGAAGTAGTCCATTTTTCGGACATAGAAAAGCCCCGGCTCTCAAGAACTTCGAGGGTCGGGGCTTTGTTTGTGTCAATCGGAGTACAAATCGTAGGCTTCGACCACCTTCTTAACAACCGGGTGCCTGACCACATCCTTGTCCGTAAAATGGACAACCGCTACTTCTGGGACGTTGCGCTTTAGTCTCTTGGACAAGTGGGCTCCGTTTGTTAAAGTTTGGTTAATGAGGGTTGTTTTGGGCGACGGTATCACTCTATACAGTATAGGAACCTTGAAATAATCCAACAGGATACTTG